TGTAATCACCTATTTTCTTTTGTGTATTACTAAAAATAGGATTATTTGATATTGTTGCAATATAATTTCCTAAAGAATCTTCAAAATTATTCTCAAACTTATACCAGGCTAACATATCTGTTGTATCATCACCGAATGAATTTTCAACCCCTGCTATTTTAGTAATCACAGAATCATGGTTGTAATTATACAATTCTGAAATTTCATTATTTGTTAAAACACGATTATATAACCGAAAATCATCGATATAGAATTTATTTAATCTAAAATCTGTTGATTTCCAATTGTTGGTTGAACTTATCAATAAATTTGTTGCACCAAAATCTTTACCATTTGTGTCAGTTGAATTAAAATTATCTTTTATGAAAATAGTCGAATTTTTCACTCCATTTACATATAAATCAATAGGTATTTTAGTACTATCAGTTTCACTTTTTCTATTTTTATCAAAAACGAAAACTAAATGATACCATATATTTGCATTCGTGCTAGTCGTGCTAGTTGAAAAATCAAATGTTCCATAATTATCTTGAAAATTACCATTGCCATATTCGAAACGAATTCTATATTTATTATTTGCTTCGAAAAATATTGCCCAACCTTTATTTACTCCTGCTTTAGCAGAAGCAATAGTTTGTTTGTATGGTTGTAAGGAACCTCCAAAAAACCATAAAGATAATGTCATTTGCTCCGGTGTATAAAAATTTAAGTTATTATCTTTGTTATTTGCTTGAAGTCTTGTATATCCATCCAAATAAATCGAATGCGTACCTTTTTCTTTTATATTATTGTCATATTGTGGAATAGCAAATTCAGTAATTGAATTAGTTTGAAAGGGTAATAAATTGATTCCATTTAAACTGCTATCATCTAGACTATTATCAAATTTATACCAAACTAAGAGATCACTTTTATTATCTACAAAAACATCAGAATTCCCTAATATTTTGTATTCTGTATAACCAAAAAAATCTAAAGTGTCTAATGCAATATCCTTGTTATGTTTATTTGTTTCAATTTTATTGAAAACTATCATAAAATATCTATATGAAAACTCTGGATTTGAGTCTAATTTCACATTCAATATTTTTCTATACTTATCCTTATTTTGATTATATTCTTCAGATAAAATCCATAAATCAAGTGAATTTTCTTTTTCATCTAATAAAACCCATGATGGATCGTTTGCAACAGTTTTTGTATTTTCAACATTTTGACTATTCTGTGTTACATTAATTTCTTGTTGAAATACATTACTATTATTTGATGCGTATAAACGCCAAGATACGGGCAATGATGTTTTTTCAATATCATTTTGTATTTCTCTATGTTGTATTTTATAACTTTCCAAATATATTTCTTTACCTAAATCAATTAAAAAATATTCTCCACTATAACCTGTTCTATATTCATTTTTACCAGTCCCGTCATCTAAATATGTATTTGTTGCAGATTGACATATTCTCAATCTATTCCACAATCTCCATTCCATTTCAATACCAGAACCTCTAAATAAATTGTTTCCAGCAGTATCTGCAGCATAATAAGATGTTTCTTTTATTGATATCGTAGTATCTAAAAAGCTGTCATAGTTTGATTTTAAATTAATGTCTTCCCATACATGATATGGATATTTCAAAAGTCTGTTATAATATGAATATTCTGGAACGACAATAGTTGGATACCATTTCAATATAATAATTCCATTGTTACCATTTAAGCCATAATTGTAACTCGTAACTTCTTGATTATTTGTTATATCTACAATAGGTTGTGATGATATATTTGCAATTGATACATCATTTATTTCGGAAGTACCACTTGGAACGAAGTTTTCTTCTGTATTATCAGAACCAGTTGTTTTAGCAATGACATCATTTTCTAAATATATTGAAGAACTTGTACCAATATTTTCTATACCTTCACCACCCTTCCCAATATTTACAGCATATTTTCCAGGTAACATAATAACTCCCTTATTATAAATAACTCCACCTGATATTGCTGAACCACCGCCACCTATCAATAATATATCACACATCATTTTTTCATTGAATGTTATAGATGATGCTTTTGATGTATCTGTGAAGATTGTATAAAAGACATCTTCGTCTTGTATTTTATTTATTTTACCATTTAAAGTATTTATCATAGGATGATCGAAATCTTCGGAAATTTGTAAAACTTTATTAGGTGGCAAATCAAGGTATAGTGTATTATTAATCATTGCATTTGATTCAGTATTATCTTCTTTTCCAGCAATTTCGTCACTAAATATTACATTTTTATCATTAATTTTTATAGAATCTCTATGTAATTGTACAGAACCATAATTGATATAATCTTGTTCAGTATTCCATTCTGATTCTTGGATTAATTCGATAAAATTTTTATCAGTATTAAATTTAATACCATTACTCATTGTCAATACATCTTGTTTAGTATTGGCAACATTATTAATTAGATCTTCAATATATGTTTGCACACCTTGAGTATTTTCAGTAACTTGATTAATCATCCCTCGAATAGTATAATTAGATGTTTCTTGATTAGTATTATTCACATGAGAAATCATATTTTGATTATTAGTTGCAATATTTTCATTAATCAAATCTAGTTGATATTGAACACTATCTTTAGTGTTATTAGTATACCCAATTAAAGTAGAAGAAGTATCATTAATATTTCCAGAAACTTTAATATTTCCTCTTACATCTAATTTTTCTGTGGGATATTTTGTTTTTATTCCAAGATTTCCAGAATGAGATACAGATAAAACATCAGTAGGTCCAACTGATGTATCTATGATATTTTTGACATTCCCTTGAGTAATTCTTAAAACAGCACCAGATGTTTGATTTTCAGACCAAGTTGGAGTATCTGATTGGACAGAATCTGTATAATTATATAAATCTGATATTTCGCTTTCTGTGAGAATACGATTATACAATCTGAAATCATCTATAAAGACCTTTCCTGATTCTGATTTATATCCATCTAGATAAGATTCTGCCAAATCTCTTCCAAAAGTTAAAGTATCTGAAGCTAGTAATTCATTCCAGTCACTATCTTGTGGATAAAGAACTTCAGATGTTGTATAATAATTATTATTAATATAAACATTTGTAGTTTTGTTGATTGCATCGAATGTAAACACGATATGATTAAAATTATTTGGTTCCCCGTTTTCTCCCATATTTTCTGAAAATTTTTCATATGTATAAGGTATCATTATACGACGGTCAGTCTGATTATAAGTAGAAGTTATACCAAGGTAATGATTGTTTTTCATCGTATAAAATAATATACCAGATTTACCATCACCTTTTCTAGTAGAAAACCATGCATGAAAACTTGTTATTTCATTTAATCTAACCCAAAATGATAATGAGAACACTTGTGGTAAAATAGGAGTGTCTGTTTTTTGTAATGACAAATAATCATTTTGAGAATCACTATAATTTACAGTATCATCAATTCTTCCAAAAGATCCATTACCAAATTTCTTGATATCATAACTTATTTTAGTTTCGTTACCATAGTTACCATATGATTCTAAATTATTATTATTTCCAGAACTGTCAATACCTGGATTTGTTTTATCGTCAAACTTATACCAAGCCAACATATCTGTTGTATCATCACCAAATGGTACATTAGTTGATTGAGCAGATGGATCAGGAATTTGTACATGATATAATTCCCATTCTAAAAGTTCAGTTATTTGATTTCCTGAATAAATTTTATTGATGACTAATGCATAATATCTATATGAAGTAAAATTATCAAAAAATTCTTCAACAGATGGATAACTTGATGGGACAGTATCTTCGGTATTATTGATTTTATCAAATACTTGTGTCCAATTTCCGTTTTGAGGACTATTATAATCATTTACATCATTAGAACCATATATTCTATAATTTCTAGGATGTCTTTGTGCATCAGCGTTACCGCGACCATATAATTTGATCTTATTAATGATTGTATTTTCCCCTAAATCTATTATAATATATTCTCCGAGATATTCTGGGCGAATATAAAAACTTCCAGTATATGCACCATTTTGATAAGAAGTTGTTGGTGTCATCCATACAAAAATACCACTTGTAGCTCCATCAAACGCTCTATTACTTGCATAATTACTTATATTTGAACTAGATTTTGATGAAAAACTTACTCCTTGTCTTGGATATTTTATTATTTCTTCTGATGGTTTTGTTAAATGCATAGTAGGAGCTTCATATGTATTAGTATCCAATGAGGTATATGTATTATGAACCACAATAACTTCAGAATTCGATAGAGTACCTTCTACAAAAATGTCACCATCATAAGAACCATTAATAATGAATCGTTTTGTTTGACCATCGGGGATTTCATTTGTTGTTTTACCTTGTTTTAATTTTGTAGAGAAATCTTGATAAATTGAATATGTTTCATCGTAATAATTATTTTTTTCAGTAATAATCTTACCATTTATATAATATTTTAGATTGTTGACCGCGAAATCTTTTAATTGAGTTTTAACAGGCGAGCGAAGATTTTTGATGAATTCTAGTTTGTCTGCTTTGATAGTAGATGTTGCAATAGTACCTTCCTCGTTGATAAAAAGTACTTTACCTTGATCTGTGAAAGTCCTTTCTACCTTTTCTTCAATAGGAACAATATTATTTATTTTGGTTTCAGCTACTTGATTGAAGTTGTTTTTCTCAGCTTTTTTCAAAAATTTATCAATCTGATTAAATACATTCTTCGGCGGCATTAATACTGTAACCTACTATTTACAATAAAGAATAAAAATAACTTAAATACGAAGTATATGTTGTTTAGAAATATTAGGGAATCTTTTTATAATGACAATAGTTTTTCTAATTTTGCTATTTTTGCAAATATTTCAATCTTGTCATTTTCTAATTGATCTATTTTTTTCATTGCAAATTTTAAAGCACCATATAATGAACATTGAATTTGTTCTGTATTGATTGATTTACAATCATTTATTTCTTCAATAACCTCGTCATCACTGTTATATACTATTACTTTTTCGTTTTCTGAAGTAAATACATTTTTAGGAAATAATTTTTCTACATCTTGGGCTATAAATCCAAGAACATGAATATCGTTTGATTTCAAATTTAAACTATTTTTTTTATATTTGAATCGATGTAGTGCAAGTTTTTTTATATTTTCATAACATAATTCATAATTTGCTTCATTTATATCATCTTTAATTCTTTTATCTGAAGTTTGTGAGAATTCTTTCTCATTACTACTTTGGTACAAGTGACCATTTGTATTTATTCTGAAGCGCCAATTGGTTAATGAGACGGAAGTAGCATTACTTCCGTCTGTATTTAAACAGAATGTCATATGATGTCTACTGTAGCTATTAATAGCTTCTGCAAATATACCTCCTTTTATAGCCCCTTGGCTACCATCGTATGGTGTTCCAAAATATATTCCAACACTACTCCCTTCGGAATTGGAATTCACTTGCATGTTTTGCGACCTAATATTACCGTGTACGTGTAAATGATGTGTAGGTGCTGTTGTATTTATTCCAACTTTTCCAGTGGGCATTAAAGCAATATCGTCGTCTGTGTCATTCTGATTACCTATTGTTAATAAAGAATTTTCACCAGTGCCATCTCTTTGATCCTGATATTTAATATATCCATAATCACCTCCTCTATTTACACTAGAATAAAATGTTATTTGCTGAACTGTGCTACCGTCGTGATATAGAGATACATTCCCATTAATTCTTACATCTTCCATTGTTGTGTTTCCCATTGTTGTGTTTTTCATTGTTGTGTTTCCCATATTTGTGTTTCCCAGTGTTGTGTTTCCATAAACATGTAAATCATTGTTTATTACCAATTGATTTATACTTCCATTTTTTTTCAAATCGAAAATTTCTATAGGAAGGTCTTCTTTAGTTATTACTTGTGGAGCATTTAATTCGGTATGGTGAAATAATGCAATGATTTCACTATGGGTCAATGCTTTGTTATAAAATCTGAAATCATCTATTTTAGTCATTGGTGCTAGCCTATTTCCACCATCTCTACCAGCTCCCAAAGTTAATTTATCCGAATCAAATGATAACTCTAATACAACTACACCTAATGCAGAACCATTATCTACACGATTTCCATTTAAATATAATTTTATGTAGTAAGTTAATGTACGATCAACACTAGCACTCAAAGCGGCTATTACAATATGGTTCCATGATTTTGTAAATATAGACGAATTTGCTTCTGATATGAGTAGATTTTCATTATTTGATAATCTTAAATAAACTCCATATTTGCGATTTGTAATAGTTTCATTGTCATAACCTACATATATTGTCCATCCTCCCGATGTAGAATTAGAAGAAGATGCTATAATTTGCTTCTTATTTTCATAAGGTTTGATTCCAAAAACCCATAATGATATACTAAAACTCTCTTTATTTAACTCTCCTGTATCTGTATATACATAACCTGGTTCTTTGTAAAATGTCAAAGAAGACTGTCCATTTATTTTTTCAGAATAATCATATGGTGAATTATTATAACTTAACAAATTACCTGTTTGCGTATATAATTGATTAATTTCTCCTATTGACAATTCTCTATCATATATTCTAATATCTCCAAATTTATGGTGTCGTGCAAAACCATCATGAAAATCGAAACTATCATATTCTAATTTGATATTTGATACAATAATTTGTAATATACCATTTTTGTAATATTTTAGAGTATTATTTGACATTGTAATTGTATGTAAAGCAGTTATCGGAAAAGTTGATATGTATTCTCTAAAAAATGAAAACCCTAAATTTGGAAATGATGATATATTGTATTCTAGATTAGTAGTCTCATTATGATTAACGTGGGTAAATTCATAATATTGGTTATCAGACATTGAAATAGTAAAACAATTAGGTACCGAAAATACTGTTGTTAAAGAATTGGCTACAGCAATATGCCAAAATGAAATCGTCAAAGTGTCTGATGATTTTCTAAAATTATCATATGATAAACCCTTTCCAGTTTCTGTAAACACCAAAGCTTTTCCAAATGTTTCATTTGAATATTCGATATTTTTTAAAGCTTGAAATGTAGACGGAAATCCATCAATGTCATTCAAATTTGATTGATCAAATTTTAACCAAGAAATCATATCACTTGTATCATTAATAAAATTATAATAATCAATCCTATTATAGTCTTGTATATTCAAATGATTACCACTTGATGTTCCTTTATTATTAGTGTTTTGATTGAAATCATATTTAATTAATAAATTTGTATCATCGTTTGGTAAATCTTTTAATAATTTATCACCATCATATTCCAGTATTTTATCATCTTCGGTACCATAAATTTCAAATGATCCCATTCTCAAATAACCATCATTGTTTGCTGATATTTTGTTTATACAAATATAATATGTGTGATACTTATTTTTTGGGTTTGCAATATATGATACATGTTGTGGAAATGTTTTTGTTACACTACCTGTTAGTATTGCTAATTTTTGAGAATACTGTGAAATTTTATCTCCAGTATAGCTTATAATTTCTTCGAAATTAACATCATCATTTGTTCCAAATATCTTATATTTTTCAATCAATGAGTAAACTGTCGATGATGGCTGTGTTTCATTATCATCATCGTATAATGCATTTATTTTAACATATGCTAAATAAATTTGTTGAGGCATCTTTATTCTTGTATAAACACATCGAAAGCCATTTATGGCAATACTTTCATTACTTACATATCCACTATCATTGAAAAAAAATTTTCCAGTATGAGGGTGTCTAACTGGATTAGAATATGGGTATAAATTTTCACGATTATAAAACATATTGTGTATTTGATATCGTTTATGATATTGATCGTCCGTGCCTGTATCCAGGCGTATATAGTCATCTGATATTTCGTATATTCCTTCACCATATGTTGTGCTTGCAACAGTAAAAATACTCGAAAATTGATAAATGTCGGCTGTAACTTTTGTTGAATCATCCAAATATACCGGTGGATATTTTCTAATATTACTCATATCCAACACTGACCCATCATCTTCTCTTAAATTTAATCCAACACCAGATCCACCACTGCTACCACCACCGTTTGCTAATTCTTGAAATTGGTTTGCCGACAATCCATTTATAGTTCCTGTGGTTGTTATGTTATTATTTGTATCTATTATCAAAGCAGCTTGTCCTGTCCCGGATTGTAATAATAAATTGTTAGCTGATTTCAAAACGACATCCCCTGCACCAGCTGAACTACTATAAGCCCCTGAAGCAGCAGCAATTCCCAACTCAGATTCACTTGCCAAATTAAAGGCTTTTGACCCTGATCCAGTCAATGATATATTACCACCTGCTTCAATATTACTATCTATTTTTGCACTACCACCAACATGAAGTGTATGTGTTGGAGTTTCTTTATTAACACCAAGCCTTTTAGTTCCATTATCATAATACAGATGTTCAGCACTTAATGCACCAAAATTGTTATTATCTGATAATTCCCCTCCAACTATTAATTTACCGGTTGTAAAGCTTGGTTTGCTTTCTAAATGTTCATATTTAAATTTATCAGCTCCTATTCTGTATTCTGAAGCACTTATGGAATTAGTTATCGTTAATGTATCATTACCAGAAGACCATTTTATATTTGTTAATTTGGAAATTTGATTATTTTCATCAACATAAATCAACGATTTCAATGAGTTTTCATCAGCATCACCTGATGTTCCAAATATAGAACCAGATAGATGTGTAAAATTAAGTCGGTTTTCATTAATATTTATAGTACCTGTTAAATTAACACTGCCATCAATATTCAGTCTGTAATTTGAATCAGGATCTGTAGAAAGACCTAAATAGCTGTTAACATATCTTAGGTCAGTATGGGTTTTTGCTAAAAAACCATTGTTATCATTGCCAGGATTTGATGCGACTCCAACTAATAATCTATCTACCTCAAATGTAGGTTTATTTGATAAATCACTATACTTCAAACTTCCTAAACTTGATCCAATACTACTACTTATAGTACTTTTCAGGTTAGAATCAATTCTGTCAACATAATTGGACATATTGATATTGCTGGCACTAATATAATTGCTTAATTCAGTATCAATTCTGTCAACATAATTGGACATATTGATATTGCTGGCACTAATATAATTGCTTAATTCAGTATCAATTCTGTCAACATAATTGGACATATTGATATTGCTGGCACTAATATAATTGCTTAATTCAATATCAATTCTATTTACATAATTGGACATATTGATATTGCTGGCACTAATATAATTGCTTAATTCAATATCAATTCTATTTACATAATTGGACATATTATTATCATTTGTGCTAATAATACCACTTAAATCAGTATTAATTGTATCAACATAATTCGACATATTCAAATCTTTAATTTCAATATATTCACTCAATTCATTCGAAGTATTTATTAAATCATTATGAACTACAACTTGTCCCAAGAAATCATTTTTCTGATTCATTATAGATTGAATTTCTGTTTCTTTTTCCAAATGTCTATTATAAAATCTGACATCTTTGATAATAAGATCATTCACACTTTTACCTATAATTATATCTTCCCATTTTGATGAAAAACTGGAATAATCAATACCTTCATCATCGTCATAATTACGAGTTGATCGGGTACCATTTACAAATATATCTATAGAAATCATGGGGGTTGGTGCATCTCGTAAAATAGAAACATTCAATGAACAATAAAATGTGCTGTCAGTAAATTGTGTTCTTACATCCTGACCATTTATGATCAATTTATCTGCTGTTACTTTTACACTTGTTATATTTTGACCTTCATCATTTTTCAACACAATAATATCACCTCCTAATGATGGAGTGACATTAATTCTTTCAATATGAAAAGAAATATTGAAACGATCATAGTCTATTGATCCTGATAAATCATATACTAGATAATTATCAGCATTGAAACCTGTAATACCATCATTTTCGTGAATTGTTCCACCAGAACCCTCATTTGTTAAATCATATCCATTTTTCCCATAATCTAATGTGTCTTTTTCAAATTTATACCAAGCCACCATATCTTTTGTTTCTGTAAAGTCATCTTTGATTACAATTTTGTTACTGTATACATCTATATTACCGTAACTCAATCTATCATTATTTATATGCCACATTTGATCCAGAATATTATCATAAAATTGAAAAATATTACTAGCGGTATCGTAAGTATATTGATATAAATAATTTGAAGTATGTGATACATAATTTGAAACATTTGTATCGTTATTACTGATAAGTGTATTTAATTCCGAATCAATTCTTTCAACATAATTTGAAATATTTGAAGATCTTGTTGGTGTATAATACAAATAATCTCCAATTTCTTTGAGATTTGATGTATAATAATATTCTAAAATATGATCAAGATTTGAACCAATTCCAATAAACTCTCTTGATGTCACATTACCTTCATTAACAAATATAGAACCGTTGTTAAATTGAATGTTATTATAAAAATCTACATCACCACTCGCTTTCATTGCAAAGATTGTATTTGTTGGAATTATACCATCTACATTTTGAATTTCAGTTTTTATAGAAAAAATATCATTATTTGAGTTTGAATCAAAAACTATAATATCAGAATATGTTTTATGTATTTTCAAAGCTGGGCTTTTAATATCAAATGTATTTATTTCGAGATTTTCTGTAACATATGTTTCTGTTTTGATTTCAGTACTTGAACCAAGTATTGTCATATTTGACGCCATTATAGTATCGGTTGTGATTAAACCCATGATATTTAAATTAGATGCATTTATTGTACCATCTACTTGTAATTTCCCATCATATTCATTTGGAATTTTTCCAATACCCACATTCAAATTTTTATTGACATTTATTAAATTTTCTGTATTATAATGAATATGTAAGAAATCTTCATCATTTATTGATCTTGTGATATCAAGTGATTTCTTAACACCAATACTATTATCAAGTGTATCAAGGTTACCAATAACTATATTTGATGAAAATGTCTGATGTGATTTAATATTTCTTTTAATGTTAATATTATCAGCTAATACATCACCATTTATTTGTAGTTTTTCTGCATTATCTACAGGAATAACACCAATACCTATATTAAAATTTTTATTAATATTTAAAAGACTGTTTTCACCATAATGAACATTGACAAAATCTGCGTTCAAATCGGTTCGAGATACATCAAGAGAGTTCTCCAATAATGTTGAATCTAAAAGAGAATAATTTCCAGAAACTATAACATTTGATGTAGCCATATTTTTCGACATAACACTTTCATCAACTGTAACATTTCCTCGCGAATATATATCGTCTACTGACATATTACCATTTATCTGCAATTTGTCTCCTTCGTCACTTGGAGCACAATTAATGCCCACATTGTAATTACTCGAAACATTGAATATTGTACCATTTTGGTATATATTCAAAAAATCCCCACTTGGGGGATATTCTTCCCTTGTTATATCAATTGAATTGACATTATTTTCATTTGTGTTAATTTTCAATGATGATGTTTCCACGCCTTCAGTGCTGCTTACAGTACCAAAAAATGATATTTCGCCTTTAACTGAAATATTAGACGATTCTAAATAAACATTTGAAGACATTAAACTAATTACATTCGTACTTTGTGTACCAAATTCCATATTATTTCCTGTTATTCTGACATCACCTTGAATTGTCAAAGTATCGTCTTCATTTAATTCATATGTATTGTTCACGATATATCTATTACTTGTACCTTCTGTTAGATAATCTGTTGTTTTATCAAGTAAATTTACATTCGACACTCTAGAAGCATCTCCTACAAAACCACCTGATACAACAATATCACCAATAACATCCAATACACCATCATTTCCAGTAATATATGTATCATTAATGATATATCTATTACTTGTTCCTTCTGTCAAATGATCAGTATTTTTGTCAACTAAATTAACATTTGATACCAACGAAGCGTCTCCTATAAAATTACCAGCAACAATTTTATCTCCATGCATCTCATTTGCCTCAAAATTCATACCAATAACATGAGGACTATATAATTTACTTGAAATTGTTACATCATAATTGCTATCAGGATCGACTTTTATACCTACAAATCCACCGTCAATAATTTTTAATACATCCTCAGACCCTTCTTTAATTGTAAAAAGATCATAATCACGGTAATCGCCTAGATTTTCTATATCTTTTGTAAAAGTAAAACCATTTTTAGTGTGTCCACTTAATACAAAATCAATATTTGATATACTATTAACAGAATAATTCGACGCACTTAAATTCCAAGTATCCGCACCAAGTGTCAAAGTTTGATTATACATTTCTTCATAATTTGAAAAAGATGCCATTATATTTCCAAGTTTATCATAAATATTACCATTTATTACAAGATCAGAAGTTTCAAGGGTATTTGTATAAATATTACCATTTGTATGTATATCTTTTTGAACATTTAGTTTACCAATCGTATCTATATCACCGTCTTTATCAATATTTAATATTGATTTTTTCAATAAACCATCACTTGTAACTGATGTAAATAATAATGATCCATCTTTACTAAATATTTCATTAGTTCTTCCATATTTATTTTCTTGTCCTGCAAAATTGACATTATTTTGAAGTATAATATGTGGTGCATAATCTATAGTATTAATATCGATTAACATATCTGTTATTTCACCTCCAAAATCATAAATCTTGTATTGATCGCTTATATTGATATGAACTTCAATTGATTTGTCAAATATTTCATATACTTTGATTTTATTTTCAATTAATAAAAGTTCGTGTTCTCGTTTGTCAAATATTGGTTCAGTTCCTGCATATGCACCATCAGGAACATCTTTTAAGAAATCTACAACATTTGTTATCAGAATATTATAAGAGGAGTCGCTATTTTTTAGACTATTGTAATTATCGTAATTATATGTGATATCTATATCATCTCTTATTATTGAAATAGGACCCGAAACACTTGTGCTATAATTAATTTTAGGATATAGTTCTATATTATTTATATCACGAAGGATATCATTATGACTAAATATATTTGATGTTTTGAGAATATAATCAATACCCCCTATTTTTATTTCATCTTCGTTTACAATAACAAGATTGTTATTATCTTCTTCATCACCTATTTTTAATGTAACAGTAGTGTCGATAACAAAATCAGAAATTGTTGTATTTGTGTCTATATCAAAAAGAGGGACAAGAGACGGCAATGTATTAATGTTGTAAATCAATTCTATTTCAGGATCACCATCGCCAACTGTGACACTAGTTTGTTTTACAATATGACTTGTTTCAAAAAATATGTCAAATTTATCATTTGAAATAGAATCAGGTAGATATGAAAATTGGTTACTACTATATGTTATATTATCAATAGATTCAATATTTGAATTGAGAAAATGAATTGTCAAATTACTGGTTGAAAATTGTTCGTCAATTTGTAAAGCAAGACTAAATTCAGTACTACCTGAAACAGATTTTGAAGCAATAATATTGGAATTCATAACAGCATCTTTATTAACATATTCGTCATTTATATCAATATTTGGAATATTCGATTCTTCTATAAAATATTGTATTCCAGATACATAATGATGATCATCTATAAAATCATACATATCATCATTTGGTAAAGTATCATATTGAAGATGTTCATTAAGTATTTTTATTGCAGAATATTTTTGATTCAATTTCAAATCAGAATATCTATTGACTATATTTGCTGATGTTTCATCATAAACTCCTTTCATATCAAAAGTATATAAAGGATCACTTACATTCAATCCAAGTTTATCTCTGGTAAGAACAAGAACATCTTTAACTGTATTGGTATCTGGTAAATAATTCCCCATCGCAAAACTATTTTGTATAGCGAATTTGTCATAATTTTCACCACATGATCCTTTAATAGTCCAAAAATCATTCATTGTACTATCACGATGGTGTAAATTGATGGAAGGTGAATTTTCAGATGTCAATTGTAAAGTATGCTCTACAGGATTATCAACATGCAAAGCAATTTTTTGAGATTCATCAACATCTGTAAATTTTTGTGAACCAAGTAATACATAATTATGGACATCGCTATAATTATATATCGAAAGAGCATCTGTGAAATTATCTATACCATTACCCTGTTGATTAAATTGTTTTATTTTGAAAACGGTACTATTAGTATCAATATTTGAAGAAACTTCTAATTTTGAAGAGACAACAGTTTTGTCAACGCGTCCATAATTATTTGTTGCAATTTCTATAGATGCTTGTTTTGTATTAGTACTACTTGAAACAAATTTTCCAACAACATCTGTATTTGGTGAATTTTGATAAACATATAATGGGATATTTTCATCATAATATTTGATATATTGTTGAAACCCTGTTGCACCAACCCCATTATTTTCACTATATCGATGTCCTACAAACATTGTTTGATCGGTAAGAACCGCAACTTTTTTTCCTTTCACAACAACATCATGTTTTTGACCACTTGAATCTTCATTATATTCGTTATTATTTGTAGTTGTATCTTGTATAGCATTATCAGAAATACTAATACCAGAACCATCAATAAGATAATTAAATGCACTACCTTCTTTATTTACAATATTGATATTACCATGAACATCAAGGTCTCCATAAATAGACATTGCACTCTTCGGGAAATTCTTATTAGTATAATCATACACTCCACGAGCATTAATATCAATGTGATATGATGAATTATTTCCACGAGATGGTTTATTTTTATCATAATACATTGTCATACCATAATGTTCAGGATGTTCTGTACCATCTGTATACCCAAATTGCAAAGGACCTACCATAGCACTCGAATCCAGTGTATCTTTTTGCTGAGAATGACTTTTGTATATAAACCATTTATTTTTGTTAATATCATTCAAAATATCAACACGATACAAATCGTATTCGCATATATCTATACCACTATATTTTGCACTATTCAATGATCCACCTTGACGATTACCTCTGTAAATTCTTATTATACTGTCGTTATAGTTTTCTCTTGATATATTTCTAACATTTAGAGGGGAATGAAAAGTATTTAAATCTGGATTTGATGGATTCTGAATACCTATGGATATGTTATTATTAATATAAGCATATTGCTTTTGATCATTTATGATCTTTAAAGTGGCAAGTTTCAAATTATTTTCATAATATCCTTCATCTGTCGAATGTATTCCACCTGAAACATTTAAGCCTTTAAATAAGATATCATCTTTTTCAGTAATATTGATAGTATATTTATTTATACCTTCCGGGTCATTAAGATAAAAGAAGTCTTGGGATTCGTCCCCGAGTTTCACATAATCTTCTTTTTTCGAAACAAAGAATTTGGCTTTTGTTTGTTTTTCATTTCTTGTAATGTATACATCGTTACATAAAACATCACCGTTTACATGTAGTTCTTTAACAGGGTCTTTGGTATTGATTCCAATGTTTTTATTTTGATGAATTGTCATTTGCGGAATTGTATTTTTGACATCATCTCGATCTATTCCTGCATAAAATTGAATATTATGTACTTTATCTGAAACATTATTTGTTTGTAATATTAAGCTTCTATCAATATCTGATTCAAAATCGGGATGACCAAATAGTGCACTTGGAATTTCTATATCTTCTTCATTATAAGAATAATTACGCAAAGAAATTTCATAAATGTCTTTGTTTCTTTTATCAATATTGAACTGTTCATTATATGTCGTATTTTTATCAATACCTACACCCAGTTTACCAGGCACAACCATATTTGATCCAGAAGTATATGAAATAACCTCACTTGATGCAAAAATCAATACATTACTACCGTTTATGTTACTCGAATCCGCAATTGATGCATCAACCATAATAGGATTCAAAGATGATATATTAATTCGCGTATCATTTATTTTAAGACTTCCATTATTGATGATAACATCTCCTCCTACAATTACATTGTTATCAACATATGAATCATCAGAAATATGAATAGATTTATTGAATAAAGCATCATTTGTAATTTCAACATTATTTAAATATGTATAGTTAGAAACTTGTACATCTCCCAAAACATTTAATTTACCTTCTACAAATAAAATATTTGAATTATTATTACCAACATATAGATCAGAATTAAATCTAAATGGACCACTTGAATCAAAATCGCCCGGAATAATTTGATTAGCTTCGAATGTTTTTCCAATTTTACGAATATATATGTCATCTATATGTGTTATCTTTTCAGAATATCTATCATATGTATATATGTCATCGATTTCACCTCCACCTACAACTTTTAATTTTGTATAATTTGAAAAATTATCATATTCTCTTAGATCTGTAGTAATAGCACCCAATCCTATATTTCCTTTAGAATCAATTGTCAATGAAGGTAATTCATTTCCATAATTGGGTAATCCATCTCTGGCAGAATACATTTCGTTAATTTTATCACTTTTTAGACCAACATGAAAAGAAATAGGCATTCCTTCTGTAGTACTAAATATAGCAGGCGATTCTGCTGTATCGCCGATAATACCTATTCTAAAATTTGCAGGTTCATCTTGTGCGAGAGTGTTAATTTTATTTTTAATAGACAATTGTGCATTTCTGATGTTATAATTTGCAGTTTCTGCAATATTCAACTTATGAGTATTACCATAAGTGTCTCCAATATTACCAAGTGTTATAAACGATGTTGAAAAAATATTATTGATATCAATATTATTATCATTTTGATTATCTGTAGCTACACTATAACCCTGTGCTAAATAATTATTTTCAGAAATTGATTCGACAGCATTTTGAATTTGAATAGTCAAATTACTGACATATTCGTTATCAATGTCATTACTAATTGTGAAATTTTTAATCGACAAACTATTTGCAACAACTTTTCCATCACAAATAATATCACTTCCAACATATAGTCCAGATGTTTTTACAGTATCGGAATCAAGTGATGGATCAATGCGTTTTCTAGAAGTGTGGACACCTACAACATCTTTGTTAATGATAAGATTGTAAATAGTATCTTTGTCATCTCCATTATTTGGAGTATATTGTTCACCTACAACAAGATATTCATCGTCGTTCAAATTGAGTTTTTCTATATTACTCGTATACGCTAAACCAATACCTAATGATTTAATTTCAATTTGAGAGGGTCCAAAACCATCCGAAATCATTGTATTTTTAAAGAATATATTGTTTATATATGTTTATATTAAAAAAATGAAAAAATGAATATATTTAAGATTTAACAAACGATAAAGCAATATGAATAAGATAAATAATCTACATAATAAGACAAAATGTATAGAAGTTGATGAAATGCCTTACAATAACAAAAACATTCTTATATCAGATGAAGATTTAAGAAATTTATTCAAAAATAATGGTTTAGAAAATGTAAAACATCACAATATAAATTTATATAGAAATGCATTTGTACACAAGTCATATTGTACAATGAAAAATACTGATTTCACAACAGGCAATACAAATTGTCCTGATGATTGTCTACCATTGCAGGAAATTTCATATGAAAGACTTGAGTTTTTGGGAGATTCTTTATTGGGTATGATAGTAGCCGGTTATTTATATGAAAGATTTCCTGATCAAAATGAAGGATTTATGTCTAAATTAAGAACAAAACTAGTCAATGGTAAAATGTTGGGAAATTTATCAAATAAAATTGGTTTTCCGAAATTTGCAATTATTTCTAAACAGGTCGAAGATGTAAATGGTCGAAATAATTATAAAATAATGGAAGATATATTTGAGGCATTTATAGGTGCTCTATATTTAGATTTTCAACACGACAGCGAAACACTCGATTTACCAATAGAAGTTATTTCTCCGGGAAAAGGTTTTTTCATAGTACAAAGATGGATTGTGTATATAATAGAAAATTACATAGATTTTGCAGATTTAATCGTATCCAAGACAAATTATAAGGATATGTTATCCACATATATGCAACATAATCTACAAGATCAACCAAGATTCTTTGAAGTTAATATAGTAACAAAAGATAATGCAAAAATATTTACATATTGTATTAAAGATAAAAATAATACAGTTATAGGAACAGCTACCGGACATTCTAAAAAAGATGCTGAAAACAATGTGGCACTAGAAGGTATGAAATATTATAATATTATATAAAATTATATTGTTATAGTTTTCCAATTATCTGGTACAATATCAGATATATCATGATCAATTTTAAACCATTTATTTGGATAATAAACAATTTTATTATTATGTGTATTGGAGATATATGCTGCAAACCATGCAATTTTTGTATTTGATATTATAAAATGTGAACAACAAGACATTAAAAGAAATTGCTTCCAATCGTCGATGTTGTCATCAACTTTCACAAATGTTAACTCATATTTTGTTATACATTTGATAACTTTCATAAATTGGTCAACTCTTATATTATCAATTTCATCGCAAAAATATAAAAATTTGTAATCTTTTATCGATTCGTTATTTTTTTTTAAATCTTTTTCCAAATTTTTGATGGAATGTATGTAGTATTCTGGTTTTTGTATAAAGAATTCATCTTGTTTTTCAATATAATCATTCATACAGAAATGAATTGCTATACATTTTTTATCAAAAAGGTAATGAAATTCTTCTTTTACTTTGTTTTTTTTAGAATGAATATTTGTAAATTTTAAAATTTCATCAAAATGTTTTTCAAAATATTTGTAACTATAAAAATTACAATCAATAATTGAATTTTTAGCCAAATTATCAGGAACTGGTGTGTATTGTATCAGTTTATTTTCATAAAATGTATCATCTAAATATTGATTTCTATCAATTAATACATATCTATTAATATATTTTTGAAACGAACTAAATAAGGTTTTCCAATAAACCATATTTCCAGTCATATTTTTATTATGGAAAGATATGATTCTGAATTTTAATGAATTTTCAATTGTATATGACATAAAAGAAAACAATGCAAATAATTGATTCCCAAGGTCATGGGTTAACCAAAGTTTGATCATCTATGTTATTTTATATAAACATAATTTATATTTTCCTATAAAATGAAACATTTCTGGATTAATTTGGACGATTCTTTAGAAAGACGAACATATATGGAGGATCAATTTTCACGAAACAATATAGAAAACATCAGAGTATCGGGGTTTACACCAAATGATTTCGATAATTATTTATCACACAATGGTAAAATCTCATGTAAACACCCGGGATGTACATCTTGTGAATTTGAATTTGCTTGTCTGATGAGTCATATTAAAGCAATGCAAATGGGTGTAGAATCTGGGGACGATTATTTTATAATTCTTGAAGATGATATACATCTGTGTTATATGATTAATTATGAAGATATTATCAAAGATATGCCACGAGATACAGAAATTCTACAAATGCTTGTGTTATATGGACGAACTGTAAAACATCTTTATAATTTATATGAAAATAATAATATTACATTCATAAAATGGAAATATTTATTACCATCAACCGGGATGTATATGATAAGTAGAATAGGTGCTCAAAGACTTATTGATTTATTTTACAGAAATGGTAAATATAATTTTTCATCATCACCGTATCAAATTGTAGCAGATGTTTTACTTTATGAAACTGCAAATACATATGTAATTACAACACCGTATGTTTACCCCGAATGTAAATTAGGATCTACAATTCATCCTGATCATATTAAAGAACATGAGAAAACTGTTTCTGCAATAAAAGACATAATTGATAAAGATATACCTTATGTAAAAAATAAATTAGTTTAGAAAAGAGTTATCGTCAAAGAAATAAACTGCGATTAATTTTTTTCGCATATTTCTTAATTCGTCGCCACATTTACAAAAATTATCATCATTTGAATGATCTATTTCATAGTTCTTCATCCATCTGTTGAATAATTTGTTATAAAGATCAACACATTCGTTAATGAGAGGATACTTATCAATTTTGTCAGTCGCGAGCATTTGTGCTTCTTCCGCGAGACCAATAATATGTAAGAAATGTTTTGTTATACAATCTCTACATCTTTTATTTTTATTAGCTAAATGTTCTTCCAATAGAATAGATTGTTTTACAATTTGCTGCATATTATATTTTGGATCACTCACATTATCAATATTTGAACAGGTTAAACCACATTTTGTAGATTCTGATTTACTTACTTTTTCTTTTTTTTTATTTTGTAACAGAATCATCAATAAAATGGCAACAATAATAATTAAATAAATAAGAATAATATGAAAAGTTTGCATTTATTTTATTGTTTATTCTAATTTAAAGAAATATATTCTTACAAAATAATAGGCATATTCGACCATTTCAAATATGTCAACTGTTTCAATAGGAGGGTGCGACACTTGCGGTGGACAAAAGAAGAAAAACAACAAAGGTCTGACTGGTAAGAAGACTGATAAGGTGGAGAAGGGTAAGGCAGGTAAGGCGAGTAAGGGTAAGGCGAGTAAGGGTAAGGCTGTCAAAAGTGGGTAAGAAGGATGAGTCAATATAAGTAAATATTTAATACTAGAAAAAATAATTTAGGTGTTTTCAAGTTGTTCGATTCTAGATATTGCATTTTGTAATCCTAGAGTTAGAATATTAATTTCTGTTTTCAGAATATTAATCTCATTTGCTTGTGCATTTATTCTGATATTGAGTTTTGTTTTTTCACTTTCAAGAGCATATGACATTAATTCATATTTATCATCAATTTGTCCTTCAAAGTTTTTAATTGTCAATACTTCTTCGATAATATTTTTAACTTTATCAGTATTCATAAAATAATCACTGGTTTCAGGTAAAGATGTTTGAAATACTTCATAAAAATTTTCAATATCAACAATTTCTATATTTCTGACAGTTAAAGTACCATTTACATATAGTGAACTATCATAAAGATCGTTTTCGATAAACTTATTACTAGTTCCTTGTCCAATTTCATCAAGAGTTGTTTGAATTAATTTGTTTTCCAAATTTTGAATATCTTCAACAATATTCAAAATATCAGTATTGATAGTTGTAATATCTGTGTCAAATTTACTCGATGCTTGCACTATTGTATTACTGAATCCAGTATTGATTTTATCAACATCATATATATCTTTTAAATCTACATTACTCAATATACCATAGATGACATTTGAAACAGTATCGGTTGTAACTCTACCTGCACCAAAATCATAATTAGATATTGCATTAGAATTTGAATATAATCCATTATTATATGCTTCAATAGCATCATATTCAAATTCTTCTATTATTTCAATATTTTTGACACGCAATGTACCATTTACCAATAATGAATTATTATATATGTTATTGACGATATATTTGTTGTTAGATCCTTGATATATTTTATCAAGATTGATACCATATACTGCATATCGTAATTCATCCAAACTATCTATTACATTTCTTTCAACTGTATCTATATAAGGAATGAATGGATTTGATGAAAAATATTCCTCTCCCCACAAAACATTATAAACTCGTTCATCTGTGTAATATTTATTTACACCTTCTTTCAAATGTGATGTTGATTTATCTGATAAATTTACATTTGTAAGCGAGATGCCTCCACCGCGAAAGTTAAATGATTTAATAGTACCATGTATATCAAGTTCATATTCTGGATTATCATGATTTCCAATGAAACCATTATTTTTCATTGTGAAAATATTTTCATAATCATTTGAAATCTTGAATACATCTCCGTTACCAATTTGTTTAATATTAAAAGTTGGATTATCAGTATAATTAACGATATCTAAGCATTCTGAACTATAAACTGATTTATTCAAAATAGAAATATGATTATTAACTATTATATCATCAACCTCTAAAGTTCCTTGAATCTTTACATCACCCGTTGTGTCAATAACACCCCCATTATTATTTCCACCACCACTATTATTGCCAAAATTAAGATTAGAATAAAAAAGAGATTGTATATCATCATTTGAATTTGCAAATAGAACACCATTTATCATCAAAAATTTGACATTTAGACCACCGTCAACAGTTAAATTATCATAATATGTGTTATTCTCGATAAATTTATTATTTTCCCCTTGTTTTAAATCATCGACCGAATATTTTGTTAAATCGAGGTTTGTCAATTTACTACCATCACCTTGAAAAAATCCTGCTTCCACATTTTCAGCATGTATATTTCTCCACGCAAAATTTGAAACACCGATATCATATATTGCATGTGAAGACGGTAAAATATTTCCAGATATGTGTGTATCCACATTCAATTGAACAATATCTTCATCGAATGTTGCAATTTTATGTAATATGTTGTCATTTTTAACCCCAATATATGCTTGTTGTTTGTGTGATGAATTGACACCGTATACGGCTGCATTTGTTACATCATTATATACAGTGTCGTAATTATTACCATTATAAACTTCTTCATTACAATTGTTAGCAATAACAAGAATATAAGAATCATCCAGTGTTGAAGCAAAACTTGCTATGGATGACACATTTGATGCTTTCACACCAAAAGGTATATCATTTTCAAAAGACATGAAGTCTTAAACTCTAATAGTCTTGATTATTTTTTTTTGTTTTATTTTGATACGCTTTTTAACAATGATAGTATTTTTGGAAAAGATTTCATTTTATCATCATCATATTCGATACCTGTATCTTTACAAAATGTATAATATGCATCATAAAGCTTTTTCAATAGATTTGCATATTGCTTCATATATGTCAAATCGGTATCCAAATTATTTTCCACAATATATTCCTCTTCATTGTGAATTTTGTTTACATTTACATTATCATATCTCAAAATATTATAGATTATAACTTGTTTATAAAATTCATCATTTTCTCTTTGTTTTATTTCTCTTTTAATCATTTCGGGAGTATAATGTGGGACATCATTCAATTCTACAAATTCTATCAGTTCATTTTTATTTTTTTTTAGGAATTCAGTTGGTAAACTTTTATTTTGTTTGAGAAAATATATTTGAATATTTTGTAAGATGTGTTCTTTAGGAACATTTTTATAATTGATGACAACATCATTTTCTTGTGAAACAGAAATAAGATTATATTTCAAGCAAATATCATATAATTCTTTTTTCTTCAGTTTATCGATATTTATGATTTTATTTTCATTTTTTTTGTTGAATTTTTTAATCAATGCAAGAAGTTCGACTTTTGAAAAATTGTCCATACTGATGTATTTTTTTGAAATAAATTCATTTTTTTCTTATTCTTCAATAGATATGTCATTGTCACCGTTCATATTTATAATTGATTTAGATGGTACAATAATAGGTGATTGTTCGTATCAAGTTTTGATGAATAATATTGATGATTTGATAAAAGAAAACAATGGAAAAATTATAAATAAGGGGTTATTATCATCATATTATGATAGGAAATCCAAATTAATCAGACCATATTTTGTTTATTTTATAAATGAGATGAAGAAGTATAATCCAAAAAGTCAATTCTATATATATACAGCATCGGAAACAGAATGGGCAAATAAAGAGATTTCATATATTGAAAAAGGTTGTGGAATTAAATTCAATCGTCCATTATTTACCAGAAAAGACTGTATAATAGATAGTGATGGCTTTTATAAAAAATCTGTTAAAAAGATATTTCCACAAATTCAAAAAAACAATAAAGGTTCGAAAATATCGTTACATAATATATTAGTAATTGATAACAATAAGGTTTTTATAGACTGTTTATCAAATTTTATTTTGTGTCCATCATATGAACAAATTGTGTTTTGTGATCTTTGGAAAAAAATTAAGGTTGAGAATTTACAAAAAGAGTCTATCAAACAACATGTTGAAGAATTAATTTCATTAAGTAGAATTTGTCAATATAATGATGATACATTGGATGATATTGACAAGGAATCACAACATAAATGGTTTTTCAAAAAATATAAAAAAATCAATAAACATAATAAAAAATTTTCAAAAGATTTATTTTGGAAAAAGATTACAGACTCTATATTAATAAACAATATAAGACAGTTTGATAAAGTATCTGTTAAACTTTGTTATACTTGAATTTTTTGTCTATATAATGCAGACATTACATTTTGTCCAGGTGTCAAAATTCTGTAATATATTATTGTATTATTGTCAAAGTAATTGACAGTTGTTTCGTTATCTTTGATATATGATGTGCCGCTTGTTAAGATGTCGTAGTTTCCTGTGTGAAAATTTTTATTTTTTGTATTCCAATAAAAAACTTTAGTATTATCTGGTGCATTTATTTTTAATACAACGGTTGATAGATTATCGTTAGTATCATTTGAAATATCGGGTAAAAGTGTAGGACCAATATGTGGAAAATATGTTGATTCAATTGTAAAAACATAGAGACAGCATATAAGTACTAATACTGCAAAAAGTTTGAAAAATGTTGCTACATCTAATGTAATAATCATGATACAAATTGTGATAGTGAAAAATGCGATTATTAACATAGCAAATAAATGCAGATATATTTCAATATTATTTTTCATTAAAGACGATCTATTTATTCGATATATTATTTTTTCAAGTGTTTTGTAAGAAAGGAGTGTATTTTTCATCATCATTTGAATTATAAGGACAGCAATTACAATAATATTTTGTGAATTCATTTTCGTAAATTATATAAATTAAAAGTTCAATTAAGCATCCGAACATATTTTATTTAATATGAAGGTATTTTTACGACATTATATAAAAAATGAATCTTAAATATTTAAAATAACTCATCATAATGGTTATCAAATCCATCAGAAAGAGGTCTCAAAGAATTAAGAAAAATGTGATTAAAAAGAATGATGAAATAATAATGGAAAAAAATGATATATTTGAAAATATTGATGATCTAGATTTGAATAAATTACAAAAAGAACAATATTATGATTCTATATTCGAATATGATTGCTGTTCGTTCAATATTTATGATCAAATTTGTATCACATCTCAATCAGAAATAGAAAAATTTATAAGAGAGTTTTCGATATTTCAGAACAATCACAATATAGGAAAATTATCGAATCAAATGAATCCAACAAAGTGGTTGATGACAGATAGTTTCATATTTCTTTATATCAACACTTTAATATCTGAAAATAAAATATCGAATGTTTTAAATGAATATGGAATTGCGAAGGGCTTTAAGAGACTGTTTCATTTTTATCAAAAAGAGTTAAATATTCCGAATTTGCAGACAGATACTAAGATTGTACAGCATATGATATCAGAAAAAGACACTTCTATTTCAATTGATATGGTTGTTGCAATACTAAGAGAAGCTATTGGGTTTGTACCACTAGATTTGATAAAATAAAAAAAGAGTACATTTCATTAAAAATTTAAGAAAAATATAAAACCTTCATGAAAATTTCAAAAATAATAAGAAATGTACTCTTTTTTTTATAAACCAAGAAAAAACATCATTTTTGAAGAGTCTTGGAAACGACATGGGGGGAGAGAGGTGATAAATTTATCTTTTTATGGTCTGAAAACGATATAAAAAGATAAATAAAAAAGTACCATGTATGTAGTATATTGATAAAAATGCCGTTTCCCTTCACCAAATGTCGTTTTTGTAATTATAAAACTGATGTAAAATGCAATCTAATAAGACACCAAAATGCTAAACATAAAGACAAAATACATGAAAATACGAGTTTTTCACATGTTGTACAAAATGTATGCCCAAATGTACAAAATGTATGCCCAAATGAACAAAATGTATGCCCAAATGAACAAAATGTATGCCCGATGTGTTTCAAGATTTATAAAACTAAAAAGACATCTCATAAAACACAAATCTTTTTGTAAAGGAATTGACGAACTAACATGTTCAAAATGTATGATTTCATTTACAACAAGATCAGCAAAACATAAACATATAAAACGAAATAATTGTTCAGCAAGGAAGTATTGGAAGATAATTGTTGGCAAGAAAAAGATATAGGTCTTTTATCAACCAATCTTATGAAAGACAATACCGAAGTGCTTCTAATGTTTTGTGACAATAATGAAATACAATTATTAAATGAAATAAAAGACTTTGAAAAGTACGAACATATACGAAATAAGTTATTTATTGTTTATAACAAATCTGATAATCAAAAGTATAATGCTGTTCTCTCAAAAATAAAAGAATTGATTAAGAATTCGACAATAGAATTTGAAAACTTGGAAAAAACATCATTTTTGAAGAGTCATGGAAACGATATGGGGGGAGAGAGGGTCTAAAAAACGCAGTAAATTCACTTTTCTGATGCGATTCTTACATTTAAAGAATAAATATGTACACCAAATATAGTAATGACGCAAAATGACGCAAAAAAAACGCATAAATGTGCTTATTGTATATATGGTACAAATCGTCGTTTTGATTTAAAAAGACATCAAAATGCTAAACATAAAGACAAAATATTTGAAAATAATGAACTTTCTAAAACAGTACAAAATGTATGCCCAAATGAACAAAATGTATGCCCAAATGAACAAAATGTATGCCCAAATGAACAAAATGTATGCCCAATGTGTTTCAAGATGTATAAAACCAAAAGACATCTAATAAAACACAAATCTTTATGTAAAGGAATCGATGAACTTACTTGTCCAAAATGTATGATTTCATTTACAACAAGATCGGCAAAGCATAAACACATCAAAGCAAATAAATGTAATGCTAGAAGTATCATACATGCTAGGACGCCAAATATTCAAAACATAATTCAAAATCAAAATATATATAATACTACAAACAATACAAATAACCTTATTATCAACAACTTTGGATCAGAAAGGATTGATCATATTTCTCATGATGATATTGTAAAAATGCTTACAAGCGGTTTGAATACAGTTCCTTTGTATATTAAAAAGAAACACTTTGATAAAAACTTTCCAGAAAACAATAATATTAAATATTCAAATGACAATAAATGTCAGGTACTGGAAGACAATTCATGGAAAGAGAAAGATATAGGACTGTTGTCAACCAATCTTATGAAAGACAATACTGAAGTGCTTCTTATGTATTGTGACAACAACGAAATACAATTATTAAATGAAATAAAAGACATTGAAAAGTATGAACATATACGAAATAAGTTGTTCATTGTCTATAACAAATCTGATAATCAAAAGTATAATGCTGTTCTCTCAAAAATAAAAGAATTGATTAAGAATTCGACAGTAGAATTTGAAAACCAAGAAAAAACATCATTTTTGAAGAGTCATGGAAACGACATGGGGGGAGAGAGGTGATAAATTTATCATTTTATGGTCTGAAAACGATATAAAAAGATAAATAAAAAAGTACCATATATGTAGTATATTGATAAAAATGCCATTTCCCTTCACCAAATGTCGTTTTTGTAATTATAAAACTGATGTAAAATGCAATCTAATAAGACACCAAAATGCTAAACATAAATATCAAAATGTTATTAATAGTGAAGTTTTTAAAAATGAACAAAATGTTATCCCAAATGAACAAAATGTTATCCCAAATGAACAAAATGTTATCCCAAATGAACAAAATGTTATCCCAAATGAACAAAATGTTATCCCAAATGAACAAAATGTTATCCCACATATTTTGTATTGTAAAAAGTGTAATAAAGTATACAAAACACAAAAACATTTACACAATCATGAAAAAGTTTGTAAAAAGGTTGATAGTCTTACATGTCCAAGGTGTATGATTTCTTTTACAAACAGACATAATAAAAACAGGCATATAAAGGCTGACAAATGCAAAGCAAGAAGTATTGTACATGCACGAACACCAAATATACAAAATATAACAAATAATACAACAAATAATATACAGAACGCTGAAACAATACAAAATATAAATAACAATAAGATTATTATCAACAACTTTGGATCCGAACGAATAGATCATATTTCACACGACGACATAGTTAAGATACTTACAAGTGGTAAAAATACAATACCATTGTATATAGAAAAAAAACACTTTGATACAGATTTTCCAGAAAATAATAATATAAAATACACAAATGACAATAAGTGTCAAGTTTTAGAAGATAATTATTGGAAAGAAAAGGATATTTCGCTTCTCTCAACAAATTTAATTCAAGATAACACAGAGGTGTTACTAATGTATTGTGAGAATAATGAAATAAAATTATTAGATGAAATCAAAGATACTGATAAATATGATCATATACGCAATAAATTATTCATTCTTTATAACAAAACCGATAATCACAAATACAATCAAGTTTTAACAAAAATAAGAGATCTTATCAAAAGTTCAAATGATCTTATCTAAAAAAAGAGTACATTTCATTATTTATTTTAAACTTTCATAAAAGTTTATATTTTTTCCATATTTTCATGTGAAATGTACTCTTTTATAAAAAACATATAAGGATTATATATAATATATATTACAGGGTGATAAGCCCTGCTCTGATAGCTCAGTTGGTTTAGAGCATTCGGCTGTTAACCGAAGGGTCGGCGGTTCAATTCCGTCTCAGAGCGTTTATTTTTATATAAAAATAATTCATATATTTTTACTATGTTACCATTAGTTATAGGACACCGTGGTGTTATGGAATTCGGATATGAAAATAATATACACGCAGTCGATGTTGCAAAAAACATGCATATTCATGGTATAGAAGTTGATGCGAGATTAACCAAAGACAATAAAATTATATTATATCACGATGAAAAAATATCAATTTCTAAAGATGAAAAAACCTATGTGAAAGATTGTAATTATAATTTATGTAAAAAATACGATATTCCATTGTTAAAAGAAATGATAAAATCGTGTTATCAGAATCAAATTGTTCTCAATGTTGAAATTAAATCAGATTATACTGATATTAAAACACCACGACTAGTATGTAATCAAATAAAAACATGTGGAAAATCTGAAAATCTATTCGTATCATCATATAATGTCAAAGCATTGGAAATTGCCAGATATGTGATACCAGATTTTGATAGAATGTATATAGTTGACAAAATCCCAAATGATTGGTTACATATTATGAAAAAATATAAATGTAAAGGAATTGTCGTTTCAATTCATCACAATACTCTTGAAGAAATAATAGAACTATCGATGTATAAATATTGCATTTATGTTTTCACAGTCAATGACAGAAATACTTTCAATATATTGACATCATTGAATATAGGTGTTATAACAGATTATCCATATACATTACAAAAATATAAATAATAATCGCGTTGAATGTAACAATAATTATTTAAACATATTAAAGTAAATAATATACAGTTAGAAAATGACATATCCTGAAATGCCTTTTTCTCAAGGATTAGATAGTAAAGATATTTTATTTAACAAAAAGAAAATCAGTAGTGATGTATTATCTATATCATCAGCATCATCGAGTTGTTCCTCAATATCAAATACAACTTCATCAACAGCATCATCAAAAAATAATAAAACTGTTAGATATGATATGAATGATCGTGATGATTCAAATGATGACTCTGAGAGCAAAAAAAGTTCTGAAAGTGAATATGAAGATGATGATGAAGAAGAAATGAATACGGTTATCAATTCGCATAAAGAACATCGTGAAAATCCTAAAAATGCTTTAAATGAAAAAATGGAATTATTATATCAAATGGAGAGATTAGAATCCAAAGGTTATCGTTTGCCATTCAAATTCAATTTAGAATCTAATATTCACGAAATGAGATCTGAATATAGTAAATTGATAAAAGAAAAGGAAGTTGATGCAAGTATTCGATTTCAAAGAAAGATGTTAATGGCATTTGTAACAGGTACAGAGTATCTTAATACAAGATATGACCCATTTGCCGTAAGATTAGAAGGTTGGTCAGAACAGGTCCATGACAATATATTAGATTATGATGATATTTTTGAAGAATTGCATACAAAATATAAATCTAAGGGCAAAAAAATGTCACCAGAACTCAGATTATTTATATCATTGTCTGGAAGTGCATTTATGTTTCATTTAACAAACCGAATGTTTAAAGAAAATCCATTACCTGATGTAGAAAATGTCTTGAGATCTAATCCTGATTTAATGAAGCAATTTCAATCGGCTGCTGCAAAACAATATATTTCTGGAAATAGTAAAGAAACTGCAAAATCAAATAATGGACCTGGATTATTTGGAATGGTAAGCAATTTATTTAATAATCTGGGTTCGGGTCAGTCATCGCGACAAATGTTTGACGACGAACCAGCCCCTAGATCTTATAACGATATCGACAATATAATTAATAATGTACATAGTAAAATCTCATTGAATAATGAACAAAATAATATAGAAACTCTTTCAGTAAGTGATGAAGAAATTACTTCAATTATTGAAGATACAGCTGATATCAAAATTTTGAAATCAGGAAAAAATAAAAGAACATTGAATTTATGATGATTTTTTAGCAGATTTTAATGATTTAAATATTTCTTTTGAACTTTGTCTGATTTTTTTTGAGGACATTTTTGCAGGAATTTTAGCAAAAGTTCTGAAAGGTTTAGTCAATGATGTTGACATCTCCTTGTCAAGTTTTTTATAGTTCTCCATGAAATAAAGCAATGACCCTATAACAACAGGTAATATCAAAACTAATAATAGTCCTAATATCAAAACAATTATTTCAATTAAAGCTCCAACTGTCAATATTTCTCTTCTTATGTCATCTGAACATTTGCATTTTTCATTGACAAGATATCTTGTGAAAACTAAAACCATATAAAAGTATACAACACATATTGTGTAAAAAATAATTTTAACAAATGTATATAAAAATACCATAGTATCTCCAAAATATTTACCTATAATATCAGTTGTAATTATCGAAGTAAAGATTAAGAATATAAATGCAAAATATGTAAAGGATTTAATTATTTTTCTATACGGATGATTTGCACATTCGCAACCAATTGATTCAAGTTTGTTCAAATAAGTATACATAATGATTAAAAATGTGAATATAACAAAATTTACAAGTATCTGTGATATAATAGTAAACATCTATAATATTAAACGAAATTTATTTTGTTTGTAATATATCCATTATCAAGAACTTAGAAGAGCTTTTCAAACAATTTTTATCAATTGTTTGAACATATTTAATTAACTTAATAAAATGATCTTCTTTCTTATTTATATTAATAACCTCCAATATAAAATCCAATACATGAACCTTGTCATTTTCATTTTCAATACTGACGAATAAATCATACAAATCATTTATCAATGGAATAATTAAATGTTTTTTATCTAAGACTGAAATAATATTATTTATACAATGTAAAATAGATAGTGTTTCTTTTTTCCATTTCACATATGAACAATATAATTCGTATGATTCATCGTCTTTAGAAGATATCATCATATCATTATTCAAAATGCTTTCGTTTGGAAACCAAGTCTTGTTTTTTATAAATGAATCAAGATAATCTTCAATAAACTTTTTGTCAAAACACAATATTACTTCCAAATATATTTCATTATATGATTGTTTTATGAATTTCCAAACAATTTCAAAAATAACAATTTGTTCTTCTTGTGTATGAATATTCATTATGAAATTTTGAATTTTTGGAAATAGTAATGATTTATTATGTTGTGTAAATTTATTCATCAAACCAGTAAAATCTTTTTTGAATTTAATATCATTTGTACAATTACTTGGTATAATATGAAGCTTATTTGGCCTTTTTTCTTTTTCAAAATATTTCACATATTTTCTGTCGTGAAAATCTCCGGAAAAACATTTGAAATTTTTCATCATCTCTTGTTTTTTTAAAAGCAATTTATCTACATTTCTTTGTGTATTTGAATTTAGTTCATTCTTAAAAATATCAAATTTAACAATTATGACATCACATATATCATCATTGACCATATATTTTATATTAACAAATTAAATCTTATATAAGAATTATTATAATTTATGATTCAATAACAAAATGAGTGTCAATGAATTTATAAAAGGAATTGAAAATGATATTTTTTGTAAAGAATCAATTTATCGTACCATCATTATTACAAATGATGATGATGAGAAAAATATTATTTACGATTACCTACATTTAAATGACTATGGTGTTGAAAATATCGAATATATTGACAAATCATTTGATTATAATACATTGGATAAAAGAATTGTTTTACTCAATCAAAATTTATTTCAAGACTTTATTTATCATCTTGATAAACGAAATGGAGGATTGTATTCATCATCTTATAACTGTATTGGGATAAGTTTTACTATAAATGATACACGAGTTTATGAAATGATTCAAGATTATGTTGAAATATCAAATAACAATTTTGTGAAAACAATAATATATGACAAAAATTACAAAAATACAATGTTCATTCAAAAACGGTTTTAAAAAAAATATTTCCTAACATTAGTACAAGATGGCGAAAAAAAGTGGCAATTCTAGTTTAAAATCCGTAACTTCAAGTTTAAAATCCGTAACTTCTGGTATGAAATCAATGGTTTCATCTAAAAAATCTAAATCTGATTGGCTATTCTATGTTCTAGTCGCTGTTGGTGTCGTTTTATTATTGGCGATTGCATATTTGTTATTTTCTGGTAAATGCTTTGAAGCTTTCACAACTGAACCTCAAAATCCTAAACTAACTTATTATTATTTACCTAACTGTGGTCATTGTAAAGAATTTGAACCTGTATGGGATCAACTTGCCGACGCTCTTGCTGAAAAACAATTATCTGTTGACCTAATTAAAACAGAATTAACATCCGACAATGACGAAGATATAACCGGTGCACCCACTGTTATATTAAAAAAAGGAGATACAAGACATGAAATCACAGAAAGAGAATTATCTAAAATAGTTTCACAAATTGACGGTATAATGAATCCTCCTGCTTCTTCATAGAGTGTTGTATATGGCTCTAAATTAATAATATAATAAAGTAAACAAATGTATCCTCAAATTTCAATATCTGAACTATATGAAATGAAAAATAAAAAAGATAGATCTCGTATAAATACATATAATGTCATTTTGAAAAAATGTCACGAAAAAATTAAAAAAATTGCTGAACAAGGTGGTATGAACATCTTTTTTGAAATACCGTATATAATGATAGGATATCCCTTATATAGAATTGATGATTGTATAGAATATATTACAAAAACATTGAAAAAGAATGGTTTATTGGTTCAAATTTTACCAAAACCAAATAACAATACAATATACATATCTTGGTGTCCTCAAGATGTTTCAACAAAAAAACAATTGACATCATCCAGACCATTTTAGATGTCCTAAAGAAGAATAAAACTTATTTTTATCATATTATCGTTTATAATATGTGCTATTACATGAATATTATGTTTAAGAACAAATTTTGTTTTATTATCGGATTTTGACAGACATTTGTCAATATATTTGACAAACTCTTTTAAACATTTGTAGCTGATTTTGAAATTGAACTGTTCTGTTCGAAAAACAGAACTCCATATATTAATATCATTTAATAACATATCTTGTGGTATTATCGCGGTAAACATATTATCGATATATTCAAATTTTTTTACCAAATTATTTATAACAAATGTTTGTACTATGCTTTCATTTTCCGATAATCTATTTTTCAATTCAAAAAATGAATTAACAATATCATCATTTATTTCTTCTAAACTTGGCAAAACATTATCTCTTATTTTACCTCGTTGAGACCATTTTGGCGTACTATCTTGTAAATGAGGGATATTACACCATCTAGCATAATTTATAATATCTTTTTTGCGGATATTGATTAGTGGTCTCCAAAAAACAATATCATTTATTTTGGAAAAAACTTCAATTCCACAAAGATTATTATAATTAGTTTTCATACCAATATTGGTTATAATGTTTTCAAAACAATCATCTTTATTATGACCTAATAATACAATATACTCATTGTTATCAAATAATTGTGCAACTTGTTTATACATATCAAATCTTATATTTTTAGTAGAAACTTCATATAATTCTCGAAGTCCATTATTTCTACAATCATCTCTTTTAATTTCAATAATTTTTCTATGAAAAAATTTAATACCAAGTAATGTACAGTATTGTCTTATAAAATTCACTTCATCTTTACATTCTTTTCTATTGTTATAATTTATATGAACAGCTACAATATTTGAAACCGGATAAAATTGTGATAATAAATGTAGTGAAATCATACTATCGACCCCACCGGATATTGAGACAATTATTAATTTTTCTTTTGAAATTTTCTTTACTTCATTCTGAAAATCATTTACAATATGATTCTGTATCCTATCTATATTTCCAATTGGTTTATATTCAAGTATTGATGAATATTTATCCCAATTATTTTTATTTAATTTTTGTGAAATAAGATTTACTTTTTGTAAATTTAAAAACCTTTTTGTATTTGTTTGAAAAACATCACGAATACAATGATAAATAAATTTTTTATAAACCATTCTGTCTTTGATAGAAGCGATTTCATTATTATGTTTACATAACATAAAGTTTATTATAGAATTCACCTTGTGAATATCGTTTACATGACGAAATGGTAAAAATATAAAACACCATTCATGTGGTGTAATTGAATCAAATAAATGTTCGTCGTTATTTATCTTATCTATTAAATATAATGAAATATCTCTAGCAATTAATGAATATTTTTGACAATCGATACTTTGAATTCTATTATAGTGTCTTGGAATTTGATCATAAGCAATAATTGCACCTATCATAGATGTCTTATCATATTCATTTATATAATCAATAATGTCATTGTTATGATCTAATATATGAGACATATATTTATTTGTTATATAAATATCAAAATCATTTTCTTTAGAAAACCATTTGTCCGAGTATTGAAACCACTCGTGGTAAAGTTCGTAACAAATGTTTTGCATAAATCATATATTAAATTATATCATATGTTTAAATAATTTTAAAAAATAATTACATTCATTCGATATTAGCATAATCTCCGGTGTCTAAACCTTGTATTTCACCATCATCTTTAATCATACTATTTGGCATAACATCTAGTAGATGATCGGCTGCTCCTCCTTGTTTTTTTCCAGCGGGTTGAAGAGGTTCAGATGATTTTTTCTTTTCTTCAACTTTTGAATCTTTGAATGGGGTCACGAGATCTTTTTTCTCTGAAGCATTTTGTGATTCATCATAATTCATCATATTTTCCGCAATTTGTTTAGCATTCGCGGGAGACAAAGTGTTAACTTTTTTATCAGCTTCTACGGTAACTTGAGCTTTTTTATATACAAACATTGACGAGAATGTAGAAACAATAATAATAACACTGTGTATAATTATAATAAGTGTAATAGCCCAGGCATAATATCCACAATAAGTATCGCTATTTTTGGAATCACCATTCACGATACAAGTAAGTTCAAATAGTGCTAAACATGCTGGTAAAAGAACAATAAGAATTAATAAAATAACTGTGACAAATCTTTCACTAAGTGAAACATCTGTATTATTGATTAAAAATGACATACATATCACAAATATTACCGAAATAATAGCTATAGCGGCGTATTTAGATTGTTCAGAACCTATAAGTAAATCAAAAAAGGACATATCTATCTATTTGAATAGAAAGAAAAATAAAAAATGATATTAATGTTTATAAAAATTATTTTATGGGTATTCCATTCTTCTTTTCAACACTTTTGAAAAAATATGAAAATATTACAACTAATGAAAAACCAAATATTCATAATTATTTTATGGATTTTAATGGTACAATTCATCCAATAAGCAAAAAGATGATAGAAGAAAATAAATTCGACGAAGATTTATTAATTAAAAATCTTGAAAAAAAAGTTAAACAAGATATTAAAGATTTTAAACCAAAGAAAACATTTATATGTGTTGATGGTGTTGTACCAATGGCAAAAATAATTCAACAAAGAAAAAGACGATATTTGTCAGTTTTTAGAAACAAAATCGATCAAACAAATGTTATATGGGATACAAATGCTATAACACCTGGTACCAAATTTATGACAAAATTAAACGACCATTTCAATAAGGTTGCAAGGAAAACAATTATTTATGATGGAAGTGATAATAAAGGTGAGGGGGAACACAAAATATTTGAATATATGAAAAATTTGAAAAAAGATGGCGAAATATGTCTTATAAATGGATTAGATGCCGATCTTATTATATTATCACTTATGAGTCAAAAACCAAATATATTTTTGATGAGGGAAGATAATGAAATACTATATGTATCAATAGATAAACTACGAGAAGCGATTATAAAAGAACTCGTTGAAAAATGGAATATTCAAGAAATAGATGATAATATATCTAATGAACTTGTTGAAACATATTGTGTTATGTGTTCATTGATGGGAAATGATTTTATACCACATCTTCTAACACTCAATTTCAAATCTAATGGATATGATAAATTAATATCATATACAGGAAATGCTATCAAAAACAACGGATTATTAATAACAAATAACACTATCAATTATAATACATTGATTGATATATTTCAACAAATATATCAGAATGAAGATATTGAATTTCATCGAGAAGTTGAGAAATATATGAAATTTGTTTGCAATCAAGAAACAAAACCAAGTGAATTTTATGGAATCAAGAACAAAACTAAACTAATAGAAGAAATATATTGTAATAATCAAAAATGGCGTTCAATTTATTATAAAGAGTTCTTTCAAACTAATATTTTAAATGACACATCGGTTGTACAACAGGCTTGTTATCAATATGTATACGGAATATATTGGACATATAATTATTATAAGAAACAGAATATAGATAATGTTTGGTATTACCCATATCAATATCCTCCAAGTGTAAAGGATATATATAATTTCATTGTTGGCAACAAATCTCCTGAAGTCAAGAATATAGATCCGAAAATAACATCTGATATTCAACTACAAATTGTATTACCAATTGAGAGTCATAATTTATTGAAAGAACAAAATATGCGACACAATAGTCCAAATAGTTGTTTATATCATTTATATCCAAAAAAATACAAGATACATACTTTTATGAAGAAACATTTATGGGAATGCGAACCAGTTTTGCCAACAATTAATTTAAACTTTATTATGAAACATATATAAAATGAAAATGTGTTTAGAAAGTAAAGTTCATGAGCAAATTGTATGAAAGTGAAAAAAAACATAATCGTACACAGACATGTCGTAATTGTGGAATAAATGGTCATTTATATAAAGATTGTATTCATCCGATTATGAGTTTCGGGATTATATGTTATCAAAAAAAGGAAGATAAAATCAATTTTTTAATGATTCAGCGTAAAGATAGTTTATCTTTTATGGAATTCATCAGAGGAAAATATGGAACAAATGATATTGTTTATATTAAAAAACTTGTAAATTCAATGACCAAGGACGAAAAACATTTATTAGCCAATAATACTTTTGATGAGATATGGAATTATGCTTGGTATCAAAATAATGCAACAAATATTAAACATACAAATGAATATAACGAATCAAAAAATAAATTTGAATATTTGAAAGATAGAAATATTATACAGAAATTAGTTTATAATACTTTTTATGCATCTGAACACGAACAAGAATGGGGGTTTCCAAAGGGGAGAAGAAAATTGAAAGAAAATGATATTGATTGTGCTGTGAGAGAGTTTTGTGAAGAAACAAGATTGGTTCCCGATGATATTGAAGTGTTGAAAGATATTACACCATTTGAAGAAATATTTTTTGGAACAAATGAAGTTTTATACAAACACACATATTATGTTGCAAGGATTAAAAATAATGATGTTGATATTTCAATTGATCAAAATTGTATAGAACAAGTAAGAGAAGTAAGAGCATTAAAATGGTATGATCACTTAGAAACCATACAACATATTAAACATCATAATGTTGAAAGAAAGAATATTGTCAATAAGATACATGAAATCTTGAAAGAAAAAGAAAAGATATTGTAATATATTAGATAAATGACCAAAGGTGTCAATCTTTTGAAAAAAAAATTAACTCTCGATGATTGTCTATATTGGTCAAAAAATAAAACGAAAAATCCTTTGACTAAATACAATCTCAAAAAAAATAGTAAAATATTGAAAGAAATAGAAAAAGAATGTACAGAATTATTAAATGTTAAACCTAAAATCAACGAATATAATTCATATTATCCAAATTTGGATGATCCTGATTTCGCGTCAAAAATAAGCGAATTATATGAATATTATTTATATAAAGTTGAGAAATTCGATAATATAAAAAATGTGGACGAGTATTATCAAAAGTCAAATGAACTTTGTTCTAGATTTGAAAAGACAATGTATCAGTATTTTGTAAGTAATTATATTTCATCAAGAACACCATATAAAGGGATATTATTATATCACGGTGTTGGTGTTGGTAAAACATGTTCATCAATAACATTAGCAGAATCTTTTTTAAGTTCACATACAATTGACGATGAACCTAAAATCTGGGTTATTATGCCACAATCATTAAAATCAGGGTTTAAAGATCAAATATTTAATTTGATGGATTATGAAGAAAATTTCTCAAATTTATCAAATCAATGTACAGGCGATTTATATGTAAAACTTGCAAATTTGATGAATAATGGTGATAAAGAAAAGGCAAAACAAAATATCAAAAAATTGATAAAATCAAGATATAGAATATTTACATATGATAAATTTGCAACATATATCGAAAATGAATATATTTCAAAAAATAAGATTGTCAAGGACAAGGTGATAATAATAGATGAAGCTCATAATATAAGAAGTGAGAATATGGAAAAGGATATTTATTCAACTTTAGTGAATGTCTCAAAAACTGGTATAAATAATAGATTGGTTTTATTGTCGGCTACACCCATGTATAATCAGGTAGATGACATATTATATTTGTTATATTTACTTGCGTTAAATGATAGAAGAGATATTTTAACATTACCATTGCCATCTCTTGAAAATCTAACCAAAACAGTTGAAGATCAATTAAAACAACTATCAAGTAATTATATATCATATTTAAGAGGGAAAAATCCTTTCACATTTGCTTTGGAACTTTCTCCCAAATTCGCAACCAAAAATATCAAATATCTTGAAAAAGAGTTTTCATTAGATTCAAATGGTAATAAAATAGAGTCAAAATTTGAAAACTGGTTAAAAAATATAGATGATAGTATTGTTCTGTCTGATATTGGAATAAGTCAGAAACAATATTTACAAAAACATAACGATACCAATATTTTGAATTTGCAAAATACAAATATTGTATATGATACAGATTTAGGAGAAAAAGGATTCAATACATTTTTTACAAGGAGAAATAGTGGAAATCTTACAGTGGAATATAATAAAAAATATGAAAATGCATTATTACCAGATAATGAACATCTTGGAAAATATTCAGGGAAAATGTTAAATATATCAAATATTATCAGAAATACAGAAGGTGTTATTGTGATTTATTCTGGTTATATTTGGAATGGAATTATACCAATGGCAATATGTTTAGAACATCTTGGGTTTCAAAGAGAGGAAGGAAACAATATTTTGCATAATCCTAAAATAGTGAATCCGATAAAATATGGAAAAACGACACCCAAATATTGTATATTATCAAGTGACAATAGTGATATAATGAAAGGAAGTTCTTTTGATAGTCTTGTAAAAAAGATAAATGATAAAAATAACATCGATGGTTCAAAAATAAAAGTTGTTTTAATAACACCAGTTGCTAGTGAAGGATTAAGTTTTTTCAACATCAGAGAGATGCATATATTAGAACCATGGTTTCATTTTAATAAACTCAAACAAGTAATAGGTCGTGGTATAAGAAATTGTCGTCATCAGGATCTTCCATTGGAAAAAAGAAATGTGAATGTTTTCATACATGTGAGTTATAATGACGAATCAAAGGAAACTGTTGATATACATGCTTTGCGTATTTCATCATATAAATATTTAACAATGAATAAAGTTGAAAATTTAATAAGAGATAATTCAATCGATTGTTTTTTAATGAAAAATATGAATTATTTCCCTAAAAATTTGTTTGAAATTGGTGAAATGAAAATAATTGATTCTCAAAACAATATCATAAAATATAAATTAGGCGATGAAGATAAATACAAACCATTGTGTAAAGATATTGTTGTAAAGAAATATACTGGATTTCGGGAGGATACATATAAACACATGATACCGATGATACAACAGAAAATAAGAAGAATATTATTAGACCATATTCAAAATAATAAATGGTATATAGAAATTGAAGACATAATTGAAAACATTAAATTAGATAAAAAGATTATATATAAGGCGATTAATCTTTCAATTTTTCCAACTATATTATTGGATGGTTATAATTTATTTCTACACAATAAGGGAATACATATTGTGAAAATTGAGAATAAAATTATTAAAAAAATAAAATTGAGTCGAGAAGAAGCCAAAAAAGTAGAAAAAACAGTTTGTACAAATAAAGATTTGAAGAAAATATCAAAGAAAAGCGATGATCATGCAGCTGTGAGTATTTTGTTATCAATGAACGAAGATTGTTTAATAAATCTTTTAAAAACAATCATAAACTCAAAAGATTTAAGTGAACAATATGAGTTTATTGCTAATGCATTATATAGTAATGGTGTTTTAATAAGGAATGATGAAATCAATTCATCTAATACTTTGAATAAATATATTGGATATGTAAATGTTTTCAATTCGGATTTTGAACCAATTATATTTCAAAATAATATCTATCGGGACGCAACAGATAAGGAAATTAAAGAACTTCTTTCAAATCGTAAAAAAAAGAATGATATACCAAATATGACACAGGAAAAGTTACCTTGGGGTTTCATCACTCCTACAAAAAAAGGAAATAAATTTAAAATATTCACACCAGGAAAAGGAAAGGGTGTCAAAACTGGAAGAGAATGTATAACACTTGAAAAAGATATTCAAGATAATTTACTAAGCTTGATGGGAGTAAATGAGTTTGGAACTAAATTTCAAAATTGTCACAAACTTTTGGAAATTCTTATTGATACTAAGAGAATAACAATGAACCCTATTTATGTACCTAAATAATATGCGATTTCAAATATTTTTTATTTGCATCAAAACACACGTTCTTTTTCAAATATATAAATGAAGTATCAAATAAGAAAGAGAATAAAATAATAAGTTGTTTATTCCATTTATTATTTACGATTGCATTCATTATTTCTGTTGTATTTTTAACACCGAATATTGATTGAAATTCTTTAATAGATATAAAGTCTAATAATTTATTTTTGAGATATTCATCTTCTACAAAATGAATTTGGTTCACAAATTGATACGGTGTGAGTTTACTATTTTTCTTATTTTCCGAAGTTACATTTTTAGATTTTATTTCTATTGTATCTTTAAATTGGGTGAATTTATTGAAAGCCTGTAAATTATCAGTATATATCCATTGCGAATTATCCGAAGATTTTGATGGGAATTTATCAATAAATGCAATGTCCATATAAACAAAATATATTTATATATCATCATTTTTTTGAATTATATCGTTCAATTGAAAAAGAGTACATATCATATAATTTCTTGAAAACTCATGAAGGTTTTATATTTTTCTTATTTTTTCATTGAAATGTACTCAAATTATTTTTTTAAATATAAAAGTATATTAGTTTTGTTTGATGTTAAGTAATCGGTGTTTTCTTTCTTCTTGCAAAGTATTTTGCATTTCTTTTAATGATTGTTTCCCGCGCTCGGATAAATCATCTTTGTCGAGTAATTTCAAAACAGAAACCCTTGTAAGAGAATAAAGTGATATCATCATTATTTTGTTATTTGCTAAATTGAATAAACATTTTTTACATAAATCAAGAGATTCAGATGCGTTGAAAAATTTGTTTAATACTTTCATTATATTATACAATATAAAAAAAATAATAAAAGTAGGATATGGAACAACAAACTATTGATAAAAATATCCGACACAAAAACAAAGATGATGAAGAGTTCAAAACAATATATTGCTGTTGTTTTAAAATCCCTTGGTTCAGAAAGGAAAAAAATGTCAGCGTCTTCTTCTGCAAAATCATTTAAGAATAAAGATTTAAACCTCTCGATGAGAATGAAACATGCAATCATAAACATCATTGATTAATATCATAAACCCTGATTAAAAAATATATTCTTCATGTGTTAGAACATTGTTATTATAAGCAATAGGAGAACTTTTTTTCTGGAATTTTTTCTTCAAAAGATAAAATTTCATAGATGAAGAAATTTTGGAATTTTTAATAGGAATTATATTATCATTGATAATATTGGTATTATCATCGTCTAAATCAGTATGTTTATCTTTCATAGAAAGTTTATCTGATAACTTATTTTTTATAGATTCATATTTATTAATCTCTTTTTGTGAACATAAACAAAAGGATATATAATCTTTAATATTTATCAAAACTTCTTCATCAAGCCAATTCAAATTGACAAATACACCATTGTTATTTTGAGTATATGAACAATTATTTTTATGTAGGATTTTGAAAATCTCATCTATTTCAGTCTGACATAATCGATGTATATTATCATATATATATTTACAAATTTCTATATTATTCATTTAATATATAAACACAATTTTCATTTATATGGATTTATTCATTAATATCGTCTTCGATGAAATCATCGAATTCTTCATCAACAACTTCATCAATATCATCAATTGACAATTCATCATCATCTATTTCTTCTTCATCTTCTGAATCATATTCTGATTTCATATCTTCTTCATTATCAAATTCTATAATATCTTCTTCATCGTTAATATTTGTTTTATCATCGTCGATATCACTATTTGATTGAGTTTCAATTATATTTTGAACATCAATATTTGAATCTTTAATAGCTCTTCCAATAATTGAAATGAATTTGTCATATAGAAGAAACTTTTTACCACAAACCTCAATTTTAATTTCGTCTCCGATTTTGACACTATCTATATCAATTTCAGATTGAATGCCTGCGGATAATTTTGGAATAATAATTTGTAAAATCGGAATATTATCATGAAACCCTTCTCCAAGAAGACCCAAAGAGTTTTTAGCTTTAATTTTACATTTTAGTATTGATCCTTGTGCTGGATTACAAATTTCTCCAATACATTGAAGATTATACATAATATTCCCATTGAATTGTGATACAATAAGTTGTCCTATAGACCGTTTGATTATTTTGATACTATTTTTTTTAATATAACCATGTTTTGAACACATATTTTCCAAGTTATCCTTTACTTTTTTCAATAAAATATCATCGATATTACTACCAACTTCGGTAGTTTTTAATTGAAGTGAAGTATTGAATTTAATTGGTATGAAAAGTTCAGACATAATGCTAATAATATATCTATTATAACATCATTTTTTTATATAAGTCTTATATATAAAAAAATGACTTCTATATTATAGATACAATCAATGGAACTTCAATCGGATTTACCAATTTTTGATCTAATTTCTAAATATAAAGAGCAAATAAATAATGATCAAGAATTTGAAATAACAGTTTATCCATTGAAAGGCAAATATACTGAAAGTAATTTCAATAACTTCACAAATGTTTTTCGTTCATTAAATTACAAAGAAAAAATCGAGAAAGAATGTTTGACTGTTTCTTGTCAAAATGTAGAATTGAAATTACACAGTATATCAAATATCATTAAATATTGTTATTCTGAATCATATGATAATAACACAAATTGGAATAAAAATAATAAAATACTAGAAGATGAAATAAATGATTTATTTGATGATTGTATTACCTTTACAATTTCCAATAAAATATCAACAACTAAACCAGATTATTGGGATGATAATTTAAAACAATATAAGATAGAGAAACACATATGTTATGAAAATGAGGGTATAGAATATGTTGCAAATTTATACAAAATATCAAATGGAGATTTTCAAAATATGAAACAATCAAATGTAATGAAAGAAGAACAAAAATATGAATTCAAAATCATTATAAAAAATAAAGATGTCGAAATAATCCAAGCAATCATATTATTGTTACGAACAATACATATGTCAAATATGATTCTAACTCAAAAACAACAAAGTGAAATATTACAAGAATATAGTGATCTTGTAAAAAAGGATATCAAAATTAATAATTACAATAAGAAAAATACAATTCCTCTCTTAGCACCAAAACCAGTTACACTTGAACTTTCAAATCTTGTTGATCCACAAACTTACGGTGCAGTAAGTATATTATCGGGATATACAGTAACTGAAAAGGCAGATGGTGAAAGAATATTAATGTATGTTAATTCAGAAGGTAAGTTATATTTGATTAATAATACTTTACAAGTTCAAGGTACAGGTTTATCGGTGCCTAAAATATATTCCAATAGTTTGATAGATGGTGAATACGTGAGTTGTGATAAGAGAAATGATATGAGTGATAAAAATTTGTATGCTTGCTTCGATATGTATTATATAAGTGGTAAATTGATAACATCATTGCCATTAATAGATAATGAATCAAGATATACAAAATTAAAAGAAATTGTTAAGAATATTTCAAAAGGAGATATTGAAGTAATTGTAAAAAATCATCGTTATAGTGATGATATTTTGAAAGATTCAAGAGATATTCTCACGAATTCTCAAGAATATCCATATGATATTGATGGTTTAATTTTCACACCTGCTAAATTAGCTGTATATTCATATTATACAAATCGTAATGTGACATTAACAGATAATGTTAAATGGGATAGAGTTTTCAAATGGAAACCCGAAGATCAGAACACAATTGACTTTCTGATATCTTATGGAAAAATTATAACAAAAAATGGAATACGATATAGAGAAGTCAAATTATATGTAGGTTATAATGCAACACAATGGGAAGATTTATCTATTGATAAAGCTTTAAAACTAAGATATGATAAGGGTTATGCAAAGACAAATGATATCAATTCTTCTGCATATATCCCCGTTTTATTCAAACCAAAAATGTTTTATACACCCGGTGTAGAATGTGCACACATTAGAATAAATACAAGTGGTGAGTTGAGAGCAAAAAATGGAGACAAAATTGAAAATAACAGTATTGTCGAATTTCAATATAATAAAGATGATAACCTACATGTCAGTGAAAGATGGAATGTTTTGAGGGTAAGAGAAGATAAAACAAGAATATATAGAAATGAAAATACACTCAGTAAAACAGCAAATGATTATGGCGTAGCATTAAATATATGGAGGTCAATTCATATTCCAGTAACAATGGCGATGATAACGGGAAATGAAAATATCTCAGCAATTGATGATGTTGAAAATTTAGATTCCGAAGATATCTATTATTCGCGAAACATATCAAGAGATAATCTATTATCGGTTCATATGTTAAATTTTCATAATCAAGGAATAAAAAGATATTTATATAAAGATATACCTCAAAAGAGAGGTTCGTTATTAGAACTATGTTGTGGAGATGGTGGTGATATGAATAGATGGATAGACTCTGGGTATAATTTTGTACTAGGGATAGATTTTGTGAAACATAATATTTACAATCCGGTAAGTGGTGGTTATTCCAGAATGTTGAAAAGAAGAAAGCAATTTATCAAAAATGCACCAAAAGATGCATATTTTCCAAATATTGTATTTGCAGCAGGAGATTGTTCTGCAAATATTAAAACGGGTGAAACAGCACGAATTATTAATGATAAAGATAGTGAAAAAGTTCTCAAAACTGTTATGAATAAACAATCAGCCACAGATATACATTTGAGATATATAACAGGTAAAGGTGCAGATGGTTTTGATGTAGTATCTTGTATGTTTGCAATTCATTATTTCTTTGAAAGTGAAGAAAAATTGGAAGGTTTTCTCAAAAATGTATCAGATAATTTGAAACACAATGGTGTGTTTTTCTGTACATTTATGAATGGAGATAAAGTTCATAATGAGATAATGAAAAATGGTGGAGATAAAATAGAAGGGATAAAACTTAAGACAGAATATAATGAAGGAACACCAGTTTGGGCTATTATAAGAAGATATTCACAAGAGAATAAAGAAATATATGGTAAAAAGATTGATGTATTTATCGAAAATACAAAAAAACTTATACCAGAATATTTAATATCATTTCAAACATTGGTTAAAAAAGCAATGGAATTTGGATTAGAATTAGATAAAACAGAAATGTTTGAAGAAACTTTCAACAGTATAAAAACAAATATTACATCAAAAGATAAATTATACAATGATATTACAGCATTAAACAATGATGATATACAGAAGAAATTTAGTTTTCTCAATCAATGGGCAGTTTTTAAGAAAATTTAAATCAGATTTCCGAGTGTAGTGATACACATTGCTGTTCTTTCCTTCAAATTATAACAAGAATTTGATGCCAAGAAATGAATGAGAAGTTTGATATTTTTTAAATTATTACACTGACAAATATAGTGATAAACATCGGATGGTTGGATCATTTTACCCACATGAATATTTTGTTGTCTGTGACGCAATTGTGCAAGATGAAAACGAATAATTGGAGGAAATTGCATATCAAGTTCTTTATTCATCTTGAATCGATTTGTTTTTGTATTATATGTTGTTGAAGCAACATATGAATTATATAGAATATCCTTAATTGTCAGGATTACGGTGTGAATAATATATGTCGGATCAATTTCTCTATCTTTTTCATCTTTGGGAAGAACAAATTGTGGTTTATACATTTCAATATAATCAACAATCTTGAAATCCTTTCTATTTTTCATATAAATTGTAATAAAATTGTGCCAGATATTTGGTTTACAAGGATCTGTTTCTTCTTTTAGAAGAATATCTTGTGGTGAGATTTTGAACAATTTTACACCGGTTTCTGTATTTTTTTTAACAATGAACCCATAACTTTTATTTGAATTAATATAATTATAGGCGTCATTCAATGATGTAAAATATGTAGGGTATTTGACACAAGAAATATTCGCAAGAGGTTGATGACTAATGTCACATTCGCAAAGATTTTCTCTATTTTTACTATTGATATGATAAAGCATTTTATATCCATCTCCGAAAATATCAGAATAATTAATAATATGATTATTTTCACAATGAAGAAGAACAAACTCGTATGCAATAGATTTATCTAGAAAACTCACGAACATATCTCTTAGTTTTTTCTCAATGTATTTTTTATCACCCATAGCTAATTCTTCTTGTGTAAATTCGGATGAAAACATATTCATAAGAACTTCATTGAACATATCACCGTGGGTTTTTGTCGGATGAGAGAACTTTGACATATTGATATCAGTACAAGTTGAAGATCCGAAATACCAATCGTTTTTGTAATTATAAATTGTTATAGTAGTACCATCATAAGCTTCTTGAAATCTATCATTCACTTCAACCTGTGAACAATAATCATTGAAATTTACGCGAATAGGAATATTATTAGCATAAGATACAACAATATTATTGTTCAAATCCAAAGAGAAATCAAGAACAATACTTCTACATTGATTATAAATGTCTCTGAACTTTTCATCTACATTTTTGATATCGTATGAATTATGGAGAAGGACAAGATATTCATTATTTTTGAATTTTTTTACTTGAAGATATGGCCACATGTGATATTTTTTAAGTGTCATCAATAGACAATTATGATATTCCATTGTGGGATTTTTTTCTTTTTCTTGAAAAGTTTGCTGGATAATATCGTAAACATTATTTGGATAATCAAGCTCCATTTGTAAGTTGTATGAATATATTCATAACAATCTTATATCATTTTTTTACAAAATATACAAAAATATAATATTTTTATGATATAAAGATATAAACTCATAAAATAGATATGACAAAAGATTTTATCGAAGATGGTATGACAACTGATATGATAAAAAAACAGGTAAATTATATTCGTGAATATCTTGACAAACCAGGGAAAGCCTCATTTGATGAAAGAGTTGAATTTCTCAAAAGAGAATGTGAATTCTTTGTGAAAAGATATCCTTTTCTATTTGATATGACAATAAGTAAAAATTTTAATTATGAACACTTAAATTATTTTTTAAAAATGAGAGATAAAATTATCGAAGATAAAATGACACCCCAAGAAGCATCTGAAAAAGTTGGTACAGAATGGTTTAAACAACATGTTGATTTGTCAAAATGTAAGAAAAAAAATGATTCTTAAATATAAGATATGAAACAATTTTCCTATAGTTTTTTAGATCCCAGTGAAAATGTTGGAATACCTCATCCAATGAATCACGCTGGACTTTACACAAGTACACAACCATATGAAAACACCCTATGGTCTAAAGATTATAGAGGACCTCGTATTGAACCAGATGCGATCGCATATTCATCTCAATATAATGATTTGGCTAAAACTCATATTCCTACAAATGTGAGACCCGGGAATAACTCAATTGATAAAAATAAATATTTTTTCAAAAATAATCAATATAACGAAATTTGTTTTAAAGAACAAGCTCGTCTATAAATTTCTTTTTTATGGTTTTTTGATTTTCTTTGATAATTTTACAGATATATTTGTAAACATCATCAATCTGTTCAAATAATACACCTCCTGTTATAAGAATACTCCCACTTTCAAATATAGCAATTGTAACTTTTTTACAATTCCCATCACCACTTCCTGTACTTTTGCCAAAGCAATTTTTTGTACATTTACAAATACCATCATTATTTTTATTAGATGTATTCCAGAAATATTCAACTTTTACTCCTTGATAAACATTTGGTTGAAAACTACTTTTATTATTATATTTTCCACTTATTAAAAGATTATGAAGTTCCTTTCGTTTTATATTGAATTTTTCAGTTTGATTAACATCATTGAAGATTTTGAAATCCGAATTTATCATACGCACTTTAAAATTTGAATACATCAATCTATGATCCGGATTAACATCATTGTAATTTGTGATAAATATTTTTTTATTTCCATTTTGAAAAATATTTTTGATATTCATAATAATATCATTTATAATCAATTCTGGATGACTGATGTCCCTAATACCTGTTAATTGTATGTTCCCATTCTTGAAAATTTTTATATTTGGATAATAATTCTCTTCGAATTTATAAATAACTGTTATCTGGTTATCAAATCTCGATTTTTTATTTGTTTGTTTTGATTTACGCTTTTTCTTCGGATTGATTCCTCGAATATTTTCAGTATTCTCTTTCAGAAATTGAATCCATATAAATTTTTTAATATCATTTCCTATTTCAATATTTTCAAATAAGATATTTAAATCTAAATTTATATCATTTCCTATATCTGCATTACAAGTTATTGTTGATACACGATATGGTGTAAAAACAATTTCTGATTCCATTTAAGGCAATTAAACAATTGTTGAATGTCTTTATATCATTTTTTTATTTATGAACTCTCAGAATTCTTTTTTATATATGATGTATTAACTGATTCATAACTCGTTGGTAATGAAATCATTGGTGGAATATTTAAAACATATGTCGTTTCATTATTCATATGAAGTGCTCTGAATTCTTCTATTGATAAATTTCCATTGAACATTCTTAAAAGATATCTTGAAGGTGCGGGTCTTATATATTCTATTATACCATATTTTTTACCCATCATTTGTATTAAACTATTGATTTCCCATACTTTATCACTACCATTATGTGAAGAAAAATTAAATGCATTCGCACATTGTAAGGAACAAAATGTCCCATATACAAAATATGTATTGTTACAATAACTCACTGGCATTCCATAAATTTTGTAATCAATGTTATGACAACACCAAAAACATACCATGTTATTACCACAAGTATGATTTGATACATGCGATATTTCGTTATCTTGAATTTCTTCATTTATGTCATTTATTTCTTCATTTATATAACAATATGGGTTTTCATATGGAATTGGTTCGTATTCACAATCGCTCTTTTTATCAATATTTATGATCTTTTCAATATGACTTTTTGATAATGGCAATTGTAATATTATATGCTCATCTTTGTTACTACTCTTGACCATTGTATTTAATAATGTCTTTTTATTCTTTTTATCTGTTTGCAAATTTTTGCTTTTTCGAGGCATTTTATATTCTTTATATCGATTTACACTTATATATATTTTATTCATCCTCGTTATCTCCTAAATCTAAATCATAATCTTCTTCATCGACATCAATAATATCATCACGAACAACTTGCTCGCCTGTTATACCCATTGATTTCAATTCTTTTTCTAATTGTCTTTCTTCCATTGACATCTTATTCATTTCAGACAATTGTTTGTTTTTATTTTGTTCTCTTATTGCATTTATGAAAATTATATTGTCTTCTATTGACGGCATAGTAATATCTTGTAAATATTTTGTAATATTTTTATAAACAATATTTGTTAAATCTTTGATGAATCCATGTGTAACTTCAATTGATGCTTTCAAAACATTTTCGGAATTATCTGGATTAAAAGGTAAACATATAGCTCTGCTTAATATAAATAATTTGATATTATTGACATCTTTTTTATTGAAATCATCAATTGTATCATTTAATTTTGAAATATCTCTAATGATATTTGATACTGTTTCACAAGCAACATTTAATATAAAAGATTCTTGAGAATTTCCATTATATTCTTTAAAAATTTTATTTATTCTTTTTAATAAGTTCAAATGATTGTCTTGAAATAAATCTATTATATTTGTATTTTTATGTCCTGATGATTTTATGAATATTTCAACATATTTTTTTGCTTCATTTTGTAAAAATTTTGTTCCGTTTTCTTTTATCTTTTCAATAATATCTTGTGGTAAAAGAGGTGATTCTACATTATCTAACCAATCATTCAATATTTCTTGTTTTGGTTTGATATCAAATTGAATTTTTTCAATGTGATGTTTTTCTAAAATTTGAATTTCCTTTGGAATATAAAACATTTTTTTCGATTTCTTTATTGTTGCTCTTTTTTTGGCAAATTTTTCTTTTGCATCTTTTAAATCGGTTCTATTTATACCCAATATATCACTGTCCGAAATGAAATCTTCGCCAATTTTTTGAAGACAACATCCGAATAAAAATTTATGTATTTTTTTAAATTTATAACTTGGCATATATACTAAAGCTTTGACATACTCCTCAACAAAATTTGTTTTATTTTTTGATAATACATGTTTTAATATCTTGTAAGTTTCCCTACCTTTATTTTGTTTTTGTGTATTGATTACTTCAATATTCTTCAATTCTTTTGAATATTTTTCTTCAAATATTTTCATACAAGATTTCAAAATATTTTTTGGAGAAGTATAAACAGATTCATCAAGAACATCCTTTGTTATTTCGGATAAATATACTATTACACCATCGTTCGCATTTTTATCAAAAGGTACACCTGATAAAGACCATTTATCAATATATTGTACCATTATCTTATTTTGATCAAAAATCAAAAAACCATTCATATTATCTTCTAAAATTGATATCGACCACCAACATAGTGATATATATATCATTTCAAAAAGGATTTCAATATATTGTTGATTACATTCTTTGATATATTCTGTTATATTTTCATTTTGTGTAGACAATACTATTTGTGGCGTTAGTTTAATAATTCTATCAATATATTCGTCTGGATATTGTTGTTTATTTTTGTCTAAAATATTTATGAATAAATCTTTTTTTGTTGAAACACCTGAAAAATGTTTATATAATTCTTCACTTAATGCTTGTCTATTTAAGAATAACATTGAGTTCTTTTCGATATTGTCAAAAAGTTTTAAAACAATGTCTAATAATTCACGAAATCCAGTATTATTTTTATATCTTTGTGATAACAAAATATTTTCTCGTGATACTTGTTCTGGAATAAATACTTCAATATCATCGTCTCTATCTATCATTCCTTCAAAATTTTGTTCATTCTTATATATTGGTGGAATACCATCATAATTTGAAAAATCATTTGCTTCTTTTACTTCTTTACTTTCATAATGAAAATTTTGAAATTTTATATCATACAAATCTCGATGACTCGGATGCTTATATTTTCTATCTTGTTCCAAGTTTTTTACAATATCTTCATGTTTTGTTTCCTTTATTTGTAATAGAGTATTAACAGTATGTTGAATCGTATTTATTCTTCTATAATCAGCAATATTTTGAATAATATCATCGATTGATATGTCGTTATTTTTAACAGCATTTATAATATCATATGAATTATTATAAATAAGACCAGGAAAATTAATATTTATTTTTTCATCTTCTAATTGTGTTATCAACGAATCTATATCATCATATTGTAATGGAATAAGATGTAAAATATTTTCAATAGGAACTGAAATATCAGATTTAAATGTCAAATTCTGAGGTTGTAAAGACTTATATTTCACTTTATGTTCTTTTGTTTTCAATAAATAATCATAGTATTGTTTCAATTTCTGAAAATCATTAACTGATATATCATCATATGACGATCCAAAAGATAATAGGATATTATTTACAGTTTGATAATCAATATCATTGTCTGGAAGATGATTTAATATTTGATCAATTTTAGGTTTCACATTTTGTAGAACCAAATCAATATTTTGAAAAGTATTTGTTTTGACAAGATTCATAGGAATTGCTCTCTCATATTTTGAAAGTATTTTGGAATATAAGAAATCTTTTTGTGTATATTTGGGTTTCTTATAATAAATAGCAACAATTGGAATATTTATATCATCATTTTTAAATACATTGTATTTTTGTTTATCATCCTGTATTTCAATAGTTGTCTTATTTTCAATTTTGAATTTGAGAGCAGTAGAATCAGTATCATAATCTAATGCAAAAAAAAGCTTATTTTTAGCTTCTTGGGATTGTAAATATTGTAATTTTGTATATTTTGAAATAGTATTTACAAATTCTTCAATATTGTCATCATATTGATGTTTTATTGCATCTGTTATAAAAACATAATTATCTGTTGAATTTTTCTTTTTATAGAATAAATCAGTCAAATTGTTAGCTGTATTAGAATTTTGAAAGAAATTAAATAATTCATCAAATATTTCTTCACGAGAAAATGCTTTGAAATCTGGATTATCTTTTATAATATCATTTATAGATAATATTTCATAATATTCGATTTCATCCAGTATTTCATCAAATATTCTTATTTCATTATCCATTTAATCTATTTATTATCAATAAATTTATTCCATTCATTTTTAATGATACTGAGTTCGTCAATAATAATTTTACAATGAGATTCCATAAACATAATAAATTTATTAATATCTGTTTGGTCTTCCAATGTAAGTTTAATAACCAATTCTTCTTTAAGAGGATGAGGGCAAATATACCCAATATAAGAACAAATTAGATCGTTGAAAGTTGATTTATTGCGAATATATTTATTATGAATAATAGATTGTATAATATTACCAATTGTGTCATCTTCATTCATAATAACAAATTGTACAGTATTTTTCAAATCTTCACAAAATGAAACATTAATTTCCTTTTTAGAGATCAAATTTTCAGAAATATTTTTTAATTTATGAATCAAAATATCAATGGAATGGTTGATCAGGAATTTAGCAGAAAGATTATAATTGATAGGTTCGATTTCAAAGTGAATTTTTGTTGCTTCTCCAAATTTATTTTTATGAAAGGTTCTTTCTTTATCGAGTATATTCATATCTTTATTAATTTTAGATTCATCCTGGATATAAAAGAAGTTTGCCAAAGATACTGGTGAAAATGCCGAATTAAATCTAGCAGATCTTTTAACAACTCTAGCTTTAAAATGCAATTCTTCATTTGATCTCAATCTCGTTATAAGAATGTGAGAATCCGTTACCTTATCTTTTGGGAAGAATGTTGCTAATTGTGTGCTTGTAAGCTCAACACCTTTCATTTTACCCTTAATTTGTCCAGAATCTACATTCATCATTTTAATACCATTGTTCTTGACATTCAATTCCAATTCAATATCATCATCTTCATATGAATCAATTTGATCTTCTGTAACACATATTGGCAAAAGACCAATTCTGTGAGAAATAATTTCATTATGTAACCCCCCTACATTTTGAATAATATCAACAGTAGTTTCATTTTCTCCGATAATACCAGGAATGGGAATATCTGTCAATAAAATTCTTCGAATACCATTGACTATTGATATATCAATATCGTGAATATCAAATGAATACTTATTTGTAGGATCATTTTTGTCATGCTTATAATTATGAAACATACCCTTCTTAATATTTGTTTATAATATTGTTTTATGTCATTTTTTGTTTTTATGACATAAATGAAAAAATAAATGTTCCCAATGGGGCTCGAACCCATGGCCTTCGCGTCATAAGCACGACGCTCTACCGACTGAGCTATAGGAACTCTTTTACCACCTGTTTCTATATATTAGAGTTATTCTTATATATTTTTTAGAAATTTTGAAGTTTTTCACCTTCTAGTTTTATAAGATTATGTGTTTGTTTATACAATTCTGAATAATCATATTCGCATTTATGTACTAATCGGTGTTTTTTACAAAACATATTACCACAACGACATTTGTTTGTTATTTTGTCTAATTCAGAAATCTTTTTTTTACATTCATAACAAATATTCATTTGTCTTGGGTGTCTTCACTAATTATATAATTTAAATTTTTAAGTATAGACAACGCTTTTGATTTCATTTTTTTACCAGGATCTTCTGTTTTGACTTTAAATTCTTCCTTTGATACATTTCCACATTTTATACATTTTGATTTGATTTCTTGAATTTCAGAAATAAGTGATTGTATACTCATAACAAGGTAATATACAACAACTATCAATATTATAAAAACTATAAATAAGGTTAAATCCATTATTTTATATTGAGAAAAATATTTCAAAAAGAGTACATTTCATTATTTTTTTTGATTTTTTAAAAAGGTTTTTATAAATTTTGAAAATCTTTATGAAATGTACTCTTTTTGAAATTAATGCACTTATTTAAAAAAATGATGATATATTGTATTAATCAATACTTTAATGCAGACCGGAATTATTTCTTTTGCTAATAGAATTGTACAAAATATTAAATCAAATGATTCAAAAGATTTGATATTAAAACAATTGTATTCATTGTATAAAATTCAAATTCTTCAAAAACAACATCATCGTCTTGATGAAAATAATATTAAACATGTTGTCAATAATTTTCACTTATGTTCATTAAGATCAAATGGGAATCCTTATCTTATTTTCTTTACACTTTACAATGACATTCCTATAATTTATTTCATCGACAAAAAAATTCATCCAGGGTATCAAAAACCAAGAATTTTAATTGTTAGAGGATTATTTAATCATTCATTATTTCAAAATACTTTAATTGATGGAGAAATGGTTAAAAAAGAAGATGGTAAATGGTTGTTTTTGATGAATGATATAATTTCATATGAAGGTAATTATTTATCAAATGTGCCTTTAACTGAAAGATTGAAGATTCTTTACAAAATTTTGGATACACAATATACCCCTGATAGTATAATTGATGTATGTGAATATAAGATTAAAAATTATTATTATGTTTCAAAAGAAGGAATACAGGAATTATTGAAATTAGCTGATAAACTTAATTATACATGTAGAGGAATTTACATGTGGTCTTCAAATTTTCGATATAAAAATAAATTGATGAACTTTAATGATGATTGTATTGTAAATGTTGTTCGCAAAGTAAAAGATGAAACAAATTTCCAAACTCTTGAAGAAAAACAACCTGAAGTTGAACTCCCATTAGAAAAAAAAGAAATTGAAACATTAAGAACTGATAAAAGTAATATTTACTGGATGATCAAAACTGATACACCAGATGTTTATGAATTGTTTAATGAAGAAAATATCATTAAAGCCACTAGAATAGGTGTCGCACTTATACCCGATATAAAAACAAGTAAAACAATAAGGGAAATAATGAAGAATAAAAATGTTTCTTCCTCTGTAAAGGTAGAATGTTGCTATAATGACAAGTTTAAAAAATGGTACCCTGTTCGAGTTTTCTAATATTCTTCGATCTTATCTATTAAATCTTGAATAGAAAATCTTTTTAAAGGATCGAAAATTGAAGACATTTCATATAATTGTTCGAATAAATTTTCTTCAGATTTTGTTTTGAAAAAAGTTTTGGTAATCATTGTTTTTATAATATATGACGACGAATATACATCTGTTTTTTTAGCCAGATCATTTGAAAAATAATCATATATATTTTTGTTTTCTTTAATCGATTGACATATTTCTCTTATACCATTATAATATTTCGCGACATCATGAATTCCTTGATTATATTGAAACCAGTGTTTCTCATAATAAGTTGAAACATCTTTTCTGACTGAAGAACCATTTTCTTCCATTGTTTTTAGAAACAAATCAATATCCGAATGACAAATAACATTGTATTTTTTGAATAAATAATAAATGAAAAATTCAGGGGGGCTAAAAGTATATTTATTACTTAATATAAAATCGCTTTTGACCCAATTATAAACATCATTTACATGACATGAAAGTCCAAAATCAATCAACAGCAATTTATTATTTTTATATAATACATTTGTTGGTTTGACATCTCTATGAATAATATTATAAGTATTTAGTAATTTTAGTCCTTTATAAAAATTGAGAATGAGTTTGAGAGATTCAGAAAATGTGAATAAATCACAATATTTATTAATTTGAATTCCACCATTTTCAAATATAATTTGTTGCATTTCAATAAGTTTTCCACCACATCTATTGACTTCTAATAATTCCACTATTTTTTTGTTTTGAATTTCGTCTAAATAAAATCTAGAAGCTCCTTTTATCTTGACTGTAAAGTTGTCGTAATTTTCAATTTTCATAACATATTCTGTCAAAATATAAAACTCTGTTTCAAAATCTTCAAAATCATTTGTTTTATATACTTTACTCACATCATTATTTAATGGATCATTATATTTTAAATACCATTGAGTAGGTAAAACATTTGTGATAGGAGGGGACAAAACGACACTATAACTACCTTTACCTATGAGATTATAATCCTTGGTAGAACTCATAAAATCTGAAATTTTATAGTTCTTAAATAAATCCAATATTATATTAAAAACAGATTTATAACTTTTATATATATGAACCGTTTTCAAAAAGATGTTCAATTTTAACATTAGCTATAGGTAAATCTTTAGATAGTTTACATCCACTTCTTTCCAATTTTGGATGATAATCCAACAGAACATTATCAAATTCTACATATCCTTTATTCTTTATACCTATAACCTCGTTTATATATCCATTATTTTTAATTTCATTATCATCTATATTCTCTGTTATTATATCATTTGTTGTATTCTCTTTAATAATTAGCGATTCTTGCACAGGTATCATATTAGAACCCAAAATAAGCAATAACAAAAATAAAACAACCATAATAATGTAGAAGTTCATTCTTTAATAAATTGAAATATATTTTATTCATCGTCTATAAATTGAATTTTTTCCTTTGTTTGATTGTTTTTTTCTTTAATTTCATCATTATCTATGAAATATTTAATAGTATATCCGTTTTTCTCGTAATATTTGATTCTTACATACCCTTTGTTTTTAAATACAGAAAACTCGTCCCATATATCAATACATAGAGGAATATACTTTCTTTCATTTGGTTTTTCTCTCAAAATTCTACCAATAGATTGTTGAATATCTGAAATAGGACTTGCAAATATAACAGTGTTTAATGAGGGAATATTCATACCTTCCGCAGCCATCTGATATGTAGCTAAGATAACTTGTTTTTCACTCGAAATATCAAGTTGTTCTTGTGACATTCCTCCAACATAATATCCAATATCTTGATTTATATTTCTTGTTTTAAGTTCGTCTTCTATCTTTTTGAGATGTTGTCTTCTTTCGGATAAAATTAGAATTTTTCTGTCAATATCATTCTCTAAAATTGCTTTCAAAATTTCAATTATAAATAATGTTCTTTTTTCAAAGGCACATATGTTATTTATCATTGCAGCTACATTTGGTTTACCATTCCACAATAGTTTTTTACCACTGTAATTTATATCAGGATCGAAAAACTTATACATTTTGACATTTACTTCTATTTTTTCATTTTTTTCAAGTTTGTAAACAGATTTTCCAATGAAATATTCAAATACTCGACGCATACCATCCTTTCTATTTAGTGTTGCACTTAATCCTAAAATAACTGGTGCATTCATTTTATGAAAAGCTCTTGAAAATACCTCAGCACCAAGATGATGTACTTCGTCAATTATGACAAGACCGAATTCTTTAAATATATTAATATCATAATCTCTCATAGCAAGAGATTGTAATGATGCAATTACAATATCTTTTCCTTCAATATCTATTTTAGATTGTTTAATTTTTCCAATTGATGCAGTTGGAACAAACTGTGATACTGTATCTTTGAATTGTTGATTAAGAAAATCTTTATGTGAAACAAATAATGTTTTAACTTTTAATTCACACGCTATATATACACTCATTATAGTTTTTCCAAAACCACAAGGAACAGATATAATACCACCTCTTTTCATAGGATTATTAGCAGCTTGAATAAAATTTTGAACAGGAATCAATTGTTGTTCCCTCAATTTTCCTTCAAATTTAAGATTACATTTTTTGACATGTGTACCAATTTTATCTATTTGTGGTAAACCAAATTTCTGCAATCCGTAATATCTTGGAATATATAATATTTTATCTGTTTCATTATATACATGAAAAGTTTTAACATCTGTATCACCTAATGAAAAATTCACATTAGGAACCATAGTCAGATCTTTTTTAATATCATCTATTTGATCTTTAAAATGTGATTTAGATAAACCATAACCATTTATAGATAAAATTGTTGTCATTTGAATATCAAAATTATCAACGAATATTTCATTTTTTTATATATGTCTAATTATAGAACTAATATGTTGAAAGAAACATTGCGTATAATAGCTGTACTATTGTTATTAATAGTTGCAATAGCAGATGATTTTCCATTTTATTCCAAAATGAAAGATCCCAAAACACAATTTGTTATTGCTGTCATCACAATTGGAATTATATTATATGATAGTATTTTTGGCTTTATTATGGGTCTTGTGTTAATGTTAATTTATTATGAAATATATAAAAAAATTAAAAACATAAAAAAAATAAAGACATCTGAAAATACAACTGAAAACCCTGAAAAACTAAATACAGTTATGATGGACTATATTACTAACGAACATCTTTTATCAGCACAAAATAATATTGTTCAAGAAAATAATTATAATACTGAAGTAAAAGGTTTATTAAAAGGTTTTAATAACGAAGGTATGTATAGTGCACAAGGAATGGATAAAGAAAATTTAAACAAAGCAGGTTATGATTATAACGATAAATATTTTTCATATGAATAGAATGTTATGAATAATATAAATAAATGAATATATAATTCATATCCAGTGATCTTATTTTTTACTGATAATGGTAGTATATGTAATAATTTTTCAAATAAACTTGTATTGTAAAGTATAGCAACTATAACAATCAAACCAAATACATGTTTAACAATTTTTAAATCAATAAAAGGAGCATCATTATTGAAATTGAATTTAGAATCATATTTCATATCTTGAACAGGTTGTATAGGTTGAACAGGTTGTATAGGTTGAACTTGTTGAACTTGTTGTACAGGTTGTACAGATGGGGTTACTTCTTTTTGTTCATATTTTTCGAAATCTTTTAATACACTATCAATATCAGGATCTTGACCCAGGTTTAATGTTTCATTATTATTTGTTTTCAAAGGAAGACTATTAATTGGTGTTGACATTTGTATAGAATTATTATTTACAGGAATATTTGCCATTTTAATCTACTATACGAAAATAACAAAATAAAAAGAATAAAACGCATTTTAAATTTTATTCACTAATACATCTCCTAGTTTATATGGTTCTAATACATCGTCACTGTCGCAATCAACAACATATGGAGTATATTTGAAACATTTTCCTTCAACTATAAATTGTTTGTCAATAAAATCTTCAGGATGGGGTGCCAAATATACATGACAATTATCCTTGCAATGATATTTAAAAACTAACGCTAGACCAAGACCGCATATAAAACTAAAAATCATACTTCCGATGTCTGTATTGAGTGCTTGAAAAAATTGTTTGTGAATATTATTCATGATCTACAAAATATGAATATTATATTATAGGCTGTTTAATAGCCATGTCATGACACTTTACTTCTTCTGCATCAACTTTGTAACAGTCTCCACTTAAACCTCTATAAATAATAGAACCTGCATTATATGGCGATGGATATTTAATAATCTTTGTGGTTTTCGGTATATTTAAAAACATTATGAAAATTCCAATAACAATACCTAGAATAAAGAATGATAAATAGAACTGCATCTTAAAATAAATTATTATTTTTTATTTATCTTTAATACATCTTTTTGTTTTTGGATTGAGTTTTTTGCCTATAGGACATTTTACAATATTGGTAACAGAATTGTAAATATAATTTCTTATATTTTGTAGTTCATTTTCATTAAAGTCATTTTCTGTTGGAAATTCACCATTATTTATATAATAAATGAAATACATTATTGTATAAATACCGCAGTTTTCAGTATCTTGTGATGATTGTAATACAATATTAGGGGTATCATAAACAAATTCAAATTCTTTTTTCACCAAATTTGAATGTTTATTTAGTAACCAATTCCTCCAAATATTTATTTTATCTGAAATATCTGGATTTTCGTGTCCATATGGATCTAATATATAAATTTTCTCTTCTTTTGGATCTATAATTGATGCTATCCAATGTATATTATCTATATTTATTGGAATAAATATGGTTTTATTATTCCAATCATTATCAAAATGTTTCAAATATCCTTCTGTCAAATTATCTAAATCTTCGTCATTTTCAATCATTTCGCTCAAATCATAATAAAATTCAGCATTCATAATGATATATTTTTTGAACAATTTTTTATCTTTTATGTAGTTGTAAAGAAATGCATTTAAAGATGCACTGGTTAGTAAACTGTTCAATAATGCTTCTGCATCTTCATTATCATATGGTAATTCTTGATTATAAAACGAAAACATCTTTGCTTCATCGTTTTTCTCCCAATATTTTAAATTTTTTTGATGATCTTCATCTTCGATATGCCAAAAGTTTGATTTATCAGATTTCGTTTGTTTCTTTTTTTTGCGTGGTAAAACAATATCATTATTTGAAATATCTAAATGTCTTTTATTGGATCCATCCAAGTTTTTATTATAGATGATATTGTGTGAATAAATATCATCAATATGCTGGTATGGGAACTGTAATTCTAGAATTTTGTATATAATATCTTTAGACTGTTTTTCCTTATATTTATTTAATAAAACTTGCTTGTTTTTAAGAAATTCATCATATTGATAATTTTGTAAATCGCGTTTATTTTTAAAGTTTTCATTATAAAATTGAATTTTGGCATTATTTTGAGATAAATATTCTTTGGCATTTTCATCATATTTGTAAAAAAGAGCTTTTACATAATCGATAGTTTTATCACCTTGAATTTGTTGAAAAATACTATGAAGTAAATCATTTGATTTAACATCCATTTTCTATAACATACAAAATATAAAAATAATAAACTTAGTTTTTTATATTTTCTGATTCAAAAATACCTTTATAATACTGATCTATATTTTCATCACCTAACTGATCCTCATAATGAGATCTAGGAATATATTTTATATGAGTTTTTTGAAATTTTGAAGGATCATATGATTGACTATAATATCCTTGAATAACAAGAATAGTTCCTATAAATAATAGAAATATCGCAAAGCTTTTCATCTTTTATTATAAAACTATAGAAAAATAATTGTTAATCAAATTCATACAACTTCGTTTTCAACATTTTGTCGTTCACTCCAAGGATCTGTTTTTTCCATTTGTTCTGAAATATCTTCTACATCTGATTTATTTGACGAAGAATTGATAGCTTCTTGCTTTCTTTTTTCAAAAACTTCATCTTTACTGTCCATATTTTCTTTATATTTTTTCATCAATGTATTAAGTTGAGTTTCACCATATTCTTGATTTTCAAGATCACTAGGGTGTGGAGACCAAGGACACCAACATCCAACTTGTCCAATAAAAATGTCAAATTTATCATCAACTTTTTTGAGAAATTCTGATCTATTTTTGGCTTCCTCTATAGTATCAAAAACACCTCTAACTTTAATACCTCTCATAGTTGTTTGAAAGTTGTTATCCCTGTGATAATCCGCTTCAATATCTGAAGAATTAACAGATTTGAAGAATTTATATTGACTATCCATCTCTTGGGCATCTAGAATATAATTATGGTTATTTTTGATAGATTCTATCATATCTTTAGAATCGGGGAATTTTGCTTGAATACCGTCGAATAAAGTATTCATATCTTTACCAAATTTCTCAAGAAATTTTGAGAAATAATATGATTCTTTATTTACAATAACATCTTCTGGGCTGAGAAATGAAAGTAATACATAATTTTGTCCTCTTATTTGTTTATCTTCGTCTAAATAATCATGTTCTTTAACTGAAACATTTTGCATAACTATGTTTTATAGAAATAAATACTCAAAAATCTTATATAGTTTTTTCATAAAAAAAATCTCTATTATAAATATAAGAAAATACATTAAAAAATGGATTATGCTCTAGATATAAATGAAGCAGTTGTACGATTAATCAAATATTTACTCGAAGGTTTATCGGTTGGTATTGTTACATACCTTATAACAAATCCTCAACCATCTGGACAAGAAATAATGATTATAGCATTAACAGCAGCGGCTGTTTTCTCTATACTCGATATTTTAGCTCCTGCTATTTCAAATGGTGCAAGACAAGGTACTGGTTTAGGCGTAGGATTCAAATTAATGGGTTTCCCGTGAATTCTATAATAATGGAGAAGGATGAAATTCGTAATTCAAATCTTCACAAATTTTTTTCCATATTTGGTCCTGAACATATAATTTTTCTCTACTTTTCAATAATGGAAAATAGCTAAGATATTCATTTAAACCAAGAATTTGAAAGAATTTATATAATACATAACTATATGACAAGAAATTCTTTCGGTCTTTAGGACAATGTTTTAAGAACGGCCCTTGTATATCTCGGAACATAATGAATAATTTTTCTTCTAATTCCGATGAAAAATGAGGAGTTGGAATACCATTTATACGATTTATGATATAATTTATATGTTCATAATACTTATTAATTCTCAGTCTTTTCAAAATTTCTCTCATTTTTGCATAAGTGATTTTTTTTGTATTTGTTATTTTTTCTTTTTTAATTTCATTCAAAATTTTCTCAAAAATTTCATTAGGTATATCTGTACTTTCTTTCCCCTGCACTTGATTACACCATTCGCGAAAATGATTTATTCTCTTATAACTGAAGTGAGAAGAATCCTTTACATTTTGTTTTAAGATTGGTCTATTTTGTTCTACTAGAAGTAATTCCTGAAATCCACATTTTTCACAAATTATTATAGCCTCGTGTTGAAAACAAGTCATTTGTTCCTTACAAATTTTACAATGTTCGAGTCCATTATTATCTGTCTTTTTTATATGATTTTTATTAGTTATATTAAGATATTCATCAACTAAATCACTCTTATCTTTTATATTTTTTTCGGTATTTTCGGAAACTGATTTTTCTGCTTCTTGATTATTTGTATTTATATTATTCAGAGCATCTAAAATAGTTTTATTAGTAGGTTTTACAATTTTTTTAATTTGTTTCTTTTTAGATTGTTTTTCAATTAAATCATAATAATTAAATAAAATATCACTCGTGTTATTATAATATTCTAATTCATTGTTCATATCTTTTGTTTTTTGAATTTCTTTTTCTGATTCTTGTATTTTTTCCTTCAAAATTATATTTGAACTCCAAATATCAATATAAGAAATATCGTCAACATTTGTATTTAATATACATTGTTCTATATGTTTTTGATTATTTTTCAATTCTTTTAATACAGATTCTTGTTTTTGTAATTCATCTTGTTTTTGTTGAAAGTTTTCTATCATTTTACTATGCATAACATCAAGTGTAAATAATTTTTTCCCATCCTCTGAAACATGTATTCTTTTCTTCGATGTCTTCTCTTTAAACATTTTATATTTATAAATAAACTTTACAAAATCATTCTTAAGTAATATAAAAATAGTAACTCTCTTTTTTTTTCTTGTATTATAGTATAAAGAATATAACAATAAAATGGGTGGTGGTCTTCTTCAATTAGTCGCTTATGGCGCTCAAGATGTTTATTTAACCGGTAATCCCCAAATTACCTTTTTCAAAGTTGTTTACCGCAGACACACTAATTTTGCGATAGAATCTATCCAACAAACTTTCAATGGTGTTTCTAGCTATGGATCTCAAATATCTGTAACAGTATCTCGCAATGGTGATTTAATAAACAGAGCCTATCTCCAAGTTAATGTTCCTAAATTAATGGAAACCTCATCATCATTAGGTTCTGAGGCAAGATATGTAAATTATTATGGCCTTCGTTTACTTAAAGATGTTGTTGTAGAAATTGGTGGACAACAAATTGACAAGCATTATTCTGATTGGATGTATATCTGGAATGAACTTTCGCTCCCCATGGGTAAAAAAGATGGTTACGAAAAAATGGTTGGTGCAAATGGTGCAGATCTTACTGTTGGTACCGATAAAACTATGTTATACATCCCTCTTGAATTCTGGTTTTGTCGCAATGTTGGTCTCGCACTTCCTCTTATTGCTCTTCAATATCATGAAGTTAAATTCAAAATACAATTCGATACAGCTGATCACTGTATCATCAATTCATCTGCCGCTACTGATTTGAATTCTACTTTAGATGCTTCAATGTGGATCGATTATATCTTCTTAGATACCGATGAACGCAGACGCTTTGCTCAACTTTCTCACGAATATTTAATTGAACAATTACAATTTACTGGTCAAGAAAATCTTTCATCTGGTGGAAATAACAGATATAAACTCAATTTCAATCACCCTTGCAAAGAACTCGTATGGGTTGCCAAAAATAGTGGTCATTCATGGTACAATTATACAAGTAAAGATAATGTGAAAACTGACACTGATACTAATGTTGTTACTCACGAAAATCTAGATGGTCAAAATCCTGTTACAAATTGCTTGTTACAACTTAATGGCAATGATCGTTTTGCGGTTCGCCAAGGTTCTTATTTCAATTATGTTCAACCTTACCAACATCACACAAATATACCTTCTAACAGAGGTATTAATGTTTATTCATTTGCTCTCAAACCCGAAGAACACCAACCTTCTGGAACCCTCAACATGTCTCGTATAGATACTGCTGTTTTATCAATGGAAACCCAATCTAATTACTTGAGTGCTGGTCAAAGTGGAACTTTAAATATATATGCCGTGAATTACAATGTCCTTCGTATTATGTCTGGAATGGGTGGTCTTGCTTACAGCAATTAAAAACATTAAAAACATTAAAATCATTAAATATATTAAAATCATTAAATATATTAAAATCATTAATATATCTTCTCTTTTTTTTTCTTGTATTATAGTATAAAGAATATAACAATAAATGGGTGGTGGTCTTCTTCAATTAGTTGCTTATGGTGCACAAGATGTTTATTTAACTGGTAACCCTCAAATTACCTTTTTTAAAGCTGTTTATCGCAGACATACCAATTTTGCGATAGAATCTATTGAACAAACTTTCAGTGGAACCCCTGGATATGGACAAAGAGTAACCAGTACCATTTCTAGAAATGGTGATTTAATCAGTCGTGTATATCTTGCATTGGATTTGTCGGGAGCAACAGGAGATACTTTATGTAAATTCTATGGTCTTCGCCTCATTAACTATGTAGAGATAGAAATCGGTGGTCAAAAGATTGACAAACATTATTCTCACTGGATGTATATCTGGAACGAGCTTTCCTTACCTCTTTCCAAGAGAGATGGTTATTACAATATGGTCGGTGCTGTTGGTGGAGTACCTGGAACCAATATGGAAAAACAATTATATGTTCCTCTTGAATTCTGGTTCTGTCGCAATGTTGGTTTAGCACTTCCTCTTATATCTCTTCAATATCACGAGGTAAAAATAAATATAAATTTCGAAACTAGTGACAAATGCAAAGGAGATGCGACTGCACTAACTGGATCTTTCAATGCCGCATTATGGGTAGATTATATCTTCTTAGATACTGATGAACGCAGACGCTTTGCTCAACTTTCTCACGAGTATTTAATAGAACAACTCCAATTTACTGGTCAAGAATCAATCCCCTCTAAAGAAATGAAATCCAAACTCAATTTCAATCACCCTTGTAAAGAACTTCTATGGGTTGTTACTGATAGTGCTGCTGATAATAACAATTGGATGAATTACACAACTGATGTAAGTGGTGATAATAAACTTGTAAGCGGTGATGATACATCTGGAATGTTGAAAAAATTAGCTGCTGATTGTATAACCAGCAAAAATCCTATCACTGCCGCTAAACTTGTTCTTAATGGAAATGATCGTTTCGCACAACGCGATGGTTTATATTTCAATCTTGTTCAACCTTTCCAACATCACGAAAATATTCCATCAAATGCCGGTATCAATGTATACTCGTTTGCTCTTAAACCCGAAGAACACCAACCTTCTGGAACCTTAAATATGTCTCGTATAGATACTGCAAATCTCAATATTTCTTCTGTATACGATTCCAGCCACGGTAAAAATCTTAATGTATATACCGTCAATTACAATGTCCTTCGTATTATGTCTGGTATGGGTGGCATTGCTTATAGCAACTAATAATAAAAATAATATATCTCTTTTTTTTTCTTCTATTATAGTATAAAGAATATAACAATAAAATGGGTGGTGGTCTTCTTCAATTAGTCGCTTATGGCGCTCAAGATGTTTATTTAACCGGTAATCCTCAAATTACCTTTTTCAAAGTTGTTTACCGCAGACACACTAATTTCGCGATGGAATCTATCGAACAATCATTCAATGGAAACAATAACTTTGGTTCTTCAGTAAGTGTTCTAATCACTCGTAATGGTGATTTAATTAATCGTGTTTATTTCAATGGAAAAATCAAAAATACTTCTACCGCTTCTACAGAAGGTGTGATTTCTAGTGTTACTCTTGGCTCTGGAGGTACTGGTACTTATGTCGCAAATGAAATCTTAAATATAGTTGGAGGAAATAATGGTGGTACAGTTAAAGTTGTTTCAGTTGCTGAAGGTGGGGCAATTGCAACTTTAGAATTAACCAATGGAGGCTCTGGATATACTTCTGGCGAAACTTATTCACTATCTGGCGGTAGTGGTAGTGGCGCAACAGTAACTGTAGTTGCTTCTAGTCTCGGTGTTGAACTTGTTCCTTATTTCGGACAAAAATTACTTAAAACAATAGAACTCGAAATTGGTGGACAGAAGATTGATAAACACTATTCCGAATGGCTATATATCTGGAACGAACTTTCTATGCCTGTCGGTAAAAAAGAAGGTTATGAAAAAATGGTTGGTGCTACCAGAAACAGTGAGGGTGTTGTAGAATCTACTGTTTTACCAGCTGACAAAAAATATGAAGTTTATGTTCCTCTCGAGTTCTGGTTCTGTCGCAATGTTGGTTTAGCACTCCCTCTTATTGCTCTCCAATATCATGAAGTTAAGATCAATATCAATTATGCTTCTAAAGCTGATATTGTTGTAACTTCTACAGATTCTAACAAGATTGAAATGACTGATGTATCTATGTGGGTCGATTATATCTTCCTCGATACCGATGAACGCAGACGTTTTGCTCAACTTTCACACGAATATCTCATTGAACAATTACAATTTACTGGCTCTGATACTATCACTGCAAGCACTGATCCTAATACTATGAAGAGTTCTAGAATGACTTTCAATCACCCATGTAAAGAACTTATTTGGACTGTTCGCTCCGATACTGATAGTACAGTTGCAGAAAAATGGAACAGATATACTGACGATTCCTATGTTAATCATGTAATGAGAGCTAAAATACAATTAAATGGTAATGATCGTATGACAGAACGCGATGGAACTTATTTCTCTCGTGTCCAACCTTATCAACATCACGAAAACACACCTTCTAATTGGCACGGTGGTATCAATGTATATTCATTTGCTCTCAAACCCGAAGAACACCAACCTTCTGGAACCTTAAATATGTCTCGTATAGATACTGCTGTTTTATCAGTATCATCGAGTGTTGCTGGAAGTCTATCAATATACGCTGTAAACTACAATGTCCTCCGTATTATGTCAGGTATGGGCGGTCTTGCTTACAGCAATTAAAAAGCATTATTTTTTATTTTTATCTTTTAAATATAGATTTTATGAATAAAATATTTATTCTTGATCTTTATAAAAATGCATTATTGACAAAACTATCAAATAAAGTTCCTTCGATATTTTTAAAAGAAATAGAAAAAAACGATTATCTACAAGATATACATCATATTATTGCAAATAATAAAATACATTATATATGTGAAGGTAATTCCAGTTGTTTTTTATTAAAACATAAAAATACAATTTTCATTTGTCCAAATAGTAAAATTAATTTACAAATAAATGACAAATTAATTTTCATAAATGAATCAGTAAAAGTTCATAAGGGACTTTTTACTGAATATGAAAAAATTAAAACCGGTATAATTAAACATATAAACAAATTATCTGAAAATAATGATATTGTACACATATATATATCAGGTCATTCTATCGGTGCAGGATTAGCATCACTTATTGCGTATGATATCATTCAAAAATTTAAATATTATTATAATATATCTTGTTTTTTATATGATTCGCCAAAAGTTGGTAATAGTGAATTTTATAAACAATTAAAGATTGGTGTAAATTGTATATATGATATGATTTTAAAAAATGAAAAACAATTTGATAAAATACTTATCGAAGAAGATAATATATCATATATTGCGGGAACAAAATATTTCAACCATTTGAAATTTTTTAAAAATATGTTTTATAATTTTGAATTTAATCCAAATGATATTGATATGTTTATATCAAGGTTAAAAAATATTTTACAGCTATCAAATAAAGTTTAAATAAATAATACTGGTATGAATAAAATCGCACAGAATATGTTATAGAGTATATAATCATTTATATGAATAGCTTTTTGTAATTGAAACAACAAATAATCATATTTGTAATCTTGACATTTTTTTTCAGTATATTTATAGTATTCATTATTATTGAAATATCTTATACAAGAGAATTTTTTATTCAACAGTTTTGATCTTGAAAAATTATCTGGAACAAACTTATTATAATAAACAATTGTATGATTATAATTGAATATTGTACAAATTATTGCTAGTAAAATCGCATATCTTTGATAGTTCATTTGTTGATTGTATAAATGAAATCAACTATCATTTTTTTGTTTTTTATCTTAATTTCCTATAACAATCTGTGCAAATTTCAACATCAGACAAGGCACGATGTTTTTGTATGACTTCTTTTTGATATAAATATTGATATAGTTCAGTTAATTTTGGGTATTTCCTTGTTTTCATTAAAGATTTGCCATTTTCCATTGTACAATATTTTTGTTTAAGAAAAATGTTTTTAATCAAATTATTTTTCTTGCTTCTGTAACACTCTGATAATATGATATTGACATCAAAATCAATATTATGAGCCACAATTCTCTCAACATCAATCAAATCTTTTTCCAAATTTTGTAGAATAGTTTCAATATTTTGTCCATTTTGACATGCTTCTTCATGAGTAATTTTGTGAATATGAGAATTTTCAATAATAAACCCTTCTGGTTTAACTAAACTTTCAACTTTTCGAATAATATTAAATTGAGAATCATAAATAATATATGCAATTTCTACAATTCTTGCATTTTTATAAAGATCAATCATCGAAGGGTCTGGTGTTTTATAGAATGATTTTCTAATTGGTAACCCAGATGTTTCAACATCAATAATCATAAACTTATCTTTAATCATAACATTTTTATAGGCTTCTTCCAATTTTTTTTGTAATTCATCGAGAGTATATTGTTTGTAAATATCAATACTTGTATTAAAACTATTCAAAATTTGTGATGTGGTCATCATGTGATATTATGAAATATCATAATGAGGTATCATTTTTTCTTTTTGACAGAGATTTTTCATTTTATTACAAATTTCCGAAATATCTTCATAACAATAATCTGTGTAATATTTATGTGATTCTAACCAAGTCATAGCTTTATGGTGCCCTTCATTTTCATATAAAGTCCAAAAATATTGTATTTGTTTTTTTTGCAAATCATTCATTTGTTAGAAAAATAAGAGTAAGTTTTATACTATTTTTAATAATTTCAAAAAGAGTACATTCCTATAAAAGTTTTACATTTTGATAAAGAGTTTTATTTTTTAAAGAATTTTGAATGAAATGTACTCTTTTTTATATTTGAGTACATTTCTTATTGTTTTTCAAATATTTATGAAAGATTTATAAATTTCAAATATTTTTAATGAAATGTACTCAAAATGTATTACCTAGTTATAAAAAACCGGAAACACCTTTCTACACCTAATTTAACATTATTCGACCCAATTTTCTTTACAATGAAATATGTATGTTTAGTCATAAGTTGCATTTATTATATTACACGAGTATATTTAATAAAAAAATAAATCATATATAATTTTAGGATTTGTAATGTATTATTTATGGTCTCTATTATGCTCTATTACACTATTTATCATATTACAATGGAATGAATATAATAAAAATCCGCGAGATTATAAAATGTTGACAATATCAAATATTGGTTTATTGTGTTTAATTTATATATTAATTACAATAGTATTTTATTTCATATTTGATAATGAAAATGTTGATTATGAAATAGACAAAGATAATGTAGATAATACAATGTTGAAACAAATAAAAGAATCAGTTTATACAGGATTTGATCCAATAAAAATAAATTGATATAAAATAGTCACATCTTCTTATTATATATGAAATTGGAACTCAAGAAATTTGATCCATCGCGAATAGCGTCTGATTCAGTTGTTGTATTTATTGGAAAAAGAAATACAGGAAAATCATATTGTATGAAAGATATTTTAAATTATCATCGTTCGATTCCAGTAGGAATTGTAATAAGTCCAACAGAAAGAGCAAATGGTTATTTCGAAAAATTTATTCCGAAAATGCTGATATATGATGAATGTGAAGAACAGGTAATTAAAAAATTTTTAGATAGACAAATAAATCTATCTACTGAAAGGAAAAAAGAATTGAAAAAAACAGGACATTCTCAACTTGATTCAAGAGCTTTTCTTATATTAGACGATTGTTTATATGATAAAAGATGGATAAATGATACAAATATACGATCAATCTTTATGAATGGGAGACATTATAAGATATTTTTTTTAATAACAATGCAGCATTCTCTTGGTTTACCACCTGTTCTAAGAAACAATGTAGATTATGTATTCATTTTTAGAAATAATATTATAAGAGAAAGACAAAAAATTTATGAAAATTATGCTGGTATGTTTCCAACTTTTGAAGTTTTTGATCAAGTTATGACACAAACAACTGATAATTTTGAATGTTTAGTTATTGATAATAAGATACAAAGTAATAAAATAGAAGATCAAGTTTTCTGGTATAAAGCTAGTGAAACAAATTTCAAAATGTGTAGCAATGATTTATGGGAACTACAGAATCTTGAAGATCAAAGAAGAGAAATGGGTATAGAAAATGAAGAAGATTCTGAACCATTTGATACAGGTGTCTTTACAAAAAAGAAGAATACAGGTGTCATAAAAGTTAAAAAGACAACTTCGCGATATTAATAAACATCTGCAAAATATTGAGGCGATTGATTCTTATATATAGTAGCAGTAAATATTCTATTTTTATATATCTCAACGTTAATTGTATCACCATCATATATTTCCCTACAACCTATAGAATCATCACAATTCATATTTTGATGATGCAATGGAAGTCTCATCATATTATTTTTATCTGTTGCAGTATAATATTGCCATCGATCTCTATTATTTCTTAATTTTTTCGCAAATAATGGCAATATAATAGGGTCTTTGTCTGATTCATTTGCAGTTAATAATCCAATTTGCTGATAATCATTATTATTATATTCAGGTAATTCTTTTGGATATATTTTTATATCTTCTGATTTTTCTGTATTATCATTTATATATATTACCTCCTTTTTTACTTCTGTTTTATATTTAGGAACCTTTAAAACAAAATATAATAAAATACTGACTATTATTATCAAAATCAATAATAATACCGAAAATATCATATACCAGTAATTAGATTGTTCTTGTTTTTTTTTCATCAAACTTATTATAATAAAAGATTATTTAGAAGAATAAATTACCTTTTTTTTTGAAATATTGACTCTTATTCATATCATCGATATTAACAACCTTTATATCTTCATTTTCTTCTGAAGAAGTTTCATCCTCTGATTTAAAAGCATTTGATTTATCATCTTTAATTTCATCATCAATAATATCATCAAAATCATCAGAATCATCTTCATCCAATTTATCATCACCAGACTTATTATCATCCAATTTATCATCATCAGACTTATCATCATCAGACTTATCTTCATCAGACTTATCATCATCCAATTTATCATCACCAGACTTATCTTCATCAGATTTATCGTCATCCAATTTATCTTTATCAGATTTATCTTCATCAGACTTATTTTCATCGGATTTATCATCATTGGATTTATCTTCATCAGATTTATCTTCATCCAATTTATCTTCATCTGATTTATCATCAATTATATCATCAGATTTGTCATCAATTACATCATCAGACTTATCATCTGATTTATCATCAATTATATCATCGGATTTATCATCAATTACATCGTCGGATTTATCATCAATTACATTATCATGATTTACATGTTTATTCGTATAATGAGTCTTCTGAATATGTGAATTACTCTTCTTCCTGAATGATCTATCTGATAAACTTTCAAGTTCTTCTATTAATTCCTTACCATTTATACAATGTCTTAATGATTTGGAAACCATTTTTCTGATATTATTTTCAATAGTATTGATGTTATTTTGTATTTGTACCGAATTTAATTTACTTGTAGTAAAAAGATAAGCATGTTTCCAACAAAATGAAGCCGAGTTTATAAAACATTTGTGTATAAAATCTTCAAGAGTTGGCATTTTCATTTTTAATTTCCTCATATTATGACCATATTCTCTAAATTTTATTTTGATACCAGACGATATCGTCAATTTCAACAATTTATGAAGATAATTACAACCAGATTTTTCAATAATGTTTTGTGTTTCTGTTTCAATAATATGATTATTCCATTTTGGTATGAGTTCTAATTCTTTCTGAAACTCTTGTAAAACATTTTTACCTCGTTTGTTATTCTCGGTATAAATATTATAAATTCTTTGTGATAAAGGAATCGAAATAAAATCTTGCAATAATTCAATATATTCTTTGCGTGTTTCAACCAAATCTTGCATTCTATATATATTTTTCAACAAAACTTTATATATTGCGCAAAGTATTTCTGATTTTTCCCTTATTTTTAACATTTTCTAAAAATTTTGAAATAATATTATCACCTTTGTCATTTTCATTCTTTTCAAATGTTTGAATATAAAATTTAGCAGGACCTTTCACAATAATGAAATTATTTTTTTCAATTATTTCCATAAAGGAATGATAAATAAGTAAAAGCCCTTTTTTAATTTCAATTTCCTCTTGATCTAAAATAATTTTTTCAAAATTCCCATATGCAAAAATCCATAGATATTGCACTTCGTCAGATATATTTTCAACAATTACTCTATTTTCATTTGGAATATAAGTTAATCTAACATTTACAGAACAGGCTGCAAAATTATCAGAAGAAAAAATATAACTAGATGATGGTTTGAGTTTTAAATGTAGAATTTCATTTGGAATATTTGCACCAATTGCGATAGTTCCTTTACCATTATACTGTGTAAAAACAGGTGAAGATAATTCATCTTTTATAATATATCCTTGTGAATATAGAATATTATTTTTTGAACCAATTATGCTATCTTCCTGTAATTGAACTTTTAAATAATTAGTCCCATTTTTAATGATATTTGTTATCATCAATTATCTATAGATTGTATCGGATTTATTTTTATATTCAAATCGTTATTATTTAATGTTTCTAAAATAGAACTATCTAGTCTGTTTTTAAATGCATTAGTATCATCTACATCTCGTGTAATATTACAATCTTTTATTTCAGGTCTTATTTGATAAATTTTACCAATATTTCCTGTATCTCTAGCAGCATAACTATCAGTTTCCAATCGATTAGTTTTCATATCAACATTCTCTTTATCAATTGGTATATTTACTCTACCTGGATTAGGTGTTCCTCCTGCATCCATTAATAATCTTTCACGAGCACCATCAATTTCGGCATTTTCAACATTTTCACGACTTACTTGTCGATGATCATTTATTGATTTTGCAATACCAATATTTTCATTATCTACTGTAAACTGTTTATGACTATTTCTAATATCTATTTCTTGAGTCGCATATCCTCCTAAAATACTATTAATAATACCACCAACAAAACCCAATTCTGCCTTGCCTTTTATTGTTGTTTCTTTCATAGTTTTTTTAGCCACTTCTGGATTATGCATATAAACTCTATATTTACCTTTTCCAATATTTCGAACAGTATCATATGGAGATACAGTTTCCCTTATAGTTTTTTTCAAATCATCTTGTAATGCAGAATAATTCTTTTCATTTCCAGTTAAATTCAAATTGTCACTGTCGTGTATTAAAGTTTCTTTTACAGTAGTTTTTGCAGTGTCATGTAATGCAGAATAAGATTCGTCGGGACCAGTTAAATTCAAATTTTCGCTATCATGTATCGTTGTTTCTTTCACAGTTGTTTTCATAACATCATTAGTATCATGAACAGATAATTTATTTGGCATTTGAATACTTGTATTACCATTCGCTCTAGGAGCTTCTATTAAATATTCTTTTACAGATAAACGAATAGCGTCTAAAACAGGATTAACTAATGCTTTTACGGTGGTTGATAAATTTGTAATAGGAGTTTCAGATGTACATGTGCGTTCATTATCATAAACAATAATCTTACTTTTACCATAATCATCTTTTTCAGACATACCTTGCATATTTATAAGTTTAGCAGTACCATTATATTCCACATGTGTAGTTTGTCGATGAGTATCTTTTACATCTAATTCTGGTCTAGCAGTATCTTTTGTTATTGATGCTTTAGATAAAAACCAATTTGCAATACCTTGTTTATAAGTTGTTTCGGGTCTATTTTTAACTAAAGGAGTTATAACAGCTCTTTGTTCTGTTTTTTTTGCAGGACCTTGTATTGGTATTTGGTATTCTGAATTTCTTTGATTGGATTCATATCTCAAATCATCCATTGTTTTCGGTAGCACATGATCTCTTGTATCTTGTTGTTGAAATCCACCACTACCGACTGTTGTAAAACCTTGGTTAATACCAGGTCCAACATTTTGTTGATCAAATGGTAAAACATTATTCATAACTTTTGAAGAATTTAAACGATTTTTTAAAAAATCACTTTGAGATCTATTTCCGTATACATTATCAATATTTGTATTAGTAAAATCATTTACAACTTCTTTTTTCTTCTGATAGAATTTATCAGATCCTGTATTCATATCTAATTTTGCTGTAAATTTTTCAACATCGGTGTTTTGTGTGACATTTCCTTTAATAAAAGGTTGCATATTGTTATGTTTAAAGTTTTTTCTATCAACTGTTTTTCCACTTAATAGAGAAACATTATTATCATTATTCATTTTTGATAATGAAATAGATGAATTGTGTAAAGGAAATACACCTGAACTTAACGGATCTTTTGATTTTTGAAAAAGATCATTCCCTCGTCTCATTTGATCTTGTTTAATAGATTCTAAAAATGATGATTCGTATATATTTTTCATCGATGGTTTGTCTTGGGATGCCAATTCCATCATTGTTCGCCCTCTTATCATTAATATATAAAAAATAGTATCATAAAAATATCTATCGTAAAAATGAAATAATTTGATTCAATCTTTCAATACAATCAATATTATCACAATGACTTGTGAAATTCGAATATTTTTTCATAATTTTATTAATGCATTCATTAAAATATTGTTGATCATTTGTTTTAAATGAATTATAAAAATCATCAAATATAACAATATTTTCTGTTTGAATCCGAAAAGATTGATTTAAAAAGTTGTATTTAACATTTTTTGGTTTATTCAATTTTTTTATATAAATGTTATCAATATTAATTTCTTTGAAACAAACATTAAAATTAAAGAAAATATAATGAAGTAAAAGAATAATTTGTAACAATATAAACTTATTCTCTATATTTTCTTTTACCGGATCATAATATTCTGAAATTATTACAGATAATTCTTCATTTTTCCTGAAGTTAGTATTTTGGAGAAAATCAATAATGTCATCTTCAAATTCAAAATAACATAATGGTTTAATAATATTTACATGTTTAATTTTATTACATAATTCAAAGTCATTTAATAAAATATTTGAATCCCAAGTAAAATATTTTACATAAAAACCATTATTGGTATCTAACATTTTGTTTAAAAGATATTTTTGATGTTTAAAAAATCTCAAATCATTATTATTAACCAGTTCACACATTTCAACATCATTGATATATATATGTTTTTTCAAAACCATGTATATATTAAATAAAAATAAATACCTTTATACTTATTTACAAGATCTACCGTAATTAATAGATCCTAATGGATTACCAGGAGCATACATATCTTGTGCACTGCCTTTTTGCCATTGTTTGAGAGCCTCGTCTGCCATTTTGATATTTCCATCATATTGAGGGAAACATAATGTTTGATCCATCGGTTCTTCAATTAAAGGAACATGATTATCTTTAGCCACCATGCGATAATTAACAGGAACTCTGTCAAAATCTTCAATTGCTTTTGCTTGCGGATCATAACATAGCCACTCCCATCTATTTATTCCAGTACCTCTCAAAGAACAAGCGGGATTTGATAATCTAGTATCTTCTCTTGGAGCTAAACATTCTCTTGTTTTATAATTTTCAACAGAACATCCACTTGATTTTTGATATTTTCCTGGAAAATATTCTTCTGCATTACATTTTGTTAATTTGTAATTGATACCAAGTAATTCGCTAGAATCGTCTACAGCAGTTTTCATCATACATGTATTAGGACCATAATGTTGATATCTTAAAGATGGATCGTCTGGAAAACCACCACAATCTGAACAATCATTATAAGGAGTATTTAATGAATATAAACCAGGTCCAATTGTTCTTTTCAATTTTTCAGTGTAGCTACAACTATCATAATTAATTCTTGTATCATTTGGTTGATTCATCTTCTATTAATGAAATATATTTTTTATATTAACACTTATTATATTCCATTTGAGGGGGTTTAGGAATACTTCTATACATTATTGACTGACAAGCAGGTAAATGAATAGTTGTTGTATCGATTGGATCAGTTTTATCATTTTTGATAATTCCATCATCTGTTGGAACATATAAATTATCAGGACATTTAGATATATATCTTGTTTGACCTCTTAATTCACTTTCTAAATCAACCATATTTCCTTTAATATGAGAAACCGCAGTACCGCCGACAAATCCTAATTGATGTCTGCATTTATCAGCTCTTTCAAAATTCATAGGAGAAAGAACATAACTTAATGTACTAACATTGTTTTGTAAATTTTGTTTATAAGAGCAATTATCATACTTGCTTCTATTAAAACTCATTATCTAATAAATATATATAGATTTTTATTTTCTATTACATCTATTATATTTTTGCTTATTTACATAAGATCGAGTATCTTCCCCTCCTCTAGTCCAAGTTGGAACAATATGATCAGGATTTTGCACTTCTTTCACACAATCTAATAAAGGAGCTAGAACATTTGTAGTTTTTTCCATTATATGTTTATTACATACACCATTTTGTGTAGCAGATGATCCAATAACTTCATCGACCATTTTATAATTTGGATCAAGATTTGTATCTGTACCACACATCATATCTAATTCCATATTTATATTTCTACATTTTCCAGTTAATTTTGGACCTCCTGCGAATATTCTAGTTGAAAGTTGTACCGGGCATCTGTCACGAGTCATAGATTCTTGAGAATTTCTCAATGACGAATAAACATCTATTAAATAATTATCTGTTACACCATATCCTGTCCTTCCATTTAAATTTACATGATCATATGAAAATTGTGGAAAACTTCCATATTCTGTTTCATTTTTATAAGAATCGTTGTAATATAATGAATATTGTTCAATTTTGTTATTATTGTTATCTTTGGCATTCATCCAACATTTATCAGAGTTTAACTGTATCTCTGCATTATATAAAGATGTCATTATTCTATCTTATTCAAATAAATAAAAAAATAATTTATAATCTAATATCTCTGTGCATATTTGTATAACATCTAGTTATATTACCTTCTTTACATGAAGGACCTCTGTTATATAACCAATTTCCAAATTCATTTTGATTATTTGGTATTGTGTCTCCGGGTACTGTATAAAACTGTCTCTTTAATAAAGATGAACGGTTATATAAGTCATTTGAATTTATGAAATTACTCTTATCAAATATTTCATCTATTTGATTTCCGATATTTTCATTATATGATGGACAAGCTCCTGAAATTTTTAATTTATCATAATCCCTTAAATGTATGATATTTGGATTCATCAATGGATTATTTATCGAAGGTTTCACACATACTTGATTATCAATAACTTCTAAATCGTGTTCATTGAAAAATTCCTCAGTTACATCATCTCTATATTTTTCACTGTATTTATATACAATTACAATAAATGATATGATTATAAACATAAACACTATAATATTTATGTTTTGTGTTACTAAAGAAACAATTAAACAAATAAAAATTACAAGCCTAGTTAATGTATTCATTTTCTCATCAAAAGACATGTAATCAGTGGGTATTAATGTAGGAGTCAATAATATTGAAACTTCTTCCGTCCAAAACATATTACACCTTTATCTATTTAATTTGAACTTTTTTATTTCACTCTGGTTTATCATTTTTCTCATTTTGTCTCATTCGAAGTTTATTTTTCATTTTTTTAGCAGCTGCCATTTTTTTCAATGCACCTTCATTAAAAACTGGTCTTTGACCCTTCTTCTTGTTTCCAGAAGCTCCTGCCATATTCTTAAACATGTTCTGCATGTCATTATTTCCCATCATTGATGACATCATTTGCATCATACTTGATAAATCAGGAGTATCTTTATTTTTACCAGATCCTCCCATTCCACCCATCAAACCAGGCATTGACGATGCTAATTTCACCGCATCTTGAATGATATTTTCCTGTTTTAATTCACCATTTGAAATTTTATTTGCCATTTTCTGACTTACACTGGTTATTATTTCCGCAAACCCACTATCAGGATCACCTATGGCCTTTAAAACATCACCTTTTTCATCAATCGATTTTTGCATTTTTCCAATATCAATATCCTGGATAATTTCTTTTGCCAGTTTTCCAAGAGTTGTATCTTCTATAAATTTCATATCTATTCCAGATTTTTCCTTCACTTTTTCATTACGCAATTTAGATAGTCTCAAAATAAGTTTCTTGACATTATCATCATTCAATTGCTCGGGTTTTTCATCATCAATACTTTGGAGTATTTTTACAATAGTTGTATTTTCTTCCTCATCTCTTTCAGATCTGAAAATATAAAATACAGTCAAAAAATGTAACTGTAAATAGTCATCTTCGAATAATTTTGTTAAATCTTCTAATGATATATCAGAGTAAAGTTGTGTTTTTTGATTTTTTTTCACCCAATCATCATCTTCTAAAAAACATTTCCAATCGTCTTCTGATATTTGATTATTAACAAAATCAATATATTCTTGCGATGATTTATCAAGTGTTGAATATGTAGCCTTAATACTTTTTAAAATACGATTTGAATTATCATCTTCCTTGTTCTCTTTACAACGAGATTTGATCCTTTTTAATAGGTCAATATAATATTGATTGAAGATAAAAACAGAACTCATCCCTTGAACTGTTTTTTATATAATAAAAACTCTTTATATATATTTCTATATCTCACTTGATCTCTGTTTCATAAGATCTTCTAAAGAAGGTAAACCTTTCTTCTTCCCATCATCATCTGTATTAGACATTGTTACAATTTCTGATTTTTCAGACGAAGAACCAATTAATTCCCATGTATAGTTTTTATCATTTATTTGATCTTCATTTTCAAGTGAAGAAAAACTTTCTGAATATATTGAACCTAATGTAAATGCAGATGGTTCAGAATTACTCTCTTGTGTTTTAGGTATATTATCGTTATTCATTTTTGTTGTTTGGTTTGTAAAAAGAATTCCTCTATTTGGTAACAGCAAATAATCAAATACAGCTTTACCAAAAATATATTCATTTGTACTCTTTATAAAAAGAGCTGGAACTGAATGAATCTGAGGATCGATTGCTTTTTTTAATGATCTTAGTGTATCAATAGAAATCTTTTTCACTATTTTATTCTTATCATGTCTTTCTATTGTTTCTAATAAAATTTTGCAATGTTGACAAAATTCGCTATAAAATAATATCATTCTACAAATTTATTATAGTAATTCTTTATATCAACTAATAGACATTTTCATATTCTGAATTTATTTCTTTATACTTGCGATTTGATATATCTTTTTCAATCAAATTCTTTGTAAACATTTGTTTTATATAATCGTGATTTTTCTTGAAATATATATTTTTTTTCATATCATCATCATATTCATTATCTTTTATAAATTCTTGGTATAATATATCAATAACCTTTTCATTTTCTTTTTTTTCATTTATTATCAAATTGTCATAATTCATTTTTTGTATATCTGATTTAAAATCAATATATTTAAAATCATTATTACCTTCAATATTGTAATAATCGATATTTGTATTTTCTTTGATTCTTCCAATTAATTTACAAATAATAATTTGAATCTCTTTATTTGTAAGATTTATATAATATAAAACATTGAAATGATATAAATGTGGTATTTCATCATTGCATATTGAAACATCTATATCGACAATTATTTTATTGGAATCGTGATGATTTTCTCTAAACTTGTTTATTTGATAATTAGTTGTATAATATTTTTTATTCAATTTTTTATCCAGTAAATTCAAAACTTTTTGATTTTCCTTTTCAATTTTATCAGTAATATTATGATTCCATAAATTCCATTTCATCCCTTCAATATATCTGATCATGTTTTTAAAATTATCTTTATTCAAAATTTCATTAATAGTTTCTCCATGTTTGTCATTATTTGTTAATAAAATAGTGTTATTAAAAACATTGCTTTTATGCTTTTTATTAACGGTATCTAAAGAATAATAGTTGACAAAATGTTCAAGTGATAAACTTTTTTCCAATACAACAATAAATATCAACATTGCTATTATGGAAAAAATACGATGATATGTCATTTGTTACCTTCTTTAATAAATTAATATATTTATTTATTAGATAAATGAAAAGTAGAATAGTATATACAATTTTACTTTATATTGTTTTGGTTTCGTTGTTAATTGTTATCAAACCGGCGATGATATTCGATGCAAATGAAAATCTCAAAACATTTGATTTTGATAGTAATTCAAAATCATCATCATTAATTAACTTAGAGGTTATTTTGAGTGTTCTCTCTGTATTTTGTTACTATATAATAATATCTTTACAAATGATGCTGTATTAAAAGAAAGACGACTATAATATCTATATGAATTTATGTGGTAATAAAAATAAATATGAAGAAATAATATCTTGGGTAAAATCCAATACAATAAATTATAATTCAAAATTGTCATTTGACGATGTATTGTTCATAACTGGAAATTCGGGAATTGGTAAAACATATTCTATAAAACAAATTTGCAAAGAACTAAATCTTTATGTGAATTATATATCTTCAAATAATTGTTCAAATAGTTCAGATTTAATAGATCATATCACGAAAGCATCTACGAGTTCTTTAATGCAAACTTTAATGAATAACAAAGACCCTAAAATAATGATTATTGATGATTTTGATTCTATTATAACGATTGATAGAACAGTTAATTCATCATTTGTATCGTTTTTATCATCTATGAAAATTAAACGAATACCTATAATATGTATTTCATCCATTGAAATAATGAGAAGAATCGGTAGTATTAAAAATAAATGTAAAATAATTGAATTAGTAGATCCTGATGAGAATGATCTTTTTAACACCTTAAAAAAATTATTTCCTAATAGTTCTAATTTGAGAAATGTAATAAAAAATAATGGAAATTTATCACAATGTATCAAACAAATTGAATATAGTGAAACAGAATTTTTTGATAATATGGATGACTTAATCAATGTCAATATTTTATATGGAAATGATTTTAACCGAAAAAATATCACCAAAACAGTTTTAACAGATCCATGGGTAATTCCATTAAGATTTCACGAAAATATTATAATTGAACTCAAAAACCGAAAAATTACGATATCAAAATGTCATAATTTATATAAATCGTTTTTATTAAATTTTATTTTATATGACGTTTTGATGTATAAAACGAATTCTTCAGATCTAGTTGTTGATTTTTTTACAAGTATAATTCACGATTTTTTGAGAATCGATAACAAAAAAAATAAGAGAGCAAACATTGCAAATTTTACTAAGATATTGAGTTTTATATCTTTGCAAAAAAAGAACATAAAGAGAGCTTATACTACAAATTTCCCGTTATATCAAATTAACAATTATCATATAAATAATACCAGAAATTTTATTTCCTTTAATTAGATAGTTATATTATGAGTAAAATCGAATTACCAGAAACTCCAAAATTATCAAATGATTCGATTGGAAATAGTATTGGAACTGATAAAATGAAAAATTCCTTTGATTTTGTTAATGAAAATTTATCTTTTGATGAGTATAAACAAAAAACTAAGGATGTTATGGGAAGTGTTATGAATAATTACATGTACATTGGATTATTTGCTGTTATTGTTGTTGGAATATTAGTAGCTTATTTATTACATTACATAATTTCAAACAAGATTTTTAATCAATCCAGTGTTACTATACAAGCTACAAAATCTCCAATTATATGTAATAAACATGGTAAGTATGCAATAAAAAATTTTGTGAAATCTGGTAATGGTAAAAGAAGAACTTTAACATTTTGGATATATATACACGATTTAAACAAATACAATGGATCATACAAACATGTATTCCATATCGGAGACGAAGACAATGTAGCATCTGCAAGCCCATATATATTCCTCGATAAGAATGAAAATAAATTATATATTCGTTTTAGTGCAAATACTAATGATAGTATGTCTTCAAATTTGACAACTCTTCAAGGTGCCAATGACTCGCAAATAAGCAATTTTATGAAACAAGGTATTACAATCCCATATATTCCTTTACAAAGATGGGTTCATGTTGGTGTTGTAGTAAATGAAAATTCAAATGGAGGAACTATATCTGCATATATTGACGGTGATCTTTCAAAAATAATTTCCACCGATGAAACAAATGATTTTGGCTCTAAGGTCAAAATACATAACTTAAATTTAGATAAAATGGGTGATTTACACACTGGTGGATCATTCGAATCATCAATGGGTCCTGGATTTTCAGGACTTATCTCAAAAATAACAATGTTCAATTATGATCTAAATAATAAAGACATTTATGACGACTATAACAAAGGACCGTTGGATGGTTTACTTGCTTCACTTGGTTTATCAAGTTATGGTCTACAATATCCGATATATAAAATAGAATAAAAATGTAGTAATATTATAGATTATATGAATTTTGTCAATATTGTTCAAATTGTTTTTGCAATATTCACTGTTTTACTCTTGACTTTTGTAGCTTATGTCATTTATAATAGAGAAATAATGAATAGTTTTTCTCAAAATAACATCAAAAAAAAAGTTTCGATATTTGAAGGAATAATGGATTTTAATGGTGATATTAAAAATATAGAGGTTGATACATATAATAAAAATGCTGCATCTTTTAAAGATTTATCACCATCTATAAATCAACAAGGTGGTGCAGAATATTCATATAACTTTTGGATGTATATAGATCACGACAAGATCAAGAGTCAAAATAATAATAACGATTTTATATTATTATTAAGAGGACATAAAGCAAAATTACCATATTCAAACGACGCCAATTGTGTTTTGAAATCAAATGGAGAATATTTTCTTGTCAAAAACCCCCTACTAAGATTAACAAATGATGGTTCGGCATTGATTGTTGAATATAACACATTGACTTTCCCTGACTCTTTTCGCGAATATGGAAAAAATGTAATAAACTGTAATAGCAACAGTATGTACGATAAAAATAAAGGATTACTTGGAGTTTATCAACTGAATCAACCAATGTATGATAAAAAATGGTTTATGATTTCTGTTGTTCTTAGAGAAACTAATCCAGAAAATGATATTTTATACAAAAATAAGACTTCTTGCAAAATATATTTAAATGGTGTTGTTATTTTAGATAGAAATGTTGAATCACCTTACAATGGTTCTTATGGTTCGACAACAATGAAACATAATAGAGGTAAACTTTATGTTAATGTAGAAAATTCTGTCGAAAATGAAGAAATCATAAAAATAGCAAACCTTACATATTTTAATTACAGTTTAGATTCAAAAGAGATAATGTCTTTGTATAATGAGAAATTTCCAATTGAACCTATTAAGATTTCCAGAGATAATAATAATAATACATTGGATATTCCGTATTCTAGAACAAATGAAGACAATATGCCAAAGCCTTTTTAAATCTTAAATATATATAAGATATTGCCGTTCATTTATATATAAATGGGCGGTGGTTTATTACAATTAGCATCAACGGGACAAATAGACAACTATTTGGTTGGCAATCCACAAATAAGTTTTTACGAATATGCTTTCAAAAGACACACGAATTTTTCTATGGAATCGAGATTTATTGATTTTCTTTCTGTTAATAGCAATAAATTGAATAGAAGTTCTAATACAATCAAATGTAAAATTGGAAGACATGGAGATCTTTTAAGTAAATTGAATTTATGTTTTACATTACCAGCTGTTTATTCAAGTGACGAATATCGTTTCAGATGGGTTGAAAATATAGGAACCATTATAATGAAAAAAGCAGTAATTACTTTAAATGGATCTATTACAATTGATGAAATAACAGGCGAATGGATGAATATTTGGAATGAACTTACAACAGTTCATCAGAATTTTGATACATTAATAGGAAATGTTCCTGAAATATATAATCCTAGAGTAAGCAATGATAGAGTCACGATAAAAAATAATCAATTTATATATTTTTATTATCCAGAGAGTGTTAAACCAGATGGTAGTGAAAATATTTTACCAAATCCCTCAATTCCAAAAAGAGAAATTGTCATACCTCTCAATTTTTGGTTCACAAAAACACCTGCATTAGCATTACCTTTAATCAGAATGCAATTATATGAGGTTGAGCTTTCAATAGAACTTGAAGAATCTGAAAAACTTTATCAAGTGTTTTCTCATAGTTTACAAATGTATATAAGCCCCACATTTTATAATGAAATTAATAGTACAAATATAACAATTTCAGATTTTTTAAATAATGATTATGATCTTAATCCATATGTAGAAGCAAAATACATATTTCTTGAAAATGAAGAAAGATTAAGAATTTGTTACAAACCAAAAATAACTTATCTTGCGGAACAAATCAAATATACATTTAGATCAGGAATCATTCAAAACGAAAAAGTAGAATTTAATACAAATTTACCCACAAAAGAATTTATTTGGATTTTTAGAAGAGATGATATTCACAATTTTAATGATTTTTCAAACTTTTCACCTACTTATCCAGAAACTAAAAAAGGTATTATGGTAGATGCCTCTATAAATTTCTTCAATAATCAAAGATTGGAACAAAAACCTGAGAAATATTTCAATATGATACAGCCATATGAAAATCACACCGTCGTACCTAAAAATGGGATATATACATATGCTTTTAGTTTATATCCCGAAAAAGAAATTTTATCAGGATATTACAATGGGGCTTTATTCAAAACTGATTTACATGTTTGGTTAAATCAAGACGATAATAATCAAATATTGAAAAATAAATTACAAAACTTAAATTATAACTTCAATACAAATTATGATTTAAGTTTATATGCACATTGCTATAATTTATTTGAAATTATAGGTGGTCAAGCAAATATGAAATTTTCAACCTAGTAATGTGACAAATCTTCATATATTTCGTCAAATAATTGAGAAATTTCAGATTCTTTTCTTATTGTCTTATTTTTATATATCCAATCTGTGATTGATCTCATTTTCATAAGTTTTGCTCCTATTGCAATATATGAATATGTAAATGTATCTACATTATTTGATATTATACAATATGGTGGATTATAATTATGTAATAGTCTTTTTTTGACAAACAGCTTATTTAACAACTCTATCATACCGAATGTTGTACTCTCAGTAGAAACTCCATTAATTGTTGATTCATCCTTTGTAGGAAATGTACATATATGATAGACAATTGTTTTGTAACCTGTGTCGTCAACAAAGCCATTTTCAATATTACTTCCAAACTTCCTTGTTAAATATACATTATAATAAAAGTTAATTCCATATTTTTTTGTATCATGTGACTCTATCATGTCAAAATATAAATCGAGTTTATCACCTAAAATATTAATTAAATTTATATCTGGTTCTTTGAAATCTTTCACTATATATGGTATTTTCTTGAAAATTTCTTCAATATTCTCATCCGATAGTTGAATTTGAAACATTGGATGTTTTGGTTTTTCTCCTTCATTGTAAAAATCAATTATATAATTGTATAAATCAATAGCATTTCCACAATCAGTTCTTATTATGTTTTCTCCATCTTTGATTTGTATTTTAACTATTGTTTCCAATTGATATAATGGATAAGATTTTAAAGGATCGTAATTAGTCGTAAATGGACTCAATAAATCTTCATTTGGTCCCAATTTACATTTTTCTGCTTCCGGGATATCATCTCCTATAAGATTATTTAATAATTCATTTCTTTTACCATTTTTCACACTCAAATTCATAATTGACAGAATATGATCATCGTATTTTTTTTTCAAAATTAAATATTTTGCATTTTCTGAATTGAATTTCTTCAATCTTGAAGAATATGTTTGTCTCTCTCGTATCATATCTTCATAAATTTTCATTTTTCTTTGATATATTTTTTGTCTACTTTCTTCAGATTCATCGTGAAAAAGTGAATTTATTTTTTCTAAATTTGGTTTTTCAGGAATATTTTGAGGCAAAGGTTTGAGATATGGCGGGGTAGGTTCTTCTATCATATAGGGATCTTTCAATTTCATCATTCTTCCTTTATTTTGGTCTATATGTGTTATTAAACTTATCTCTTCAATGTCTTCAAAACATTTATTAAGAAAATCTTGCATATTATAATTATTTGAAATAAATTCTGAATAGAATAATTCGTCTATTGTAACAAAATTTTCATTTATAGGTCTTCTAATAAAATATTCATATATATATTTCTTAACATCTTGGTTGAAATTTTTATTTAATACAGCTATATCGTCTAAGTCTTTTTTATACAATATCAATTCATTTATGATACTTTTAGATACAAGTTTTTTTTCTTCAACAATATCATATATAGTTGAAAATATTAAATAAACATAGGTTTTAATAAAAAGGTTGAAATACTCATTTATTGAAGATATAGCATTATCAAAATTAAAATCTTCTAACACAATGATATCATTTGTACTAATTAATTCATATAATTTTGAAAATTTTAAATGAATCATAACATCGTTCATGTCATGTATTTGAATTATGTTCTGATAAAATAAATAATCGAATATGTATTTATTTTCTTGAACCACTATATCAATATAGTGTAAGGTTGGTAACTTTTTTTTAATATATTTGATAATATAATTTATATCTTTCTTTGAAACAAGATTATAAAAAAATATAAAAGCCTCTTTATACAGTATTGCATAATCTGATTGTTCATCTATGAAATTTATTTTTAATTCAGATTTAGTTATGGGATGTATATCAGGATTTTTTTTCCATAACTGAATTTTTTTCAAAATAAGGTCTTTTTCATTATTTATATTTAATGATTTCATTTTTGAAGCAATAGAATCAACCTCTTGTATTTGATCAAAGTGTTTTGTTTTTTGCTTTTTTACAACTTTTGATGAAGGTGAAACTTGAGTTTTTTGAAATAATGCACCACCATATTTTGAATTAACTTTTCTCAATTTAATTGTAATATATGGTATGCCTTCTTTATTTATATTTTGTTTACCTTTTTTCTTCATTAATGGTTTTAGAAATCTTTTTTTTATATGAAAATTATTTAAATATTTGACCCCTTTTATATATAATGGATTCTTATCGTGATGAAGCAGGATATTTACAATTATTGAGATATGTTCTTGAAAATGGTGATGAAAAGAAAACAAGGAATGGTATCGTATTATCTTGTTTTGGAAAAATGATATCTTTTTATGATATCAAAGATAAGTTTCCAATTTTAACAAGCAAACGAGTATTTTTTCGAGGAGTGATAGAGGAACTTCTATGGTTTTTAAGAGGATCTATTGACTCAAATGAGTTGAGAGATAAAAAGGTTAATATTTGGAATGGTAATTCAAGTCGTGAATATTTAGATTCTATAGGATTAAATCATTATAGAGAAGGAGAACTCGGTCCTGTATATGGTTGGCAATGGAAATCTTTTGGGAAAAAATATAAAAGCAATGAAAACGGATTTGATCAGATCAAATATGTCATTGAAGAACTTCTTAAACCTGAAAATAGTAGAAGAGCAGTCATAACTGGATGGAATCCATCGCAATTACACGAAATGGCTTTGCCACCTTGTCATATTCTTTATGTTTTTTATAAAGATAAAAATGGATTACATTGTTCTGTCAGTATGCGCAGTACTGATTTATTTTTAGGATTACCGTTTAATATCACAAGTGTATCTGTTTTAGTTCATATAATTGCAAAAGTATTACATATGAAACCACATGGTATTAGTATAAATATGACAGATTTGCATATATATAAAGAACATATCGATGGCGTTAATGAACAATTACAAAATAATATAGAAAAATCTCCCGTATTGGAAATAACAAAAGAATGTCCTGATTTAGATAGTTCAATTGATGAAAAAATGAAATGGATAGAATCATTAAGATATGATGATTTCAGTTTGAACGATTATAAACATAATGGAACGATTAATGCACCTATGAAATGAATGATATAATAAAATAAATAATAAATAAGATTATAAAAGTAACTCCAAGGAAAATATCATTGTAATTAAATGTATATTTAGTTTTATCACAATTTGATTTATTTTTCATTATACTTTTTACCAAAACGATAGTATAAAATATTACAAATATTTGTAATATAAATAGGAAATATAATATAAATCCAAAAAGTACAGAGTTGTATCTGATAATATTAAAATAATTCAACATAAACATCAAAAATATAAATATCAAAATGAAGTAAGAATAAAATTGTATGAAGAGTCTTTGTGTATTATGACAAACGCAATTGTTTTTATTTTTAACAACACACCAAGAGAAAACAATAAAATTTAGTATAACATTTATAAAGAATATAACCAATAAATGTTTTGAAAGCATATTTTAATATATGAAAACAAATAAAATATATTGATAATTTAGAAAATAATGAATACTAAAGATATTATTATAAAGCAAATATCAAACGAAGTTATTATCAAAAATATATATAATATTTTAAAAGAACCATTATTGAAGAAAAAACTTATTATTTTGCTTGAGTTATTTGATCTTGAAGTATCGAACAAGACTCCTAATTCTCAAGCTATTCCACGAGATCCAATTATAAATGATAAAATAAAACCTGAAAATAAGACAAAACTTTCACGATTGCAGTCAAAAATGTTAAAATTTGGTTATAAAGTTGGAAGTGTTTTTAATATCAAGGGTGGACATTTTGAAATAACAAAAGATTTAGGAATGACATCTGATGCATTACTTTTCCAAGGAATAAATAAGAAAACAAATGACAAAGTATTTATTAAAATGCAACCAGTAGATATAAAAACATCATATCAAATACCAGACGAATCTCATATAATGACTTTGTTAAAAAATGGTGGTTGTAGTGAGTATTCACAAGATTTGATTTCATACGGAGATCTTAAAACAGAAAAAGGAACAATGTACGTATTGATAACACCATTGTATGGTAATGATTTAACTACATTTAAATTAAAAACAAGTCAAACAAAACAAATAAAAGAAATATCCAAACAGTTAATGAGTGTTTTAAAAAGTATTCACAGATGTGGGATAGTACATAGAGATATTAAACCTGGGAATATTGTTTGGACTGATCAAAATGAAAAAGAAGTCAAATTAATTGATTTTGGATTATCCAAAGACCTTTACTTGTCTGGAAAACGAGAATCAAAAATACAGCCACCTGAAGGAACCCCTGCTCATAAATCTACAATGATGCATAAAGAGGAGATTAAAAAATATGAATATCCCAAGACATTTATGGATGATATTCAAGGTATGTGTTGGACTATACTTGATATTGTTGGTGGAATAACTTGGATAGATATTGATTTGAATAGATCAAAAGATGATATTTTAAAACATATTCTTGATGAAAAACTCAAATTTATTGAACAAAAACATGATGATAAAGTTCATCAAGTACTTCAAAAAATAATAATTTTTACAAGAGACAATGTCGAAGAAGAGAAAAAATACTTTCATCTGAATAAAAAAGATTTTTTTGATCAGTATCTGAATAATGTTTATGTAAAGATTGATGATATGTTAAATGATATAGATAAAGGATTAAAATTCAAAAAAAAGAAATAAGGCGTGGCTTAATTGAATTAATTACATCCAGCGTCAGTCCATGGTATATTGCATTTTCTTGCAAAATCACATCTTAATGATTTAGCATTTGGGTCATCTTTTTTATTTTTTTGATCTATTGATGATAAGAACATTGGATATACTTGATCACATATAAGTGGATATGTATAATCTATATTTGACAAATAATTATCGTCACAATCACCAGCATCTGATGATGTAGTATTCTCTATTCTCGAATTATCAGTAAACATTCCTTTATTAATATGTGACATAACATTCAAATATTGTTGATTTTCTTTATCTATATCTTTCATATTTTGAATATTTCGATGACTCATTAAAACATTATTCTGTTGTTGTAATGCAGTAGTCGGATCATTATCCGATAAATCAGATGATGCGACGTGTATGTTTTTCATTTTATCTTTTGGTATGATATCTGTATTTAATTTGCATTTATACTTGAAATGATTTACATTAAGACCTTGTAAATCAATATTTTCAATGACATCTGGATCTTCTTGTACTAAATCCCAATAATCGGGACATATTTCATTGTCATACCCAAGTCCTTGTTTTGGTTTAGTTGGTTTAAAAGCATAAATATTATATAATAATATACATATGACGAATAATGTCCCTATTGTAAAAGTGAATACAAAATATGACATTTTGTCATAAATATTTTCTTTACCCCATTTTGTAAACATCATTGTAAAAAGTAAAAATCCAGCTATGATAGAAAACAATATACAAGTCAAAATAGTCATTTTGAACATTTTCATTTTTGCAAAATCAAATTTTTTTCGTTCACTTTCATTTAATGATTCAATATCTACAACTTCTTTTTCAGTCATTATCTATATTTAGAGAATTTATTTTTAATTTTGATTTCTCATTCCTGTATTATTAGTTGTCTGTGGTCTGTCCATAACATTCATAACACCATCGGCTTCTAATAAAAGTTTAAAATCAGCAAATTGTTGAATGTTTGTTAAAATTTCTCGCGAACACCATTCCAAAACTCCACCATTTAATTTCCTTACAGTATTCAAAACATCTCTATCAAAATTATTAATTGGATTATGATCGGGATAATAAGTCATATTTTTGAATCCATTACGAAGATAATCGAAATAAATAGATCTCATAACTATTTTCAATTCAATTTCGCTTTGTTTTCCAATTACATGTTGTCCATTTGATTTTTTATAAACAATATTTCTTAATCCACATTGTAAAGCATCTATGTTTGTTTGTGAAAAGAATAAAGAAGATACAGGAGTATGTTCCATATTTTTTGAAACTATATCAAATCCGTTACTTGATTTATTATTATCTTTTTTATAAAACTCACAAGTATCATAAGCTTTTTGAACATTTAAAGAGTCAATTCTATTTTTTAAAGAAAGATCATTTTGATTATTGGATCTTTTTTGAAAAGGAGATGCAACTTGTACAGGAAATGAAGATGTTCTTTTACATTGATCAACATTGTTTGTTATTTGTTGCATAAAATTTAATGAATTCATATTTAATATAATGAAAGAATTATTTTCATAATATTTATTAGATATGGAAAATTATAAATTATTCAATAGTATATCAAAATATATTTTGAAAAATTGTAATGTAAATGATGAATCAGACAAATTAATAGAATGTATATCAACTTGGTTTGATATGCAATTATTTAAAATAATATCAGCACTTCATATTATATGTCAAAAAGAAAAATGTAAAATTATTGATAAAAGAATATATGACATTGTGGATAAAATATTAAAAATTAATTGCAAATGCAAAAAAACAATGACTGGTGGAAGATTGGGGTCAGCACAATATTTGGGAATGAATGAACCTATGTATTCTGAAGCAAATTTTGGTCAAGATATGCAAAAATTTGATATAGAAATGTCAGAAGTTATAAGACAACAGGTTGGTGGCAGTTCTAAAACATATGAGAGAATAATAATGAAAGTACTCAATATTCATTTGCGTTACTTTGATATCAAAATGACAAAAGAAGTCAAAGATATTATCATATATCTTCTTATAAAAGAAATCAGATGTTTGAAAGAAGAAATGGTGAAGAGTAATGGAATAAATTTAAAGAAAGTTAAATCAATATTGAAAAAACATTCACTTGTTCAATAAAACTATTTAAATAAAAAATGATATTTTATTTTTATAAAACCTTTATGTTCGATGGTATTAATAACTATTGATGGAAATATAGGTTCTGGTAAAACAAGTGTTCTGAATTTTTTACATAGGAATTATAAAATACCTGTTGATTTGGAACCAGTGGAAAGTTGGAATAGTTATTTGAGCGATTTGTATAATGACTCTTCAAATGTATTCAAATTTCAAATCAGAGTATGGTTAGATAGGTGTTGGATACAAGAAAAAACCCACAATATCAATATATTTGTAGAGAGAAGTCCAAAATTTATTCAAGGTGTATTCATTGATATTGCCGAAGAAACAAATATGATATCTGCTAATGAAAAAGAAATATTATTAGATCTTCATAAGAAAACAGATAAATCATGGGAAAATGCTATTCAAATAATGTTGAGATCATCTCCTGAAAACTGTTTTCAAAGAATAAAAAAGAGAAATCGTGAAAGTGAAAAACATATTACTGAAAAATATATACAGAAATTACATGAAAAACACGAACAAATATGTAATGATCTAATCAAAGAAGGGAAAAATATAATAATAATAGATGTTGATAATAAAAATATAAGTGATATAGCATCAGATATATTGAAGCTAACAAATGAGTGTATAAATCAAAAGATATAAAAATAAAAAATGATTATTCAATATATCATATTTTTTATATATAATAATAGGGAATGCCTGAACAAAAAATCGAAGATAAATACAAAAAATATGAATTACGCGAACACATATATAATATTCCAGATACATATGTAGGTTCTGTGAATGCTACATCGCTCGATTTGTATACATTCAATAATGATACCAAAAAAATGGAATCAAAAAACATTACATATGTTCCAGGTCTCCTCAAAATTTTTGATGAAGTTATTGTTAATGCTATTGATCATTCAGTTCGTCTTTTAATTGAAGAAAAGAACGGTAAGGAAAATATCAAACATATGAAAAATATCAAAGTCAATGTTGATAAAGATACTGGTATTATTTCAGTTTATAATGATGGAAATGGTATCGATGTAGTTCAACATGAAAATTTAAAGACATATATTCCAGAATTAATAACAGGAACACTATTGACAAGTACTAATTACAATCACCAAGAAGAAAAAATAATTGGTGGTAAAGGAGGATATGGTTTGAAACTAACTAATATATTTTCAAAGAAATTTATGGTAGAAACTGTTGATCATTATCGACAAAAGATATTTACACAAACATTCAAAAATAATATGTTGGAGAAGGAAAAACCATCGGTGAGAAATAGTTCTAAACAACCTTATACTAAAATTTCATTTCTACCTGATTATGAAAGATTTGGTTTGAATGGTATGAATAATGATATATATGAATTATTTAAAAGAAGAACTATTGATGCCGCTGCATGTACAAATAAGAATGTCTCAGTAACATTTAACGACGAAAAGCTTCCAATCAAAGATTTTGAAAAATATGCAGAACTTTTCATAGACAAAAAGGATGATTTCTTGATTTATGAAAAATGTAATGAAAGATGGGAAATTGCTGTCTCTAGTGCAAAGAATGGATATGAACAAATTTCTTTCGTAAATGGGATAAATACTGTACGCGGTGGCACACATGTCAATTTCATAACAAATACTATTGTTAAAAAAATATCAGATCTTATCGAAAGTAAAAAGAAAAAGACTGTCAAACCACAAGTAATCAAAGACAATTTATTCGTATTTGTCAAAAGTACGATTGTAAACCCTGCATTTGACAGTCAATCCAAGGAGACTTTAACTACTCCTCAAATCAAGTTTGGATCCAAATGTGATATTTCTGATAAATTTATTGAAAAACTTTACAAAACTAATATAGTCGAAAAAGTACTATCTTTTACCGATTTTCAAAATCAAAAGAAATTGGCCAAGACTGATGGTAAAAAAACATCAAGACTAATCATACCTAAATTAGATGATGCTAATCTTGCAGGAACAAAAGATAGTGATAGTTGTACTCTTATTCTGACAGAAGGAGATTCGGCAAAAACAATGGCTATTGCTGGATTAAGTGTAATAGGGCGTGATAGATATGGTGTATTTCCATTGAGAGGAAAAGTAATGAATGTTAAAGATGCTGCTGTAAGCAAAATTTCAGAAAATGCAGAAATAACTGCTCTGAAAAAAATCATTGGACTTGAACAAAATAAAAAATACAACGATACAAAAGGGTTGAGATATGGCAAAATTATGATTCTTACAGATCAAGATCATGATGGTAGTCATATCAAAGGTCTATTATTCAATGTATTTGAATCATTATGGCCTTCTTTGTATCAGATCGACGGGTTTCTAACATCTATGTTAACTCCTATAATCAAAGCATCAAATAGTAGAGGAGATGTCAAAGTATTCTATAATATGAGTGATTATGAACAATGGAATAACACAAAACAAGGTGCGTGGAAGATTAAATATTATAAAGGATTGGGTACTTCAAAGGATGAAGAAGCCAAATCATATTTCAAAAATATGAAAACAATAACATATATTAGAACAGATACATCAGATAAATATCTCGATTTAGCTTTTAACAAAAAGCGTGCAGATGATAGAAAATCATGGCTTATGAGTTATAATAAAAACAATGTATTAGATTATACAAATGAAAATGTAAAATACGAAGATTTCGTTAATAAAGAACTTATTCATTTCAGTAACAGAGATTTAGAAAGATCTATAAATCATATTTGTGATGGTTTGAAAGAAAGCACGCGTAAAATATTGTTTGCGTGTATGAAAAGAAAACTGTTTACAAATGAAATCAAAGTCGCACAATTAGCTGGAAATGTAAGTGAGGTTACAGCATATCATCATGGAGAACAATCTCTACAACAAGCAATTGTCGGGATGGCACAGATATTTGTAGGAACTAATAACATCAATCTTCTACAACCAAATGGTCAATTTGGATCTAGATTAGTTGGAGGAAGTGATGCTTCTTCACCAAGATATATATTTACATTATTGTCTCCTCTTACAAAACTTATTTATAGAGAAGAAGATGCGAATATCCTCAATTATTTACAAGAAGATGGTGAGAAAATCGAACCTGAATATTATATTCCAATTATTCCTATGATTTTAGTGAATGGAGGTGTTGGAATTGGAACAGGATTTTCAACAAATATACCACAATTTAATCCAGAGGACATTATTAAAGCTTGTTTGAAAATATGTGATGCTAGTGAAAACAATACTGATGCAAATATTGAAAATTTGAAACCTTGGTATCTTGGTTTTACAGGATCTATTGATTATAGTGAAAAGGGTACATTTGTAAGTAAAGGAGTATATAATTGGATAGATGATCTCACAATGGAAATTACAGAATTACCAATTGGAACTTGGATTGAAGATTATAAAGAAATGTTGGAAAATATGATAACTTCTGGAACGAATTATTTGAAAACATTTGAAAATCATTATACATCTAAGAATGTCAAATTTGTTCTACATTTTACAGATGATATTCGTAAAAAGCTTGGAGAAAAGTTTGAATCCGAATTCAAACTAGTATCGTCCAAAAATATGAATATAAATAATATGCATCTATATAGTGAAAAAGGTGCTATCAAAAAATATAAATCTACATCTGATATCATCAAAGAATGGTCAATAACAAGATTGACCAAATATCACGAAAGAAAAAGATATCAATTGGAGATACTAGAGAAAGATTTGAGTTCTCTTTCAGAAAAAATTAGATTTATCTTAGATGTAATAAATGGTAAAATTGTTATTATGAATCAAAAAATTGTAAATATTGTTGAAAGACTTATTCAACTAAAATATAAAAAGATTCAAAAAGATGGAGAAAACGATGATGAAAATCAAGGCGGGTATAATTATTTATTGAGAATGCCAATTTCACAATTGACATATGAAAGAAAAGTAATTTTAGAAAAAGAAGTAGAGGAGTTAACAAATAAGATAAATGATATTCGTAATACTTCTGTAGAAAATGTTTGGCGAAAAGAACTAAATGAATTACTTGAATTATGGACAAAACATCGTAATACAATTGAAACTGATTATTTAAATGATAAAAACGGTATTGTATATTCTAAAAAATCATCTCAAAGATCAAGAAAATCTAAGTAAACATAGATATGAAATATGTTACATAATCATGGACTCCGTATAATTTTACATCATTTTTATTTGATAGGTTATAAAACCATCTAAATGGAACTATTGTGCTTTGAAATTTTTTTAATGTTATTGATATAACTGGTTCCCTTTCGTCTGGTACATCGTCTACAACAATGTTTCCAGCCTGGTATAAAAGAATTTCAGTATCTTCTAATGAATATATTAATAAATATTTGTAATTATTGATATTCCATATTCTATTATTGTCAAAATATGTATCTTGAATAATATTACCTCTAAACCAAGTTTTGATCAAAGAAATAATATCTTTGACATTATCTTCGACAACTAAAGGTTGTCTTCTCAATAACATATTATATTGAAAATCTTTTATTGAAGATTGTAATATTTTAACATCATCTGGAAATACAAAGTAACAATAAATATAAAACAATATTATACATAAAACAATGAGTTTTGCTTTCATTAATCAATGTAAATATAAAAAATACATGAATTTTAACACAAAACAAATATTCTTAATAAATAAGGAATGTCACAAGAAACAGAGCTTGTGCAAGGAGTTGCTGAAAAAGTTACTGAAACTTTGGTTAAAAATGTTAGTGAACAAGGACAAATAATGGTCAACAAATCAATAAATAAACTAGAAAACGGTCGTGCTATTGCACAAGCTTTTGAAAAATTGTCTGATATTATTGCTGCAATCAAAAATGGTTTAGGATCGATAGGAAACAAGTTATTTGAAGGTGCAGGATTTTGTATCAAGCAAGGTATCGAACTTTTAAAAATGCTTGGTGAATGGTTTGTAAAATCTAGGGGTGCTGCTACTATTGTTGCACTTATATGTATAATATTATTGATAATGTTTATTATCCTTCTTGTTGGATTTTTTGTTCATGATGACGTTTGGTATTATATCCGAAAAATTGTTGATCAGATGTTTAATCAACGGGAAGAACAAGGTACTGATGAAAATGGTAACCCTGAGATAAAAAGGATATTTCAGATAAATAATCCAATATTATCTAATTCAAATTTTAATTATCAAACGCCTTCAATGCCTTCGAGATATATTTCTCAATATAAAATTTCTGATAAAGGAACTGTAGGTTATTATTTAAATAATACTGAGCCTTTTGCATCAGGTATGTCATATGTTAATATGATTTCTAATTTTGTCTCAGGAAAACCAATAATAACATATAATAGAAAAGAGTTCGAAAATAATACTAGAACAGATGATATTTCAATTATAAAAAACGAAAATTCTTATTTAAAAGTTTATCGTCCTAAAGATATTATATGGAAAATGAACGAATCTGAACACACTGATTTTCAAAATTTGCCAGAAAATGCTAAACAATATTACAGAGATAAAAAAGATACATCAAAAAAATTGAGTTGGACATATTCTCAAGGAAACAAAAATTGGGATTTATGTACTAATAATGATAAATGCGAAATTAAAAATCATGCCAGTAATGAATATAAATAATTACCTATCGTATAAAAAAATATATTTAATTATTAAATAATGACAAGTGATAAATGTAATTTTGATATTAATTTTTCAATATCAGATTTGAATTCTTGCAAAATTTCAATGATGAATACACATAATGATGAAAATACTAAAAATAATGATCTTTATAAGATTGAAGACAATACAAGATTATGCTCACAATCTGATGGAAAAATATATAAAAATTGTGTTATTGAATTTGATAATCCATGGTTGGTGAGATCTGGTGATCAATGTATATATCCAGAAAATATGACTCTTCCCAAACAGTTATATCGCAAAGATGTTGATAATAACAATCTACATGCTGATGTAATAAATCAAGAAATTGATAATATTTCTCAAGAAAGGTGGTATGATTGGTTCACTATCCCAGATTATTATCATGGAAATATGTATTATTTAGATAGAAGCAATAATGAAAATAAAATATACGAACCTTGTGATTTGGGTAAGGTACCATATCCTGGAAATTTATCAAAATGTATTTCCAAAAATGATATAGATTATGGTTTATATACAAACCAAATATCATACACGCCTTTACAACTTGTATTACTTTACGGTTATGGTACTAACTCAAACCTCGTTGTTTCAAAGTTGCAAGAACTAAGAAATTCTTTCAAAAAAAATCTTGAAAAATCCGAAGATTATGAATTTATAAAAGATAATGAAAAATCAATTTTGGAAGATTTCGAAAATTCATATATCAATCATAATACTAAAATTCACTTTGACGAAATTGAAAAATATATGAATGGTCTAAATGACTTAGAGCTTGATCATATCAAAGCTCCAATTCAAAATGTTATTAAAGTATCAGATTTTATTCATTCTAAAGAAAATATAACAGAAGCATGGAAATTATGTAGTAATATCAAACCAGAAATTGAAACAAAAATTACATCATCGCCTCCGACATCGCTTCAAGATTATGAAAAAAAATTATATAAAGCTTGTGATATTTGTTTCAATGGAAATTCTTTCTATAGTAAGAATGTTATCTTCTTTCGATTGAATGAAGGTGAAGCTGATAAAAAACAATCCTTAAAATTTGAAAAAATACCTATTGATCCTTCAAATCCTACAACTTCAAATGATTCAGGAGATTCTTCAACTCAAATAAATATAAATAAAGACCAGTTAAACAGCATTGAATATAAAACCGAAAAAGGGTTTTCTCAACAGAAATATTCTAAATATTTGTTATCTATTGTCAAAATAATGGTTGTTATGACATTTATAACATTTATTAGTATTTTTGCAGTGTTAATTTTACTCGCTTTCAAAAAACAATTAATACCATTTTATCAATCTATGTTTTCGAGTGTATCAAGTGCTGGAAATTTCATTAGAAATATCATAGCATCTAAATAATATAATAAATGAATGTTATTATTGTATTAAGAAATGTTCCCCATAAAGTATCTTTAATAGCAACATAAACATCATATTTATGATAAATAGATAGACAAGTCAAGTTGTAAATAGCATATATTGCAAACCCTGTTCCTCCACCGTAAATGAATGAATTCAATAATCTTTCTGATAAATCAGCTTTTTTGTCAATATGATAACCGGCGAATGGAATAGTTATAAATAATGTTGTCAAAACCACAACAATATAGGCTACGATCACAAAATGATATCTTACAATCATTTCACTACCTTGAATTTCTCTAACAGAATCACTATACATTTTTATATTTGTACCTATCCATATTGCATCAAAAAGAAGAATTAATATAATGATATATAAATATTTATAATTCATATTCTATATTGAAAATATATAAAAATAAATAGTAATAATCAAATGACCATGACAGATTATTTACATTTTGATAATAAAGTATTAGTAGGAGGTGTAGACGAATCAAATAGAGGAGGTTTAATATACGATGTCGTTGCTGCTTGTGTAGTTTTACCTGAAAAATTTGAAGATAATAAATACTTGGAAATAAAAGATTCAAAAAAATTGAATTTCAAAAAAAGAAGGGTACTTGCTGAATATATAAAGGATAATGCTATAACATATGGAATTGGAATTGCAACAAATGAAGAAATAGATAATACAAATATTCTAGCAAGTACAATGAAAGCTATGAATAGAGCCATAGACAGTGCTTATAAAAAACACAAATTTGATGAACTCAAAATAGACGGGCCTTATTTTAATGGTTATGTTCCACCAATTATAGATAGCGATATGTTACCGTATGAATGTGTAATAAAAGGTGATTCAAAGTATTTGAATATAGCAGCTGCTTCAATATTGGCGAAAGATTATCATGATACAAATCTTTTAAATTTAATAAGCGAATATCCAATATTAGAAAAGTATGATTTGGCAAATAATCAAGGATATGGTACTAAAAAGCATATTGATGCTATAAACACATATGGAATAACCAAATATCATAGAAAGACATTCGGACCTTGTAAAAACAAACCAATGATTGGGATGATTTAGTTTTGAATAAAAACAATACCAAGTGATGAATTCAAAACAATGAGAAAAATCCATAAATAATAAACATTATTTTTTTGAATTTGAAAATATACTGTATGTGGATCAAAACTTTGAAAACATTGTAAAGCCCATATCATATTAAATAATATAACATTGAATCCAATATTATAATTGATAGATTGTTTTAAAGTATAAAAATACTGAACATAGGATAAAAATGGCAAAATATGAACAATGAAATTCAAACTATTAATATATGTGTGATTCATATTTTTTGGGATATTTGGGATATTTTTAATCATATTTTTATTATTGAAATGAAAAATGTGATAAATTACGAAAACAGTTGTAGAATTTATTGAAAGGAAAATGTTCATATAATCATTATTATAATGATAATTTATAATAACAAGTGCTAAATTCCAATTTGTATATTGTTTCAGTGTTATATCAATGATTTTTAATAATTGAATATTTTTATCAAAAAAACTATTTATTTTTAAAAAAAGAGGTAAGAATATACTTGTTGATATTAGTATATTTTGATATTGATATAATTTGTCCATTTAAATATTTAAATTATTTTTTTATCCAAGAAATTTCTTTATGAAGAGTATTTGATGGTTTTTCCAATATAATAACAGGGTCATATTTCAAAGATTTAGCAAAAGTTTTCATAGTATCTTTTTCAATTTTTCCCTCAAAAATTGTTTCATGAACATCAACTTTTGATCCCATATCTTTCTTACTATTATTGAAATGTATAACAGATACATTTTGGATATTATCTTTCATTTTTGTGTAATAGGTATTTATATCTTGTCCTGATGACCAAATATGAGCGGTATCAAGACATATTTTGAGATAATTTTTTTCATCACAAGAAAATCTGTTATAAAATTGTATAAATTCCATATCATTTACAAACATTTCGGTTCCTGCTCCTGCGGGTGTTTCAATAATAAGTTTTGATTTCATATTATTTTTTTTCATTATTTTGATAATGTATTTGAGAGCATTAAACATGTTTTCGATACTTTCTTCAATAGAAAATGTTGTATATTTGCCAACATGAAATACAACACCTATAGCTTGAATAATGTCTGATATTTCCAAGTTATTAATTAAAAGTCTGATCCAATAGCAATCTTGGAGTTCTATATCTCTTTTACCTTCTTTGGTTTGTTTTGCTAAATTGATTGTATATGGTGCATGAATAACAATTTTCATATCGTTTTGTTGACAAAATTTTATAATATCCATGGATTCTTCTTTGTATTTTTCAATATTACCATTTTGTACACTTCTGGGATTTGAAACAAATATTTGCAGAGCATTACCTCCACTATTATGAAGAACCTGTAATGTTTTGAGAACAGTCGTTTCTTTTTTTATATGTGCTCCTATATACTTCATATTTATATCAAATATAAATATAATTATCATTTTTTATCTTTTATGATACACGATGTGTCATCGTAATTCTTCGGCATATATGAATGCATTTCATTTCCGTATTTAAATACTTCTCTTTGTAATCTTTTAGAATATTTAAAAGATGTTCTTGAAATACCTTGGGGATTGAGTAAAGATACAATCAAAGTTTGCAATGGTGCATCACCATATCTGTAATAAAATATACCACCATGATTATTTATTTTTTGAATTATATCTTTGACATCATTTCTTTGCCAAAAATCTGTTTTGGTTATAAAAAAGTTGTTATAATACATAATCGGCATATCGGTATTAATATCAGTTTGAGAAGGTTTTTGTTTATTGAGTTGTAAAATTTGATTAAATTTTTCAAAAACATCTGATTTCATTGGTAATTTTGAAGAAATGAACAATTTATCTATTTCATTGGAATCTGGAAATATTGTTTTGAAAAGATCTTTCATACCATAATTACATAAACCACAATCAATATGTACAAAATTGGAAATATAAATCAATTGTTTTTCGTACATATGTTTGAAAAGATCCAAACAAATTGGTTCTTCAATAATACTATCATCATCTAAACGCATAAAATAGTCATAATCCTTTGTATATTTATAAATATGATTCATCCAAAAATTACACATCATTCTATATTTTAAATTACGCCAATAAGGAACAGGTTTCAATGAAACTATTTTACTGACTCTTTCTAAATCTATATTATCGGGTACAGTGAAATCACCTTTATCAATTTCGCGGAAGGAAATAAGGTATCTGAAATCGCTACGAATACCTAGAATAATTTCTTTTTGAGCATCATCGTCATAATCGCCTTCATGTAAAATAATAATAGGATATTTATAATTCTTATTGAAATTTTTGAAAAGAAAATACAATGATGTTTTCAAATAAATTTTTCTTTCAACTGTGTTTTGTGTAAGAATAACAATAGCCGCATTCATCTTGATTATTTAATTCAAATATTGTTTATATATTCAATAATAAAGAGTACATTCCATTAAAAAAATCAAAAAATTATAAAACCTTCATGAATTTATAACAAATGTTAAGGAATGTACTCTTTATTATTTAATTTGAGTACATTCCATTAAAAAAATCAAAAAATTATAAAACCTTCATGAATTTATAACAAATGTTAAGGAATGTACTCTTTATTATTTAATTTGAGTACATTCCATTAAAAAAATCAAAAAATTATAAAACCTTCATGAATTTCTAAAAAATGTTAAGGAATGTACTCTTTATTATGAATTTGAGTACATTTCATTAAAAAAATCAAAAAATTATAAAACCTTCATGAATTTCTAAAAAATGTTAAGGAATGTACTCTTTATTATGTAATTTGAGTACATTTCATTAAAAAAATCAAAAAATTATAAAACCTTCATGAATTTATAACAAATGTTAAGGAATGTACTCTTTATTATGTAATTTGAGTACATTTCATTAAAAAAATCAAAAAATTATAAAACCTTCATGAATTTATAACAAATGTTAAGGAATGTACTCAAAATCTTAATTTTCATCATTTTTTATATCATCTGGTTGGGTAATATTTATGGGTTTTATCGCTACACCTTTTTTCATTTTAATAGCTTGCTTGTTTTTAGAACTTTCGAGTTGTTTGACCTTTATTTGACAATTATTTAGTTTTGTCTGATTTTCTTCATAATCTTTTAATTTTCCTTTTAGATCAATCAATTCAGATGATTGTATTTTTATTTTTTCCATACCAGAAAGATTGTGAATTATATATTTGTAAAAATTTTGGATTTCTTCGGTTGTTAATTGTGTTTTATAATGACAATATGAATATAAAACTCCTCCAAAATTTTTACTTTTATTGATAATAACAGGAAGAGCACCAAAAGTTAATCCGGCAATGTTTTCATCAATATTTTGAGATATCTCTTTTTTATTAATATTCAGAATGAACTTATTATTCTTATAAGATAATGATAATAATAAAGGAGCATCATTTGTAATTAATTCAATTGGATATTCTTCAATAATCTTATAACTCTTTGATCCAAAATGAACATCTATTCTTATAAATATATCATTAACCTTAGTCATAGATATTGAAATAGTATTTGCAACATTTATCACTGTATTATCTTTTACAACGGATGTTGTATTGCAAGGAATTTCATATAGAATTAAAGGATGTTCAGAAATATCTCTTATTCTGAATATTAAGATAGAAGTAAACTCTTCAAAAGTAAATTTTTTGACATCGTCAGAGAACTGAAATGCATTGGGACCTTTCAATGAGGTTTTGTTTAAAATAACACCAGGTATATCATAATATGAAGAATTATTTTCGAATGAAACAACATTATCTAAATTGAAATACATATTAGAATTTTCAGTAGAAGACGAAATTGTATTTTGATCTAATAAAGAATTATACCATTTTAGATCATTTAGAGATAAACTATTTCCATTTTCTAATGTCGATATTAAAATAAATATATCTTGTTCTCTTGGTACTTTTAAAAGTTGATTTTCATTTTGATTTTTTGAACTTTCTATAATTGGTGTGTTCTCAAAAAATTCCTTGATTTTATTTGGTTTCTGAGGAACAAGTTTAGCTAGAATATTGACACTTAGTGTAATAAAAATACCGAACAAAATGGAAGTATAATAAAGGTATTTGCCTGTTAAATTTGATAATCCCATCTCTATTATAAAATTATATAAAGATTTCGATGTATTTAATACATAAATCTGTAAAATGTCTTCGACTATTGAAGTTCTCGATAGTAGTAGTGAAAGTGAAAACGAGTCTGATGTAAAAATAATTGAAGAAATTGAATGTGAAGAAGAAAATACAGTTCAAAATAGTGATGATAGTGACGATAGCGATGATAGTGATGAAATCGACGAAAGTGGGTTTTTTCAATTCATGGGAAATAGTGGAATATCAACAGAAGAAATTTGTCAAACTATGACAAATATTATGAAAGATGAAGAAAGTGGTGATACAGCTGGGACTAGTTTGGCAAATATTGCTCGTGAACTTAATAAGTTCAATCATAACTTCAAGAAATATCTACACATGATTGCAAAACCTTGATTTTGATATAAGAAAATAATTTATAAACAAAAATATAAGATAATGTCATCTGTTGAAGAAATGAAAAGTGATATTGAGAAAATAAATGAATTTTCCACAACTTTCTCACAAAAAACTCAAAATATTGACGAAAATGTTAATGAAATTATAGAAAAATTGGATAATATAATTAAAATAGAAAAAACCAACGATAGCTTCCTTCTTGCGTTAAATACCGCTTTAAGCGATGTTGAATTAGACAAAAAAATTAATGATATTCAACAAAAACAACAGACTATTTCTGAAAAACAAAAAGAATATTTAACAATTATTGAAAATAATGCAAGGCATATACATAAAATTAAACAAGATATTGATAAAAAACAAGATAAAATCAAACAAATATTTGATGGTGTCGATAATCTCGAAAAAAGTATGTCTTTATTGAATACTAAATGATAAATGAGTCCCAATCTTTTTTATCTATTTTGACATTTTTCCCATTTATTTTCTTATATAGTCCATATGGACCTAGATGCAAATACGAATCGCTATCTAATTGTTTTGGTAACGATTTGATGAAACAGATTTCTTTGGAATCTAATTCGTTGATGTTTTTATTTTTCCATTTCAAATAAGATTCAATATTTGTATATTTTTTATTCTCTTCATTATAGTAACAATGACCATATTTGGTTTTAATAATTCCGCTTTTTAAATCTGGTTTTTTAATTTGAACAGAATATGGTTTTATATGATTTTCAAAAAATTCAGACAAAACCTGGTTTTTCGTAAATTCCTTATTTGTTATTTTATTCAAAATCTTTTCCATATTTGATGTAAATGTAATGTCTAGAAGAAAAGGAATCTGTTTGTTCAAAAATTCAATTATATCCTTTCCAATTTGGGTTGGAATTAGAAGATCCTTCTTTTTAATACTTGTATCAATCTCAATATTTTCAACATATTCCTTATTTTTTTCAATTGTTTTTTGTTTCAAAACAAGTTGTTGTCCTTGATATTGATTTTTTTCAACATATTTCTTTTCCAATATTTTATCTATAATAGAAGCATATGTTGATGGTCTCCCAATTCCATTTTTCTCTAATTCTTTAATTAAAGAAATTTCGTTAAAAAGAGACGGTTGTGAATCTAAATTTGGTCTACATTGATATTTTTGTACTTTTAGTTTGCCTATATTTGTTATATGCTCTGTAACATTTTCTATCTTGTTGTCATATATTATTAAATATCCAATTTTTGTAAGAAACGATTTTCTATATTTGAAATTATAATTATTTTCATATAATAAATGTGTACATATTTCTGTATATTCTGCTGCAATCATCTGAGATGCAATAGTTCTTTTCCATATTAATTCATATAATCGATTACAATCTTGATTGATTTCGCATTTGAATTTATTTATATCAGTTATTCGTATAGCTTCATGGGCTTCTTGTGCATTTACAATTTTATTTTTATGACACCTAAATTGTGAATGACCTTCATATTTTTCATCAATAAACTTAATGATTTTGTTTTTGAATTCTTTTGAAATATTTGTAGAATCTGTTCTCATATATGTTATTAAACCATTTTCATATAACTGTTGTGATACTGACATTGTTTTTTTAGAAGTAAATCTCAATTTATTATAAGCATCTTGTTGTAAACTTGTCGTCGTATAAGGAGGTGGTGGGTTAATTTGATTTTTTTTCTCAAAATTCTGAATCGAGAATTTATTCTGAAAATCAAATAATGAAATAATTTTTGAAATATTATCCCAATTATCCTTGACTAAATTATCATTTTGATATAATTGAAATTCATATATACTTTTATTTCGAAAAAACCCTGATATTGTCCAATAGCTTTCAATGTTATTTTCAATTAATTTTTGATACTGATTATAGCAAAATTTTAAAGCAACTGTCTGTACCCTCCCAACACTTAATGTATTATCGTCAAATTTCGACCATAAAGATGGTGATAATTTATAACCAACTAACCTATCTACAAATCTTCTAGTCTCTTGTGCTTCAATAATATTTTTATTTATTTGTCTTGGATTATCTAATGCATTTATAAGTGCATTTTTGGTAATTTCATTAAATTCTATTCTATAATAAGTCTTATTTTTTAATAAATCTTTTATATTATTCCAGATATGAAATGCTATAGCTTCTCCTTCCATGTCTGGATCTGCTGCTAAATAAACAACTTCACTATTCTTCACATATTTACGAATATTTTTAATAGTTTTTTCATTTGTTATTTGATATTTCCCAATCCATTTTTCAATATCAATTCCTAATTCATTTCTGGGAAGATTATTAAAATGACCATAAGAACAAATTACATCATATTTGTAATTTAAAAGTTTTGATATCGTTTTAATTTTTGTACCACTTTCAACAATAATAAGTGGTTTCATTTATAACTTATTTTTAATAATCATTATCATTTTTTAAGCAATTTTCATTTTTCGTTTTAATTCAGAATATTGATACATTAATGATTCAGCTGTATCAATTGGTAAAACATCATATTTTGTAGAATAAAATTCTGGTCCTTTTCTAGTCTCTCTATTTGTAAGAGTTCTTAATGGATAAAGGTCTTCGAGTTCTATAAATTCTACATACACTTTATCATTATTATCAACAAAACAAAAATATATAGTTGATACAACTCTTTTTTTGTTGGCAACAGTATAATAACTATTTGGATATTCGAAAACAGTTTCAAATAGATCACTTTGTATTATATATTTATTTGGTGTATTTTCAAATGCAATCCTAGCACAAGGAAATGGTAATCCTTGTCCAGAATATGAAGATTTTTTATCAAATGTATTAGGTGCAATCATTATAATAGATTTAAAGTTATTGAAATTATATACGTTACCAGTTATATTTATTTTACAATCATCAATTACTGTTATCTTTGCTTTGATATTATTACTGTTTAATTCCATTATATACCTTTATAGAAATAGAATATAAAAAAATTAGTATGAACGACCATCCCCTAAACCTTTGGGATCTTTCTCTATTCTTGAACAAGAAACGGTATCACAGCGTATGACATATTTTTCAGGAAGCATAGTTCCGGGATCTGTGAAAGGACGGGTACAAGGTCCACATAAAAGATTATTAGCAGCATCTTGTGCATATTGAGCCATTAATTTTTCGGCATTTCTTTGTAAATAAAGTCGGGATTCGTAACTTGAAACAGGAAGACTATTCTTATTAAGTTCTTGACTCAAATCATTTGATACTAAACATTTAGGTCTGTAATCTGTAAATAAGCGTCCATCACTCATCTTAGTAGGACATTGATTACCGTCGATAGATGAACAACAACTCATATATTCTATTGTTATAACAGAAGATTTTTTATCTTGATAAGATACGTTCTATCAAATTATTTTTAGTTCCAACATTTGACAATTTCAGTTCTTTACAAATTTCTTTAAGTCTATCTACATTCATTTTTAATAAAGCAGATTTGGAATATTCATTTTCACTTGATGTAAATATTGTTTCTATATCTTCTTCTAATTTATCGAGTTCTGTGTCATCTTCTTGTTTTATTTCATCAGAAACCACTTCTTCTATTTTTACATCGTCTTCTTTATTTTTTTCAATATTACATTTGTCGTCTTGGCATTTTTTATCTTCACCAAAAATTTCACTCATTATATTTTCTGCCATTTCCATTGATACCGAGTTAACAGATTGTTTATCTATCATATCTCTGAAAACATTATTTTCTTTCTTTAAATTTGTTATTTTCTTTTCCAAAACCTTAATATATAGTTCACCTTCACTTATTTTTCTCCAAATAAATAAAAATATTACTATAACTATAATCAAAACAACTGAAATGCCAAAATAATAAGACATATTGAATAACATTTTTATCTTATAATTTCACTACATATTTTGTTTTTCATATTTATCGCACTTTCAATAACTTCTTCTGGAAAATCTTTTGTGGATAATAATTCAATTGCTATACATTGATATGAATATCCGCGATTGATTTTATAAGGAAAATGAAATCCGTCATTTGTTTTTATAGCTTTAACCGATAAATTGATAAATGTATCAGGATATTGTGTTTCCAATGATGTCAATTTATGAAAATGTGTTGTTAATAAAACATTAATATTCGCCAAATTACCGATATGTTCAGCAACAGCAAATGCTGTAGAAACTCCTTCTGTTGGTGGTGTAGAATGCATTGGTTCATCTAAGAGAAATAAACCATTTCTACCGTTTTTATACAAATCCAGTGCCTTTGATATCATATTTTTACAATATTCTGCTTCTGTTTCAAAATATGATCTTGAACCTAGAACATCCGATATTCTCATCAATGAAGCTATTGTATCATATATTAGAATCGTTGATTTCAAAGAATTTGAAATACCAAATGTTTGAGATAATATTACATTAGATAAAATAGTTTTAATATATGTCGTTTTACCCGCAGCATTTGGACCAGTAATAATTAAATTTTTTGATAAATTAACTGGATTTGCTTTTTGTTCAGTTCCCAATATAGGATTTTTTGCATTCCACATAATTGTTTTATCACCATAATCTACTTTACACCAATTATTTGTGTTTAAAATATTTCCCATGGATTGAATTACATCTATTGTATATAATTTTATAAGAATATCGGATATTTCCTTTCTTATATTCGTATCTTTCCAGAGTTTGAAAAGATTTGTAAATTTGATATTCTTAAAATTATTTTTTTTCACAAGAACGAAATTTTCTACTATACCATCTGGTACTGATTCAATGATATTAGTAGCCTGTTTCAAAAAGATATTCATATTCGAAATCTTTTTATTAATAGAGTTTTTAACAACATATAACATACGTGAGTATTCGACTGTTTGATAAAAGTTGTATACAAAGAGGAAAATATACAAGGATATTGTCACAAATTTAATCAAATTCGTTTTCAAAGAAGAATTATTAAATGTAAAAACCATCTTCAAAAATTTCAATATCATGTTCATATAAGATTTTATAGAAACATTAAATTTTAATTGATTATTTAAATAATATAAAGGTGCAAATATTGATAATATTGGATAAATGAAAGCAGTTATAGGTATATAATATATTTTATAAGTATGATAACTTTCTAGTAAGAAATCAAAATTGTTTATATATGAAATCAAAAAAGTAGATGGGTATAATATATCCACTAAATTATTGTCCTTAAGTTCGTCATCTAATTTAAAAATCCATAAAATATCATCCTCAATTTCATCTAAATAAGATAAATCAATATCAAATCTTTGCAATGACGATTGTCTAGATAAAAGTAAATTTACATTATTTACTGGATTTTGCACAATTTTTTTTATTAATAACTTGCTACCTGATAATACAGGTAAATTTTCACACCATTTTTCAATACATGTATCATTGTAAACATCTTTAGCTACATCGATTGATTTAGGAATATCGTAGGAATTAATTAATTTTTCAAGTATAGCTTTCTTTTTCAACGATGTAAATTCAAATAACTTATTTTGATCTTCTTCAAAACTCATATTAAATATAAAAATTAAAATATAATTGTTAAAACTACCGCGTAAAAAAAATGATCAGATCATAATAATATAGTTTATGATCACTATTAATTATCAAGGATCGATATATTTTATCGATAGTGAACCTTATGAAAGTTTGGACGAAACATATTCTCGAGGATGGTTTATCTTACATAATTTGTCTGACCAAAAATATGAAAATATTTATTCAAAATCAATCATAATGATGAATGAGAAAAAAGGGATGAATTACACTTGAAATCCAACTTGTTGTAAAGCTTTTTCAAAAAATTCCAAATTAAACCCGCCTTTCTTTTTTTTAGACGAAGATTTGGATTTGGAAGAAACGCTTTGTACTATTGATTGTAAATCATTGGGTTGTGTAATCGCAGTTCTTAAACCTAAAATAATTAACGCAACTACAAGACTTGTTGGATCATACATCCCACCTCTTTGTTCCTGCTGTTGTTGCTGTTGTTGTTGATGTTGTTGTTGTTGCTGTTGTTGTTGCTGTTGTTGATGTTCACTTTCCCCACCAACTTTACATGAACTCCCACCCTTTCTTCCTCTTTGTTGTTGCCGTCTTTGCTGTTGTTGCTGTTGTTGCTGTTGTTGTTGCTGTTGCTGTTGTTGCTGTTGTTGCTGTTGTTGCCCGCTTTTTGTCATTATATATACCTATATATTATTGAGTTTTTATTTTCAAAAAAAAGAAAACTAAAAAAATCGCAGCGATAGTTGCAAGAAAATTAAGTAAAATAAAAATTATTACAAAAGGTATAATGTAATATAATAAATAAACTAATACAGGTTTAATTACTTCGGTTCTTATATCAGATTTATAAAGTTCATCTTTTATGTATTCTATGATAAAATGCATGAGATGTTCCTGGTTTTTACTTTCATGCGTTGTCATTGTTAATACTATATCTTACTAAATAACAGAAAATACTTTCAATGACAACGCACACTATAACATTTAACGACCCTGTTTTAAAAAAGAATTGTTATCATTGTAAACCAGAAGAAAATGTAATTTATGATTTTTTTGATGCGAAAGTAAAAAATGTTGTTCGAACTAAAAATGGATTTATAATATCAATTATATTAAATGAAAATGATTTGAGTTATTTTGACAAATTAGATAACTATGTCTTAGATTTTTTCAAATCAAAAAACAAAATATGGTTTGAAAATAATTTAGATGAAGATGAAATAAATTCAATGTATAATCATATTTTTTGTAACCAGAATCATACAATAGATTTAGAAGTTTCTGAAAAAACAATTATAAAACTAAATGACAAATGTGTTGAGATGAAAGATGTTTATCAAGAAATTAAAAACAATAATACAATACTGGATATAAAAATACAATATACCGGTTTCATTATACATAAAAGTTTGATTGAAAATAAAATATTCGTCAAAACCATAAATATAAATCAAATTGATGATATAGTAGAAGAAGATAGAAATTCGATTGAAAACTTTTGGCAAAATTCAATCAATGATTGTTTAAATATTTTGAATGAAGATATTGCAAGAATTATAGAAAAGAAAAATATATTACAAAATCTTATAAGTGAATTGAAAAATAAAGAGTCTCAAGATAAAAATTGGGAGGCCAAAATAAATGAAATTAGAGGTTTTGTTCAAAATATTATATTTTCAAGATAATAGATAGAGTATATAATATTTAAGAGATGAAAATTGTATTCTTCGCAATAACTGCTGTTATAACATTATTTGTACTACTTGTTATTACTTATAACTATAAATGTCAAATTGATAATGTTGAAAAATTTAATACTGAAACTTCGATGGCTGAAAAAGATCTCGAAAATAGAAACCTAGATTATATTTCAAGTGGTATTGATGGATATTCTGCTGCTGACCCCCAAGGAAACGAAGTTTATAAATCGTTGGAAGAAACAAAAGGTGATTATAAAACTCAAACCGCTGGAAGCACTTGTATCTCAAAAGATCGTTTAACTTCAAGTGATCTTCTTCCAAGTGAAGCAAATAGTAAATGGGCTGAATTAAATCCTCAATGTTCCGGTGATGTTCAAGATCAAAATTATTTAACCGCTGGATATCATGTAGGTATTAATACTGTAGGACAATCTTTAAGAAATGCCAATCTTCAATTGCGCCATGAACCACCCAACCCTCAAATTCCAATTTCCCCTTGGCAAATAAGTACTATTGGCCCTGATTCTCGTGTATCCGGTCTCTTAGATATCGGTTCCCCGCCAGTTTATTAAATTTTTTTATTTTATTCTTTTTATTCATTCTATAAACGCACTTGTATTTAAGGATTTCAATTGATATTTTATTAAATTTAAAAGAATGGTTGAAACTTGCCGTGATTTATTATTATCATCTTTATCAATTTTTTATGAAAAAAATTCTCAATATAAAATGCTTTTAAAAGAAATTATTGACGGTCATCACAAATTGTCTCTTAGATTAATTGACTGGTTCGTTACACATTACTCTAAAGGAAATAATATTTCTTATTGGATCACCGAAGATAATTATTCCCTAAATATGCCATTAAACTATGAAAAAGATAAACCTCCCAAAAGAATTTGCTTATATATGGATTATCGAGATCAATTGAAGTCTTATACGAAAATTAATTTTGACTCTTTTAGGAGACATTCCAGAATAACATTTGTCGTTGATATGCAAAAACCTGTATCTATCGATACAACAATTGGTCAATTAAATTTTTTTAGATGGATTTTTAAAAATAAAATAATTGATTATATCATAGACCATTACGATGATATTTACAATGATATGATAATGAATAATTGTAAATTGAAAAAAAAAGATAAGCTTTCGCATACACAAGGAATAACAAATTCGTTTTGTACTTTACATTTTGATTAAACTGACATCATTGTAATCTCATAACCTGATTTCACAGTTATCGTTATCATATTATTATAAAATCCAATTATATTTTCTACAATAGTGTATCCATATACAATATTATTTATGTATTTATTTATGGTATTCATATTGTTTTGTGTAAACAAAATTTGATAATCGACATTTTGAACAATATTGCCGTTATAATGTACATTTATAACCAAAGAATATTCTAATATGTTATTCTTAATCAATGAAACATTGAATGTTCTATATCTGATATTTTGATATTGGCTCAAATTATATGGTAAATCAGCTATATCATATAAAGAAGATGATAAAGTTTTGATAAAAAATCTTGTATTATTGGCAATATTATTGACATAATTTGATGCATTTGCATCTATAATTTCTAACTTGGTATTCAAAAATGATACATTATCATCTAATGATTTTTCAATTTCAAACACTTTCGAATCAACCAAATTATTCAAATAATTATCAAATGTTGTATCCTGTTTCATATTGACACCAAGAACACGCAATTTATTTACCGTTAATGTTCCGAAAATAACAAGATCTCTATTATAAATCCCATTTTTGATATAATTATTATTGACACCATTCTGTATATCATCGAGTGATATATCATGGTTGAAATATAAATTATTTTTACCTTCTGGCAAATCATCTGTTGTTAATATTGTTGATCCTATTTGCAAATGTTTCCAATACATTTCTCCATCTTCTTTCAATGTCAAAAACATATTATGTGTATTTTCAGGATAATCAGGTAGATAATATTGAATATTTGTTGTAATATTAGAAGTTACTCCTAGAAAAATGGAACTATTTGATGTTATATCGCCGATAGATATATTATTTGCATAGATTCCTTGATTAACATACAAACATATATCATTATTACATGTATTCAGAATATTGTGAAGGTCTGCACTATTTTTTTGAAATCCTATTGCTGTTTTGAAATTATCATATTTATTATCAAAACCTATAAATAATGTTTCACTATCTTCTAAATCATCATATTTTACAAAAGTATTATCAATATTCAAATTATAATTACTATGTAACGATATATCATGTCCAATTATAGTGCAATTACTGTGATTTTCAGAATTATTGATATAATTGTTATTTCCAACAACAATAGAATTGTTTGCTATTAATGTATTATGTTGACCTGTTACAATATTCTCATATCCACTGTTTTCATTAAAATGACCAAATGTTAAAGATCCTGATAATGTTTTATTTTCTAAACCAACAGTAATTATATATTTTTGATTTTGATTTCTATTATTATTTGTTCCAACTACAATGTTATTTGAAGAATTATTCCCTACATTTTTTCCAGCATTCACGCCTATAAATGTATTATAATACGAAATAATATTTAATTCAGAACTACCACTATTAAAACCTACAAATGTATTATTTTTGTTTTCTTCACTCAGTCCATCTCCTGCTTTTTCTCCAAAAAAAGATGACCCGTATGAATTAAAATATATATTATTTATTAATTCACTTGGTACTCCATTAATTGCTGTACCATCTGCACCAATAGTTGCATTTACTCTTGATGACATGCCTTACTTTTTATATAAGACTAAATAAATTACATATAAAACTCGTAATTCCAAAAATCAAAACAGATGAATATATTATCGGTACTGTATTGAATAAATAATCATATTCTTTACTATTTTTTGTAAAATACTTATCAATTTTATTCATTATTTTATTTCTTTCAAATTCATAACCTTCAGAATTGATATAAATATTCTCAATAAAATTCAGATTATAGTCTATTGAATTTTCCATCTTTTATATATTAAATAATTTATTTTTATATAATAATAAAGTAGATGAAAAAATATCCCAAAAAAGATCTTTTAAATAATATTGATAAATTATATAAACAATATTGTCAAAAACAAAAAATCATGATTGGTGGTGAAGATTTCATTGTCGATAGATCACATATGAACGATGTATCATATCTTAATCACGATGCTTCATATGAATATGATAACAAATATGCTGCATTTGTTCCATTATCAAATATGGCTATATAAATCAATAAAAATAAAGTTTTTTCAACTGATTATAAGGTTTGTACTTTGTATCTGGTATGTATAACTTTTTTTTGTGAACTTTTGAAAAATTTTCAATTACATTTATCATTTCCCTTGATTTTATTAAAAACTTATCGATTGATTTATGAATTTCATCATGTGGTCTTAATCCATATGTATGTTTGAAAGTTCCTGGAACCACAATAATAAGCGAATACATCATGTCTATTATGTTATCTCTTATGTCTATAAATTGTGGTAAGAATTCTACAGGATCATATCGTTCTGATAATATATATATATAAACTTTCATCAAAAGATTCAAATTAAAAAGAATATCACTATAGCGTGATTTTTCAAATTTTTTTACAAACCGTAAATTTTCAATAAGATTAATAAATTCTGTATTTTCCTTCAAATATTTCATTTTTTTCGGAAATTTTTGTGTCATAAAGAAGGGTTCGTTTGTTTCATTTCTTTCAATAATATCATCGTTAAATTTTTTCACAACATTGTTCTCACTAGTTTCCCTTGTATTTGAAAGTTGTTGTAAATATATAAATGCTATAATTGAAAATATTATTGAAATCAAAAATGCCAATTGATTTTTTAATCCAATATTCGCTGAAACAAAAAATAAAATAGCAATAAACAATAATATTATATATATTTCTGTTTGAATATTTTCGATTATAAATTTCATCTTTAAAATGAGTTGATAAAAAAAATTAAATACTCGAACCATCTATGAAATATAAAATCATTGACAAAAATATCAAAATAATTCCTAAGAAATATTTTCTATCTTCTTGTAGAAAAATTTGAAAAAGTCGTGTCATATATGTCTTATTCGATAAATATTTTCTTTCAGTCAGCAAGTGGGTTACCTCATTTATTATATCTATTATGGTCTGTAATGTACCATTATAGATATCTGATAATGTATATTCTTTTATTTGTTTTTTTATTGTTATATTATCGGCTTTTGGTAAAATATCCATTACCTGATTAAATTTATTTTCAATTTTAGTTTCTATTATTTTTTCCCAATTTACCGGAACTTCATCTTCTGATGTTTTGTCTTCCATTCTTACTCGAATCAAACATTATTTTAAATAAACTCGATACACATTAAATTATTTCCATTAAATCAATATTTGAAATCAGATTTCTTCTACAACAATATCTTGTCAATCCAAGTTTATCTAAAATATCTTTTGTATGAATATCATCAAAATGTTTAAACATTTTATCATTGTTTTCTTTTCCTTCTAGTTTCATTTTTTCAACCTCTTTATTATAATAATCTACCTTATCTGCTATAACTTTTCCACAAGTAAAACATCTTATTGGAATAATCATTTATAATCTTTATATTACTATATAGAAAAAATAATCATTTTTTCGTTTTTATCCTATTTTTTTTTGTATATTATTTGTATAGGAAAGAATGTCAATACATAATTTAACTGTACGAATTACCAGACTTGAAAACCAATTCAATGCTCTAACACCAAATGATAATAATGAAGTTGAAATGAAACTTCTTGATTTATCAAAACAAAATGATGATAAAGTTCAAAAAGTTACAGAATTAGTTGATAGTAAATTTTCAAAATTAGAGTCAGATAATTCATCTGTTTTAAAAAAAGTAAATGAAGTAATGAATGTTCTTGCTAGCAAAATTGAAGCACTTGAAAAAACTTTTGAAAAAAACAAAGTATCTCATGGTGAAACAATAAAACAAATGCAAAACAAAATAAATGCATTACAAAAAAAAGATGATAGCAATTAATAATATTTAGATTGTTTTTTTTTGTATTTTTCCAACTTATATTGGTCATATTGACAAATATTTATTGCATTGTTCAATATCGTAGAAGATTTAGACAAAAGTCCCTTTTCGTTTTTTAATTTAAAACAAGCTTCGGTCATATATTTCTTCGCATTATCATAATCTTGAACCTTATAATATAAAAGACCCATTGAATATGTTATGTCTGGTCCTGGTAATTCCTTAACTTTATTATATATAGTTTCTGCTTTAATAACATCATTTTCTTTATTATTAGATTCTGATATATTTCGTATAATATTATGAATTTCCATATATTCTTTACTTTGATATAATACATTATCCGTATTGATAGATGACGGAAATATACCCATTTTAGATCCTTCCAAAAATGTATTTTTATTTAAAAAGAAAGCATTGCATTTATTCAAAGAAATAAATTTTGATAATCCAGTTTTGAAATTATATTTAAATTTTTCAAAAAAATCATATAATTTCAAAGCTGTTTGTGGTTTGATCATATAAGAACTTTTATTCAAAAGAAGTTTCGTATGTTTTGAAACATTATCTATATATAAATCATCTGTATTTTCATTGAATGACATACAAGTCAATATCATGTCCCATTCTTGGAAAGAATTTTCAGATATTTTGATGAAAAAGTCTCTTATATTTTTTATATAATCCTTGTTTATCAAAACATCATCTTCAAGAACAAGATGAAAATCATTTTCAGATTTTTGTGAAATGTTTTTCAAAAGTTGACGATGTTTTTCGATATTAGAAATGTTTTGAACATTTAAAGGTGTTGTTTTAAATTCGTCATCTTGTGTATAATCAACTCTTTTATTATATTCTTCAACATTTTCTTGAATATATTCGGGTGAAGGTTGTGTCACTGAATATAACTCTATTTTAATTTCTAACTCATCACCTATTTCTTTCAATTTACTTAAGGTTGAATTGATATATCTGGTCCTATTATCAAGATGAGGTGAAATAATAGTATATATATTGATGCATTTCATTTATCTATTGATATTTATTAATTGTTTATATGAATTAAAATAAAAAATGAATAAATAATAAAGATATATCATCATATAATGGAGTTCTGTGATATATGTGATAATATGTTATACATCAAATCCAATGAAAACAAAAAAATGGTTAAATATTGTAAACATTGTCCATTTACCGTTGAAAACAAACAAATTGGTGCTATCAAAATATCGGAAACAATGTATTCCGATGATGATTTGCTTTATAACCAAAATATTAATCAATATTTAAGATATGATCCTACTTTGAGAAGAATTAATGATGAACAAACAAAATGTAATAACACTGATTGTATTTCTAATACAGCAAATAAAGATCAACAAGTTCTTTATATTAAATATGATCCATTGAATATGAAATATCTATATGTATGTGATCATTGTGGAAATATTTGGAGATAATGTAAAAAATGATATTATATAATATTCTATTATTATAATAATGGAGGTTGATATTATTGTTAATAATGTTAAAGAAATGTTAATTGACCGTGGTGATAATATTGATGAGTTTAATGAACATGAGGTTGATATTTCAAGGGATGAATTTTATAATGATAGAAACATTATTGAATTTCATACATCACATCATACTATTATTTTCGCATTGACAAAGAAATTAAGGAGAAGTGTATTAGATGAATTAAAAGAATTTGCGAAAACAGATTTAATGAAGTATACTGAGAAATATAATAATAAAAAAAACATAATTCTTATATTCAATAATGATACTGTATCTGCACCTATCCTACAACAATTGGCCTATTATGATAAAACCTTGCAAAAAAATGGTGGTCATTTGCAATTCTTTCATGTAAAAAATCTTCTTTATAATCCTTCAAAACATCATTTAGTTCCGAAACATCAAAAACTTAACTCAAATGAAGTAACAGAGTTGATGGAAAAATATTTGATTAAAGGAAAGGTTCAAATGCCGTTCATTTTACAAAACGATGTTATTGCAAAATGGATGGGATTAAAGCAGGGTGATATCGTTAAAATTGATAGATATAATGAAAATAGTGGTATATCTTATTATTATAGAGTATGCGTTTAAGAAAAAATAATTTGTATTTTTTTTGTATGATTTTATTAAAGGAAAATAAATCTAATGACTGCCTTGAATCAACGTTTTATGTCATTAAAGACAAAATTAAGAAGATTTTGTGATAATAATTTATTTGATAATACCGATGTTATTAATTATATCAAAAATGATAGAAATTATGATGATTTTGGTAATAGTTTGAATGCAATGTTGTCACTTGATCTTGATTTTTTTGATGACGATAAAGCAATGCTTAAAAAATTTATATATGAATTCAATATTATAAAACAAGCAAATAATGAAATAATAACTAGTATAGAAACTGCAACAGATGGTATCGAAAATTATAAAGGGAAAAAAAATGAATTATTTTTAAACATAACTAAACCAACAAATATGGCACCAATTACTACTGTATCGACTGATAACAACAATAACGACGAATTCAAAATTTTGAAAAATAATATCACTCATTTATCCAAATATATTGATGTTGGAGTTTTTAGTGAGGTTTCAACCATTACTGGTGAAGATTCAAATGAAAAGTTGAAAATAGATTTTTCACAAATAAGTATAAAAGATTATGTAATAGGTTCTACAACTAGTTCTAATCTGAAAAATCACATATATATGATGTTATTGTTTCGCTCACCAAATGAACTATCACAATTGAAAGCATTAGAAAAACTATTTGAAATGATAGAAAAATTCATTAAATTATATGTTTTTTCAAAATGTTTAAAAGAATACGGTCAAGATGATGGTACACTATGTACATATTTTAACAATATTCGTGAGGAATTTGATGATTCTTTAATTATTGATATTACAGGTAGTGTAGATTCTCGAAATTATAATAATGTAGGATATGACCATGAGGATAAACAAATCACAATTACAAAGAATCGATCTTCAGATGCATCAGATATAGATTATCTTCAAAAGGTCGATACATCATACCTAGTGGAATACGAAAATAAGCAATACGAAATTAAAGATTTTCAAAATGATGAAAGTGGGCAAGTAGATAATGTATATACAATTACATTGTATGATAAATTAAAAAATCCTTTAAACAACTCCGATGTAACCAATTCGCCAATTTATATTTCTTTAATGAAATCAAATAATCAAAATAATTTTAAGAAGAGATTTCTTGATACTGGAAAAGAATTAAGATCAATGAATAGTAATATATTGGATTCAAGAAATAAGATAAATTCTTTATATGAAAAATCAAATGGTCAAAAAGAAATTTTAAATTCTTTAGATACATATCTCATAATTTACTATGTTTGTATAGCAGTTATTACTGCAATATACATAGCACTTGTTTTTATTACTAAAAAAGACATTCAACAATATGGTACTATTGGTGCATTTATAATAGCATTTGCTATGAACATTTCAAATAACTTTTTATCTCGTGGAGCAATAATTGAGAAATTTACAACTGAAATTCAGTGTGAAGATGTTGATACTGTAAGAAAAAAATTAGATTTTATTAAACAAAAAATTGAAGTTTATATGGATTATTTTGATATATACCTTGATAATGTCCAACAAGAACTTAATCACGATGATGTAACAAATGTTTTCCAACAAGTATATGGTTCTTTAGAGAACGAAAAGAAAGCTTTTAAAGAACATGAGAAAAATTATAAATATAAGGTCAAAATGGGAAAACAAGGAATTGATATCATAAAACAAGACATTGTAGAACGTATAGCATATATGTACTTAATTTCATCTTGTACATTAATTGTTACCATTGTATTTTTATTTTATTTATTGGCACCAGAATACATAAATATATATATAGGTATCGCCGCATTAATTATCCTATATATTCTTATAGTTTATTATTATAAAGTTATACAAATAGTCAATACTAAAACCAGTAATAAATATTGGGGAAATATAAGCGAAGAAACAATGGAAAAATTATAAAAATATCTCAAAAGTATATAAAACATATTATGATTTTATATCTAATAAATGTCTGAAGATAATGATGATGAATCAGAAAAAAAAGAATCTATATCAGAAGCAATAAGTGATGAAAATAAAACAAGTAGCTATCAACCATCTACTTGTGATTCAAGTGAAGAAATAGAAGATGAAGAAGATGAAGAAGATGAAATAATGTGTATTATAGATGCGTCAAAATTGAGAAAAACAATTATATCTCAGATAGCTGGTAAAAGAAAAAAAGACGATTCAGATACTGAATCAAATAAAAAAAACAAATATAATGATATATTAAAAAAATATAATAATACTGAAAAAAATCATTTCAAAGGAATTGAAGAAAGTGAAAAAGATACAATATATAAGATTGAAAAGGATTTAGAAATATGTAAGTTTGATGAACCAAATCAACCATTGCGATTTAAAATACTCAAGATGGATATTCCAAACAATACTAAGAATATTCTTCTAGCAAAACTTGAACAATATAATAGAATGATACCTGGTTCTGGAGAATATTGTAAGTTAGGTAACTGGTTGAATTTCTTTTCAAAAATTCCAATAAATAAATATCATAATCTACCTGTAACAAATGGTGAATCTGATATAAGAAATTATCTCCAAACTGTCAAAGAATTATTTGACAAATCGATTTTTGGCCATAATGATACAAAGGAACAAATAATTAGAATCTTAGCTCAATGGATAAGTAATCCAAAAAGTTGCGGATATGTCATTGGTATTCACGGAAGTCCAGGTGTTGGCAAAACTAAATTGATTAAAACCTGTATAAGCAAAGCAATGAATATTCCATTATCATTTATTTCATTAGGTGGTATAAGTGATGCTTCTTATCTTAATGGTCATAATTATACATACGAGGGAGCAACTTATGGTAAGATAACTGAAAGTTTGATAAAATCAGGTGTTATGAATCCTGTATTTTTGTTTGACGAATTAGACAAAGTTTCAAATACAAGTCGAGGTGAAGAAATTATAAACACACTTATTCATATTACCGATCCTGTACAAAACGATAAATATACAGATAAATATTTCGAAGAAATAGATCTCGATTTATCAAAATCACTCATAATTTTTACATACAATGATGAAAATCTTATTAATCCTGTTTTAAAGGACAGAATGATAACTATAAAGGTTCCTGGTTACAGTTCTAATGAAAAAATGAGTATTTGCAAAGATTATATTATACCGGAGCTATTACCAAGATATAATCTTAAGTCCGGTGATATTATTTTCGAAGATAAGCTTCTAAAAACTATCATAGAAAATAATAACGACGATGGTGTAAGAAATATTAAAAGTACAATTAATAATATTATTTCATGGGTAAATATGATGAAATATCTCCCAACTGATAATATTGAGATTAAATTCCCTTATTATGTTTCTCAAGAATTCTTTATGAAATATTGCAATAAGGTCGATAAATCTCCGAACATGACTTTATTATCTATGTATTCATAAGTTCATTTATTTTTTTCGATTTCAATAATTTATTGAATTCAAATAAACATTTTAATGTATTATCTGTGATTTCTGTCGAATTTAATATTTTTATTTGATTTGTATCTTGAGTTAATATTTTCAATCGATTGATATACAAAATGAATAAATTAAATACATTTATATTTGTATTATACCATGGAGATTGATATATCATTAATCTAAATTTTATTATTTTTCTATTAATTTCATTATATGATATTGATAATTCGTTATTGCTAATGATTATATTTATAAAATAGTTTATCATATTTGCTGATACATTTGTGAAAAATGTTATATATGGATTATTTATGATAAATTCTCCTATAACATATTTTTCAATCATCTTCAATAATACCTTATAGATTTTGAGTGTATGTTCAATATCTGTTTTGATATTTTTTGTTTCAAATATAAGGTTCTTATATGATCTATTTATTTTGTTAAATCCAATATCATGAATAATATTTGATATTTGATCAATTTGAAATATAGATTTTTTTATATCATCGAATATAACATGCGACATATCATAATATGATATGGTTTCCTGAAATATTTTGTTATTTTTATGACATATATGAAATATATCTTTTTCTTTTAAATTTAATTTCATAACTTTATTGACATTACAACCTGATCTAAATGGTAAATACAGTAACATATTATACACGACATCATTTGGTAATTTATCCATTCGTTTGTATTTTATTATTATATTATCATTTTTTACCTTTTCAAGTTTTTACATAACAAAAAAATATTTTTGATTTATAAGGAAAATAATCTTTTTGTTATGAATGTACGAGATATCAATTCTTATAGAAAAATTTATATATTTTTATTATTTGTCATTTGTATTTTTTTAATATTAGAACAAATCATTACTCTTTCTATTTTTACATATAAATACAACTATAAATTTAATTTGGGTTCTATTTTGAAGAAAATATGTAATAATGCTTATGTTGAATTCGAAACAGATCGATTTCAAATTGCAAAAGATGAAAATAATTTACGAATTACAAATGATACCGAATACAATCATTATTCAAATTATATTGAACAAATTGTGAGAATTTTAACTTTAATTTATATATTATTTATATTCTTTTCTATTTTCGGAAAAGAATATATTGCAGGGTTTATTGATCTTGAAAATACTTTGATAAAATCAACCTCAATAGATATATTATATATGATTTTGTATATATTTTATTTCATATCTTGTTGTTTTCTTATTGCTTTGATTCCTTTACTTATTATGGATAAATACAACATTTCAAAATTAGAAAATAAAATGATTTTTCCAATGTTAATTATGACATTTGTACTTGGTATCATGATGATATTCCTAAAAAAAATTGATTTTTCATATTTCGCATTTATAATCTTCATGTTTGTCATTTTACAAATGATATCTTCTTTTAAATCGGATGTTATTCAACAAGACAGATCAAAATTTTCAAATATATTTCTTAATTTGATAATAGATATTTTTTATTACAATAAAAACATTAGCAATATGATAATATTAATCATTGTTATTGTCATAAGTATTTTAATTATTAGTTTATTACAATTTCTTAAAAATCTAAACATTATTGACAAAGATGAGACATATTTGATTTTTTCGAAAGATACATCTGATATGAAACATATGATAAATTTACTTATACCATTATTACTGTTATTTACAAGCTCTTTAACAATTCATTCTTCCAAAAATTTTAACTATTATGTAAATGAGAACATTTTAAAAAAACCAAATGATGTATATCGATATAATTTAAAAAATATTTCAAATATTTTTGATCAAATGATTGAAAACAATATGACAAATGCTTCACAAGGTTCTGTATGTATGAATGCTGCCAATGCAATACATTTAGTATTATATAATTATATATTTGCAAATGTTGACATTTTGCCAAGATTGAATTATGAAACAACATGTGAAAATAAAAGTAAGATAATTTACAACGATAAAGAAGAATATAATCCAAAATCATATTTTAAAGAACTCTTTGTTGATCATTATAAATCAAATAAATCAAAATGTACCAAATTCAAAAATGTTGATATGGGAGTTTTCATAACAAAAGTTTATAATACAAATGTGTCACATAAGAATTTTAATTCAAGTATTTATAATGTTTGTATTGAAGGAAAAACTTATAATGGTCTGACAAACCTCAAATATTCAGATGAATATGAGCACAATAATAATATAAATTCAATAACATCATCTGAAGACAAATATCAAGATATTGTTCCTGAAGATGTTATCAACAATATTGTACAAAATGTTGCATCTTTCCAAAATAAATTTAAAGATTTGACTATACTGATGGTGAAAAGATTAAGAAGTTGTAAAGAACACACTGATGATAATTTTAATATCGACAAAATTCAAAACATACTTGAATACTATGACGATGTTTTATCAAACAATATTAAAAAATCTTATATCAAAAGATCTCAAAAACTTATTGAAGAATTGTTTACAAACATCAATAATATTCTATCAAATCAAATAACAACTATAGAAGTAGATCAAAAACTATCAAAATATGTTGTAAATAACTTCAATTCGTTTTATGACAAATATGATAAATTTTATGGAAACGAATTTGTAAAAATTGAATCAAATGGTTCTAATATGGAGGAACTTGATTCAAATAAAATTCTTAATAACGCCATTCAGACATCTCAATCTGTATATATTTTGATTATTATTTATATTGTTATTATTTACATATTAAATACATTAAGGTCATAAATATTTTATTTGTAAAGATTAAATACAATATATGTTGAAAGGAAGTATTGTTACAGATAAATCATATATTTTAAAATATACAATATTGTTAATAATATCACTTCTGATAACAAAATATGTATATGAACTCTCAATATTTGTCAAACATTATAAAACATCTTTTGATTTCGGAAAAATGTTGAAAAATGTTTGTCACGATGAATACTTTGAATCTGAAAGTCATCGTTTTGAAATTGCAAAAAATCAAGAAAAATTCGACAAACTTCTAAAAATATCTGATGTACCAAAATTTATTGTATTTATTATGATTTTGATATCATTGTTTTTCATTTTAATATTAGCATCATTGAGTATAAATTTGTTCATAAACTTAAAATATATAAATGAAATATTAGGTAATAGTTTTCCCGACGATAACAATATATTTGCAACATTTTTTCAATTTATTTTACCTCATAATCTTTTGCAAATAGTTATTGTAACATTTCAACTTTTATTCTCAGATAAATTTCTTCTTGCAATATTCATTATGAGTGCATTATTTCTGATCATTTATATAATTTTCTTATATCCTTATAAAATTTACACAGAAGTATTAAGTGATGTTTTCAATATTAATATTAATTATTTTAAGAAATTTCCCGATAATACTCCAATATTTACTATTGGTATTTTTCTTATAATGATGAGACTTATTTACTTCTTTATTGATAAAAATGAAGATGGTTCTGTTACAAATTATCTAAAAGATATAAAATTATATCTAAGTGATGACATATTTGGGTTTATTGTTTATTCAATCGCCATATTCGCATATATTATGATTTTTGATTTCTTGAAATATCTTACAAAAGATAATCATGATGATATTCAAAAAGACGGAGTTAAGAAATCGTCTTTTTTTGATTATATAAAAACTGTATGGGGAATCAACACATCATCCAAAATTTCTTCATTTATTTTGAGCGGGATAGGTTTCACAATCTTTATTCAAATAGTTTGGATGTTTGTTATTAAAGATATTGAATATAATCAAAGAGAATCCAATGCTATTTTGTTTTATATAATGGCGTCTTTTCTTGTTTTAATAGTATTCATTGTTATCCAAATGTCTGGTAATACATATAATCAATTTGTTCTCCACAATATTGTTTCGGAACCTATTAAAATTTACAAACAACATTTTTTTAGTATAAATAAAGAGTTTAACAAAATAATCGATTACGAAAATGAAAAATTTGTGGATAGTGACAATTCTGTAAACATATGTAGAAATGTTGGCAATGCTATATTATGTGTATTGTATAGTCATTTATTTCATAATATCAGTGGTTCTGAAATAGATGTTACTCCTGAATTCAAATATACTCAATTTTGCGAAAAGATATCATATGATTTCCAAAATGACAAAATATATGATATTATGTATTATATCAAACAAAAAGGAAAGGAACAACATATTTTATATGATCCTTTAAATTGTTCAAAATTGAACGATTCTATTGTATATCAACTCAATCAAAACATCGATAAATTAAGTGGGAAAATATTAAATCAATCAGACAAATATGAAATATGGGGGTTAATAATAAGTCCACATACAAGTGTTTCTATGTCTCATAAAATATCAATAGTAAATGATATAATAAATCGAACAAATAATAAGGATAGTACACAAACATATGATAATTCAAATTTAACAAATTTACTCGATTTAATCAAAACAAAAATTGAAACAGCAAGTAATGTAGGTGCGACAGAAGAGCAAAAGGAAGAAAAAAAACAAGTCATTGCAGAAGCACTAAACTTTGCCGAAGATTTGGTATTAAAGATATTGGATATTGAAAAAATTATACTAAATAATATAAATGAAGGAAGAGAAAAAATACAATCTTTTGAAAACAATGGTGTACAATTAATAACACAAAATTACAAAAATAATATACTGAGCTTAATAACAAATACAAGTGTTTCTATGTCTCATAAAATATCAATAGTAAATGATATAATAAATCGAACAAATAATAAGGATAGTACACAAACATATGATAATTCAAATTTAACAGATTTACT